TTTCTACGATATTAAATTTCATAAATTCAGGAATGCTTTTTTCTTTTGCCTCCAACTTTATAGACTCATCATGCATAACTTCTGCACGAATCAAGACTCCTGAAGGATATATAACTTTTTCAAGTTTTTTCGCACGTATGTCATTATAGTTTGTACACAGTGGTATACTATTTAGTTTAGAAATATAATCTGTCATCGCAAGCAAATATAAAGCTTCTGGATACCATTTTTTGTTATATAAGGTTCTGATAGTATTATTTTCAAGAATGTTCAAAATAAAATTGAGTTGTCCCATGTCCTTTACATAGTGACAAACATTGCTCTTAAAAACATCAAACGATGATCTGTTTTCATTTTCTATTTCAATTTCACACTGCCTTAAAATTTCATCTACTGTAATATCTAAAACCTTTGAAATTTTATACAATGTACCTGCCTCACACTTTTTTACGGATGTCTTACCACTACAAATATCTCTTATTGTTGACTGTGGAACTCCACTAAGTTTACTTAATTTATAACGGGTTATATTTTTATCTTGGAGCATTTTATCAATCACCATTGTTTGTCACATCCTTTCAATTTATATTATATAATATATTATATCGGTATACCGCTATAATGTCAATGGATCAATTTTAAAGTAAAAAAAATGGGACATAGTGTAATTTACTATGTCCCATAAATATTACTATGCTATTTTTGCCAATTGCATGTCCTCAATAATCTCAAGGTTTACAACTTCAAAATATTTTTTAAGATAAATAACCTTTTCGGTTGTATCTCTGGTCACAGGAACCCAGCCATTTTTAGACATTTCACGATAAGGTAGTTTTTTTGCAAGTTCCTTATCAGCATCCATGTCATTCTCAGCGTTGGCTTTTATAAGTTTTTCACGATAAGTGGCTTCTAGTTTATTCCAAAACTTAGCAGGAACACCTAATACCATTTCTAAACGAACAGCAACATCCGGAGTCAACTGAACTTCGCCATTGATTAATTTGCTAATATGTTTTTCGGACACATCCATGCGTACTGCAAATTCTTTCTGGCTAAGTCCTCTATCAAACAACTGCTCTTTAATAGTTGCTCCTGGTGGTGTTGCAATAAAACTGCGACTTTTCACCATCGTAATACCTCCTTAAACGAAACGGAAATTAATGATAATCTATAATCTCCATTATTCCATTACGTTTGCAATTTGAATTTCATTCCCTATTTTTTCAAAAACCAGTCAATAGGAATAATGTTTTTTAATGCTTCGTCACTGGATATAATATTTACTTTTCTGTTTAATATCTTTTTTCGGCTTAATTTTTTATATGTTACAGTTGCTGTATTTTTCATAATAAAACACCTCCTATTGCTTGGTGTGCCAAAACAATGCTATTTATTATAGTTATATTTATATCACGTTTAACAACGTATGTATACCACAATTTTATTATCATCAGATCTTTGTGTAAATACTGCCATCCGGATATCGGATTTCCAATGCTTCAACTTCTGGTTTGAGTTTTTCATGGTAAATATCATCACCGCCAGCCGCTTCATATATTTTCCCCATTTCCATAAATATTTTTAAAGAAGCTGGAGTAATAAATCCTTGCTTGACAAATTCTCCATGTAAACGCCATAATGAAGCTCGCAACGTGACAACTGTACGTTCGTTATCTTTTTCCATGTACTTCTCAAATAATTCAGTGAGTTTATGTACATCATCCTTTAAAGACAGTTGTTCATTTCTAAGTTCTTCTCGTACTTCGAGAGTTTGTCCATGATATTTTTTTTGCTTATTGTAAAAGTTATCTGCATATTCATCTAAACGTTGCTCATAATTCTGTGTACGTTTATCAATTCTTTCCACACGATCAGACAGTCGATTGATACGTTCTTCCTGTTCTTTTTTGTATAAATCATTTTTTGTAGTCAGTCCAAAAGCCTTTAATGCTTTTTGTATTCCTAATACCACCAAAACGATCAATGATGCTATCAGAATAAAGGAGAATATAGCTTCATACTCCCCAATTTTATGTATCTCCTGTAAGGTTTCTGCCGCAGCAATAACCATAACATATTCACCAGTCCTTTCTATTCCGTCAAATTATGATACTTTTTTGATATAGTCGCTGCGAACATATCCAATATATTTTCCCTGGATTCGTACTTTATACCAAACTTTCCCATCTGTCCCTTTCTTAGAACCAAGAACATCTACCCGGTTTGTTTTATCAAGCTGTGGCCATTCAGCAATAGGGGCATAATTAGTTCCTGCATTCTTTCTAACATTTACATCGTTTCCAGTACATTCTCCAACAAAAGGATATTTAGAAGCAGCAGGGGTAGAGTTGAGTTTATCTGGTGTAACAATTCGTGATTTGTCAATCCATCCAGTATATTTATTTGCAATCCTAATCTGATATCTGTTTCCAGACTGATTAATAACATCTACAAGATTACCACGATTCAGTTTTGGATATGTACCAAGCTTATCATTGCCTGTTTTAGATGTGTATACGACTGTATTATCAGTTGTGCAAGCTCCAACGAAGGATTTAAAGCCTGAAGGTTTAGAAGCGTCCTGAGAGGCAATTAGAGCGTCTAATTTACTAATAGTATTCTTACCTGCTTTACCGTCCACTTCAAGACCATATTTTTGCTGGAATCGCATAACTGCTTGCTGTGTTGCAGACCCAAATTCTCCATCTTCTTCAAGTTTTCTACCTGCATCATCTTTAATTCCAAGCTTATTCAGTTTCTGCTGAAGAGTTTTTACATCTGCACCAGAATCACCAATTTCAAGATATCCTTTAGATGGAGTGATAGGAGTATCTGTTGAATTACCAAAATCACTAAAATCTACCCCTTTACCTGTAAATCTTAAACGATGTGTCCATCCATGAGAATATAAATACCATGATTGTGTTCTGATTTCGTTTCCAGAATTGTCTTTTGTATCTCCAGTTCCCTCAGAACTACGTGCATGAACAATAACATCCCTATTTACAGCCATTGCCACATGATGAGTAGTATTTAGCTCCAAATCACCTTTAATCATTTGAGAATGCGCTGTCTGATTACGTGCTACAACTTCAAAACCGCAATTTAACATATTTAACATATTACCTGTATAACTACAGTGTGCTTTTAAGTATTCAGCCTGTTCTTTCAGACCATTTCTTAAAAATGCATAATAATATGCGGTACAAGTCAAGCTTGAGCAATCAAAAGATGTAGGGTTAGTAATGTTATAGAGACTTCTTATCCTTTGACTATATCCATGTTTATTATCATTTGCCATTCTAACTGCAAAATCTACAGCATCCTCTCTTATTTTTTCAATCATTTGATCTTTTGTCATTGTTGAGTTTCCTCCTCCCAGTGGTTTATTAGTATCATTGCAATAATTTTTATAAAATACATTACGATCTACTTTTGTAGTAATACCAGGGATTACAGCTTTAGAACTATATTGCCATCCAATTCCATTTTCAGGACGTAACCTTTCTTGTAATGTGCCATTATCATTAATGGGGTACGCAGCCAACCAACAATCATATTTTTTAGCTCCTTCTGGAAGTTTTGTTTTGTACCAGTAATTACCACAATAGATACCAAATTTATACCCTGATTTCAAAATAATATCTCTAAATGCATCAATCATTTGCATCATAACACTCTGCGAAATATTTTCCTGACACTTATCTTCTAAATCGAGAAATACAGGGTAATCTAATTTTCTTTTGTTTAAAGTTCTAATAACAATATTGGCTTCTTCTTTTATCTGGTTAATAGATGTAGCATAGCTGTATTTGTATACTCCAACCGGAATATTGTTTTGAATACAACCTTTATAATTAGATTCAAATGTATTATCAACAATATTTCCTTTTTCTGTGATTCTCAAAATTGCAAAACCCATTCCATAACTAGACACAGTTTCCCAATCGATTTTTCCATTCCAACGTGAAACATCAATTCCTTTAATTTCCATAATCATACCTCCAATTTATTATGACAATTTGCCATTACAAAATTTTTAGCTTCTGTGTAATAAAAAAAAGAATGTTCTCGTGAATCGACAACATTCTTTTTTACTGTCCATTTGTTTTTATATTTTAAATTAAGTGAAATACCATGTGTGTTATCTGATAAATATTTAATAAATTCATCTTTGTTTTGTATTTCAGTTGGAATGTCTAAAAACAAATTGTCACTTGTAAAATCAAACATATTTCCATTTTTATGCTTGATATATTTGTAACAGTTTGTGCGTTTTAAAAATGGAAATATTAGTTTGTTAATATTTATATCGTATGAACCTAAAACACGATTGTTTGCAGAATCATAATAAAAATGCAGATTACAAAGTTTTTCATTATAATCTTTAAGATCAACAAGTAATTCTTTGTTATTGTTTAATTGGATATATACAACATTATTTTTTATATAATATTCATTGGGGATAATTTTAGATGATTTATCAACAGAATAACATCCACAAGAATGTGTTGATCCAGATGTTAAATTACATTGTCTGACAATTTTTATCGTACCACAATCACATTTACATAACCAATATCTTCCCGTGTGACCATCTGGTGTAGTTGTTAATTTAAGTGCAGTCCATCTACCAAATTTTTTACCAGTTATATCTAGCGCACAGTAGGTATTGTCAGTGCCTCCTGCACTAATATTATAACCATATGATTCCTCGCAAGTTCTTAATAAGCGAATCATTTGTTTTTCTTTTTCATTTGCTTCTTCTCGTGTTAAATTATCAAATATGATTTTAACCTCAAAGTTTGCCCAACCATATTTTTTAATCGCATTTCCAAAGTGTATGCATTGATAATATAGATTTCCATTTTTCCCTGCACGTTCTTTTAATGTTCTACACGTTTGTCCAACGTACATTTTGCCATTGAGTTTATTTTTATAAACATATACCTTATATTTTTTCTCATTTTCATTTTTTTTACTACCATTTTCCATTTACAATTCCTTTAAAGTACAAAAAAATAGAGAGCCTGAAATTGGCTCTCTATTTGATTCTATCGATATTCAATTTATTTTATTATTTTATTCAGTTTTCTTTGTTTGCTTTATAATCTGATTGACATATGTACTCAGCCCTGCAACAAGAATACCCTGCACAATTGCCGTAAATACTGCCATGGCAATTTCCTGCATAGTACCCAGTGGACAGGTTGCAATTACATAAATCGCTGAAAGCAAACATCCACATGCACCTAAGATATACGGGATATATTTATCCTTTACGGTCTGTGCATGTTTTAGTCCCATACCCAGGAAATATAATACAATGACTAATACTAAAAGTTCCGGTTTTACATAATTAGTAACGATTTGTTCCATAATAAATTCCTCCTTTTATGAAAAAATAAAAACATCTATCCGTAAAATTGATAGATGTTTTAAATTATAGGTATTATTGTTTATTTTATATTTGTAAATTCTCTGCGTATCTAAAATCAATAATATCTCTGGGTGCTGTATTTATATACGCTTGTTCATTATGCATAAATGAAACAATTTCATTTTTTGTCATTTTACCAAGCTTCATTATAACAATATCCAATATACTTTTATCATCGTCCGTTAAGGATAAAAACTCTTGCTTTTCGCCTAATACAAAGTGGTACGCAATTGTTTCACCCAAATCTACTTCTTCACAAGGTACATTCTTTAAATCAATAATAGAATTATGACCTACAGGAACTGCTCCCATTGGAAGTGCTTGGTATACCAAACCAGTGATTGTAAATCCTCTTTTTTTATAAGATAGTGCATCCGCATACCACATAAGCTTCATTAACTTCACTTTATAAAGATTTGTAACATTTATAGATGACGCAAAATATCTGATCATATCAACAACTTTATCAAGCGAGAGAGTAGTATTTCCGTGAAAATATTGATTTTCTCTAAATTTTACGTATTTAGCTTCTATAGACTTTCTTAAATAAAAATCCTGATCTTTTTCGTATAGTTTCGTTGCGGTCTTTAAATATTTTTGATAAGCCTTGTATGATAATTTATCTTTGACTTCATCCAATAAAGACAAAAACCATTCAGGATCTTGATCGATTTTTTTCAGAATAGCATCGTGTGCTTTATCCTGAACGTAGTGACTCTCATATCTAGTGATTGTTTTTGCGCCCCATCCAAGTAAAATACATAGATCATTTTGACTGATCTTATATTTTTTCCTAATATTACTGATTTGAGTTGAAGTCAAAAGCCCTTTTTCTGTTCTATAAGCATCTTTCATACGTATGTCATTTTCAGTCATTTGCTGTTCATCCATATATAATTCTTCTGCTAAATCGCAATACAAATAAGATGCTTCATATTTAATTTTAGTATTTTTAAAAGTTGTTTGTTCTTCAACAAGAACTGTTTTTACATCGTGTTCTTCCATACAACACATACATAATTTTTCTTCACTTTTAATAATTATCATATGAAAATTCTCCTTTTTAAACAAATGAACTGATGTTTATATGATATATTTTTATCTCAATTTTGGCAACACAATATTGTTTACTTTTAAGTGAATAACATATATAATATTACATAAAATATGTATGAATAGGAGCCTACATATGTTAGATAATAATTCAGGAATTATCCCCGTATCCGTAATCGCATCTTTCAATCCATACGGACAGATAAGACCGCTATATTTTCAATACGAAGATAAACAATATAAAATTACTTCTGTCATAAGATCAAATGAAGAAGTAACCAAAATTATATTTTCTTGTATTTACCTGGATATGGATTCAGAGCTTGAGAATAGGATTACCCTGATATATAGGATACGAGATCAGATATGGGGAATTGTACGTGAATTTTAAATTTATACGCCTAAGACATATCTTAAAACATAATATCCATTTTCGTATTTGATCCCAGAAGCTCCAGTTCCGGACATTTTGTTGGTATCATTTCCTCGAATAGCGGAATTTCCCACATATAAGTATTTGTTTGCCATAACTCCAAATGTAGTTGTCCCCATCGAGAAGTCCATTCCTTTTCCGCTATGTTGACTTACATAACCTTTCGGCACAAAAAAGGTATTGAATCCCCAATCCGCTGCTGCACCGTTTTCGTATACAGAAAATACCAGAACAATACCATGTGGTTGATCAGTTACATACTCTTTCAATGAACAAGTGTGTTCGCTACTTGGCCACAATGCTCCAGCCCATAAAACTTTATTTTGGAAAGTATCAGTAACAGAACCGCATTTAAACCCTTGAGAAGCTGTATACTTTCCGGATGTTGATGTTGGAATATCGCTCCAACTACCATCGCCTCTCATAAACTGGTTTGTATTATTATTTAAACTCCGCATCAAACCATCACTATAATATGAGGATAATCCATACGTGGTATTGGTATCCTGTCCAGGTATACCGAGAGCAGTAATGTCACTTTTGGTAACTGTGGTTGCAGCTGATACATGCCCAGTTGAATCTACGGTTATTTTGTATAGTCCAGAATATTTTGAAGAGTAAGTAGGATGGGTATAATAATTCGCACCAGATGATATACCATCCAGCTTATTTTTATCACTGGAAGACATTAATCCATCTGTGTAATAACTAGCCAGACTATACGTAGTATTAGTATCTGGTGGAACTTCCCATACACCATCACATCTCAAATATCTGTTTGCTGATCCGGCTTTAGGTGCAGGAACATATCCGGCTGAACCATCATAATAAGAAGTAGATCCTTGTAATGGAGTCCATGTGTTTGTATCCTGGCTTGGGATTCCAAGAGCTGTGATATCTGATTTTGTAACAGATGTTGCAGCTGATACATGACCTAATGAATCAACTGTGATTTTATACAAACCTGACGTTTTTGAATAATAACTTGGATGCGTATAATTATTTGCATTGTATGAAATTCCATTTAACTTTGCCTTATCAGTCGAAGACATTAATCCATCATTATACTCAGTAGCATTCCCATAAGTTGTATTGGGTGGCAAATCATATGTACCATCCCCTTTTAAGAATAAATCTTGTTCTCCCTTTTCAGGTGCAGGTACAAGCCCTGAAGAACCGCTGTAAGATTGAGTTGCGCCTTGCATAACTGAATAAGACGGAATATGGATTGATTTGCTTGTCGATCCGTCATAAGATTCATAAGTTGCACCAGTAAAATTCAAAGGTGAATGGGAATGATTTTTATATGCAAACAATGATTTCAGTTTATCTATCAGATGTGATAATCCTATTTTATCTAAAAATGCATTTTCTTTCATTTTTCCCTCCTTTATAAAAGAAGAGCAAATGCGGTATAATAAATAACCCACATTTGCTCTTTGATATTTCATGTTATTCTTGGTTGATGTCTAAACTATCATATACAACTGCTTTTAAGTTGCTGATTTCCGGAATTTCTTCTTTTTTGTACTGTCCAGACTGCACCAATCGTACCCATGTCTTTGCCAGTTCGCTGTTTTCGTTAAAAGTGTTCCTGTTTTCTCTTGTTATTATTTGTGTAATAGCTGTAGATAATTCAGCAATAATGGCATCATTTAATTGCTGTTGCTTTTGATATTTTGCTGTTTTTGTTTCCTGTAAAAATCGCATTTATAATACCCCCAATCCAATTGCACTCAGAGATATTTCTCCAGTATAATTATTTGCAGTAACTTTGACTTTTGCAGAAACCGCCCAATCATCTGCTGTTTTAGTTTTATTCGTAAATGTATAAAGTCCAGATGAATCAGGAGAATAATTTTCCCATGTAGACACAGAGTCATTTGCGTTATTACATACAGAAATTACTTTCTGAGTTTGGGAACCTGCAACGAGACTTAATAGTACAACAATCTTGTTCGGCATTGTTTTACAAATAGATGGATGTGTCATAATTTCGAGATAAGACTCACCAACATTTATTTTGATGATAGAAGAGTATACATATTGACTGGCTGCAGATGCATAAGATGAAATACGAATATATTTTACTCCAGAAGAGATTCCGGTAATATGAGTCCTTAATTTACTGCCTGCCTCATTATTTGTTAAGATACCAGAAATAGGTGTCCATGAAGATCCTGTATATTTTTCTATGGATGTAAATTCCTGTAAACCGCTTGTCATAGATTGATCATTTGCAATTTGTACCTTTACTGACTGACCATCTCCTTCTGGATCTCTTCCAATATTAAACTCTACATAAAAATCAGAATTTACTCGCTCATTATTTAAAGGAGAAAGAATTGTTGGTGCGACAGGAGGATTATTGCTTTTGTCGAAAGTATATACTGCCGTGGTACTATTATCATATGGATCTGTGGCAGTAATATAAACTGTATGTGATCCAATAGTAGTACGTGACCAGTATTTTGTTAATATAGAAGCTGTCTTTTGACCATTGGATTGTTGTGACCATGTTTCCAATATTTCTTGATCTATTTTAAAAGTAAGAGTCATCTTATCATTGTCTGCATCATAAATAGTAAAATTAAAGTCTTTTGGTTGAGTCAAAGACCCAAGATACTGCGAAGAAGGGGTGATTGTAGGGATTGCATTAGTTTTGGTAAATGTGTAGATTTTAGAAGTGGTTAATCCACTATTATCTACAGTATATATTTCGATATTATGAGATCCGATATTTAAATCGCTCCAATATCGACTTAGTTCTAAAGTATAATATTTAGTTCCTGTTTGTGATGTATATGCTTCTTTTTGGTTACTGTCTATATATACCATGACATTAAAATAATCACCATCTGGATCTGATACCGAAAATGAGATATTTTGTGGTTCAGAAAGATTTCCAAAAGATTTGCTGTCTGGTATGACTTCTGGTGGATGGTTATAGCTTAATACTTTAAGTGCTGGCCGCCATCCCAGTTCTGGCCCTTGAAAATTTGCATTATATCTATCCCACTTTCTTGCTCCAAGATTACCTCTGACAGATGCTTCAGTATAGGTTGAATTATCTTTTGTATATTCATAATTTGACCATGAAAAACAACCAGCCCAATTCCATAATTGATTATGTGTTGTATTGAAATTATATATACTTGATGTGTTTTACATATCCTGCGCCGTGGGAGTGGGTAGTCCTTGAAAATCGGCACAGTTTCCGACATATTTGTCCCATTGATTATTTGTAACAACTCCTGATTGTACGCTATTATTTTCTCCTGCGGAAAGCATAAATAATTCGTATGTTCCACCATCAATTGTAATGATTTTTCCTTCTCCTAATGATTTATTGAGTTCATTTTCTTTTAAAAAATTATATTTGATATTGGAACACAAATTTCTATCCGCAATCAGAAATTGATCAGAGCCATCATTAATTTCAACCCATTGTATCTGATTCGTTTCGATTGCATCCGTATCTCTTATTTCTATCGTAGGCTTCTTCCAATAGGTTGATAATTGAAATAAATTTCCTTCTGATGGTTGGACAGATGCGGAACTGGGCCATGGTTTTGTTGAGCGTGGAATAATTTTACCATCAATATACAATGTACCTAATTTATGTATTGTTCCTGTTGCCATAATCTATTGTTTCCTCTTTCATATTTTTTATTAAATATAAACTTTATTATTTCCATATTTACCAGATAAAATAACCACGGAATCCTCTGAATCAATTTCATCTACAATCACATGAGTTAAATCCGATGTGTCTAATACCTCTTTTATATCTAGTTGAAAGCTTAATTTTGCTATGTCACAAAAAACAGAAGACAATTGGGAAGAGAGTTGAGATACAGTCGGACTGTTTGTATCATTTAATTTCTGTTCAATATCTTCAATAGATTGATTGGCAATATCCAGATCGCTTGAAACTTTGGAAAGATCATTTTGAATCTTGGAAATATATTTGGTTCTTATATGGCTTAGACCATTGTAGTTTAAATATTTAATATCATTCATTTTTCATTCCTTTATTTATTAAAAATGCTGCCGCATTAAATTGATGCGACAGCATGAAACATATTACGCAAAAAGAGCGTCAATTTCTTCTGTGGAGATAGCAACGTATGTTGTAGATTTCAGGTTATCAACGTCAGTACGTAAAGATGCAATGTTATTCTTGTTTGTTGTTACCTGTCCAGCGGAAAGGGCATTTACTTTAGATTCTGCAACACCTGCGGCATCAAAAGCAGTGGTAGCAACATAAGCTGCACTACCAAGCCCTTTTACAGCAACATCTGTACCGCCAACAGCAATAGAACCATTTGTAGCACCGGATGTGATACTTGCTTTCTGAAGTGCTGTATCAGCTTTAGCACCTTGAGCAGCTGTAGCGTAATTTTCTGCAAGTCCATCAGCGTAAGATTTTGCGTCTGATAAAGCTTTATTTGCCTTTGTGGTTGCATCTCCAGAAGCAGTATTAATTGCTTCAGATTTTGCAGTCTGAACTTCTGTTTTTGTTGCATAGTTTGTTAAGTCAACCTTGGAGTCTCCAACCTTTTCTAATTTCTTTGTTCCCGACTCATTAACAACCATATATTCGTCATATGCATTGGTTCCATCTGGAGATGATTTTTTGATCATGTAAATTGTATGTTCATCAGCAGCGGATGCTTCAGGAAGTTGAGTTACAATTGTTCTCTTTAAGTGTCCTGAATTAGCAATAGCTGATTTAATAGCAGAGTCTGTCTGTCCCTTTGTATAAGCGTCACCAATACCATAACCTGCTAAAGTTGTAGATTTGTCTGCTTTTCCTGTTTTTAATGTTGCGATATCATTCTTGTTAGTTGTAACCTGTCCTTTTTCGAGAGCGTCCACTTTACTCTGGGCTGTACCTGCAGGATCATAATTGGATCCAAGGCTATTTGCATATGATTTAGCAGAAGCAAGAGTAGCAGCATCCTTTGTATCCATAGTGGTTTTGCTCTTTTTATCATAAGATGTTAAACCTGTTAAATCTAAAAATTTCTGTTGTGCCATAATTAAAATTCTCCTTTACTATACTTATTTATGAAAACAGTGAGGCTATTTCATCCTCACTGATTCGTTGTGTTTTATCTGCAATAATTTCATAGGATAATGTATCATCATCCCATACAGAAATATTATGATTGGTTTTATCGGCATATAATGTCTGTTTTTTCCCAAGTTCAGGAAGATTTGTTCCGATAAAAATAATATCCTGTGGTTTTGTTGTAATCTGTATCCACTGTGTTTGATAAGTCCACAAAACAGCTGATTCAACGACAAAATAATAACTCCCGGATATAGGAGCTAACATATCCTGTCGCTGTTCTTCAGTTGATATAGTTATAATCTCATTGTAAAATGTACGCTTGCCATTAAAGTCCAGGGCAATTGTAGGGCTGTCCTGAACAAATATTAATTGACCATTTTTTATAGCTAGATCAGGCAGGCGACTTTTTACTGTTCCAATAACAGACAGTATAGATTTCACATCCGTCATTATCACCTTGCCTCCTAATCATATATTAAAATACCACAATTGTTAATGCGTCATCTGTGTATTTTTTTGCTTCTCTTAAAGCGTTATCAATCTGACCTGCAATGTCTGCACCACCAGAACCAACAGCTTTATTGACAAATTCTACTACTGTTGCAGACTCTCCAAGATTGCCAACCTTTGCATTAAGTTTTGCATCTATAGACTCTTCGTATGCAGTAGTGATTTCAGATTTAGCAGTTGAAATTTTGGTATCTACTGTAGTGGCATCCACTTTTGTATTTACATTGTCTGTAATTGTCCTCAGCTTGCTTTCAATTTCTGTTTTATTGTAAGCGTCTTCGATACCGTATCCTGCAAGTGTAGTAGCCTTATCAGCTTTGCCATCAACTGTTTTCTTTAACACGGCTACTTTTGACTGAGCATCCGCAGCGGCAGTAGCAAGTAATTCGGCCTGTGTCTTGTCATAAGTGTCAAGTTTTGCTTTGTTAGCATGTTCATGGACTTTGGAGATTGCATCATTAAGAGCAGTCATATTAATCTTAGATGATTTAATAACCTTTCCAGTAGCACCGCTGAACACTACGATTTCTCCATCTACAGAAGAATCTGCGCCTGTAACAGCACCATCAATATTTGCCTGAAGCACAATACCATCTGTATTAGCGGCACTTCCAGAAGCGTAATTTTTTGTAATAAGAATTACATCTCCGACTTCACATTTCTGTCCAAGATATGTACCTGCCAGAGCCACTACATATTTCTGGCCTGCTTTGTAAGCTTCACTTGGGAACGGGTGATCACCATCAATAACGATAGGAACCTCTGTTTTAGCAGCAGTAACAATTGCATCAGCATATTCCTTTGTAGCAAGTTCTTTCCCTTCCAGTTTTACTGTTCCTGTAAAATTTGGATTTGCAATATTTGCTTTTGTAGAAATATCAGTTTCTAATTTACCAATTCTCTTTTCGAAATCAGCAATAGAGGTGGAAACATCCGCAAATACCTTAACCCATCCAGAACCATTCCAAATATAACCTACATTGTTTTCAATATAGATAACACCCTGTTCCTGTCCGGATTCTGGTCTTGTTCCTACCTGTACATACTGCTTTACAGCAGACGCATCTACGCCAATAGGTTCAATAGTGCAATTTCCGTTTTCGCCCTGTAATACAAAAGCTTTATATTTACCGCCTACTTTTGCAGTAATAATCTGACCGCTATAAGCGTTAGGCTGTTTTGCATAGCTCTCGGCTTCTGCCTGGGAATCCCATAATGCAGAAGCATCTAAAGGCATCGGTTCTGTTCTCGCCAGACTTTTCATTTGTACAATAAGTTTGGTTTCATCATAATTCGCCATAATTTACTTGCTCCTTTCAAATATATTTATCCCTTTTTTGATATAAGACTTTATTGTATTTTTTGACTTTTTGAAATAAGCCTCTAAAAATTCATTGGATTTTCCATTTTTCCATAATTTATAACATTCGACAACGTAAGATTTTTCAGCATTTTTAGCTATTTCACATAAATCCTTTTCAGTACAATTTATATTTAGTAATGATATTAACCCACTATCCAATAAGTTCTTAAAAATATAATTACAATCACTTTTTCTGCAATCAATAGCATAAAAATCTATTCCATTAGAAATTGCTAAATTTTTCTTTATAGAGTCATTTATTTTTTCTTCTTGTAAGGATCTTGCAGATCCAATCGGTTTTTCATAATGTTGTGCACCATTGGCTTCAACAACAAGATTGTAATCTGGTATATAAAAATCATAATACTTATTTTTACATATGGGATCGTTAATAAGATTTTTAGACCATTCAAAGATTTTTTCAGTAAAAAAGTTAATATTATAATAATTTAGAAAAGAACTTATGAATTTGTTTGGATAAGAATTACCATCTGAACATTGGCTACAGCTCAAACCGTGTGCATTCACGTTTGCAATGGATTTTTGTAATATTTCATTGTGACAATTCGGACATATCCAATCCACTTTTGCGTTACTCATACACGAATACTTGTATCCATCAGATTTGTTTTTTAGCTTTTTTGCAAGTTCTGGATGAGTAGTCCACATATCAGTTTTTCCCACTAATGGCACTCGTCCAGAACATGAAGGGCATCCAGTTTTTTGAAATTTCAAATCTTCTTCAGATATATCTCCGTTATATCCACATGTTAGACAGATATACTTATACCTTTTTTGATTTTTGGTATATATCTTACCTCTGCATTTTCGTGGTATGCGTTTAATATATCTATCAGTTATTTTTAAAATTCCATTATTTCTATCATCAAATGTTTGTCCGATATCAAAGACATAGTTGATTTTTAATTCCAACTCTAAATCATTCATTATCTAATTGAATTTAGATAGTTACATTCAGAGTCATATTGGCTTTTGCTGGTGTGGAAAGCTGTAAAACAAAACATTTATATCCAACCAGTCCGTTTTCGCCACCTCTGGAATCAGCTACTTGCAAAGTTGATTTGACAAAATTTTTTCCAAGGTTGGGGTCGTTTCCTTCCACATAATGCACTTTAAATAAATCACGAAGATTATCTTTATACGCAATAATTATGTACTGCTGACCAGTTGCCACATTCATTGTAAAACTATATCCCTGTGTTGGATTTAGCTTCTTGTTGGCAAGCTTTCTTACTACGTCAGAAGTAAGTTCCGGTGTAGCTCCAACACCTGTACCGTAAAACAGATTTCTCCGTCCGGTTACACTATAATTTCCAGATGTAACACTGCCTGCTGTAATATGTCCGTCTGGAGATGCCTGATCCAGATTATTATTTTTAATTGCCCCCTCGTTATATGTAGCTTTTGCAGTAAATGTAACTGTTTCGTCCCCGATTACAATAGCTTCGCCCGAATAATCATAAGGTGTAGCAGTTCCACTTCCTACAGACTGACCACCTTTTAATATTTCAAGTTTTGTTAAATCACCTGCATCGTTCTTATTAAATGTTGCACGTAACTTTGGAGTAACAGATGTTCCTGCCTCAACATCGCCTGAAGCACTACCTCCATTATTTGCGATTGACACAGATGGTTTGGTGTAAGTAGCTGGGATTGGTTTCTGTACTAACATTTTAACAATTTCATCCAGTGATTTTCCTGCAGTAATAGTCTCATTGTTGCCAATTCCAAGACCAGTAACACCATTCACCTTGATGTCTGTCTGGGTACGTGGTGTATTAATCACTGTTTTCTTGTTAGCATCAATCCAACCAACTTCTCCATTGTCTAAACACAGAAAATCATATTCATTGATTGTTCCAGCTTCGACAGCGGTTCCGATATCTTCTTTTGCACCAAAACCAAATCTTGATTTCTTATCAGCCATATTTTATTTCCTCCTTTAAAATTTTGTATAAAAAAAGAACCTTGTTATAAGGCTCTTAATTCAAACTGAAGTATTTAATTAAAATTCTATTACTTCATAGGTATCTGAATTCTTTTTGCTAGAAAATTCCACCACATCATATTGATCATCTCCGGAACCAGAACCGCTACAATCACCATATCCTAGTTCGGGATTATATGCAGTTTCATAAGGTTTGACGGTTAAAGTAACACTACTGGTTCTCATCTGATATTTTTTCTTTTCAAGATCATCAGTTTTTAAAAACGTCAGATATAATGTTACATCTCCGGCAGCAGTAGATAATTGACTATCAATCGGAAGAGTATAAGAGTAGTGGGTATCATTATATGATTCTTTGTTAATATTTAAATCTTCTGATCCTGAGACATTGCCAGGGAGAATATATCTCATTTTCACTGTGAAATCACCTAAATCGTGACCTTTATAGTCCTTCGGAATTAGAAACTGAAGCTTATCAATCAAAGATTCCCCTTGGTACAGTGTGATTCCACAGCTTTTGATCAGGAATTTATTTTTATCCATTACAATACTGTACATAGATTTTCCTTTCTTTTTTACAATTAAATAGGAGAGTAGTACAAGACCACTCCCCTAATGAAACCAATATTTCGTGTGTATAAATTATTTTTCAACTATTTCAAAATAGTGCCCTATAAGCTGACTTGGCTTAAAAGTAAGGGATACTTTCTGTCCATACATAGACTCCGGATTCGGCACTCCTGCACGCTTGCAGAGATAAATCTTAGTATCTTCAAGATAGTATTTTCCATATTCGTATTCCATTGAGCTGACTACTTCAGGAACAATAATTGGATTGTCGATTGTACCCTTTTCGGAGTCTCCGTTAATGATATCCCATAATGCAGGTACAAGATCAGGAGTATGCTGTGCCTGTGAGGTGTGTGCCTGTTTACATATATAAAGTGTATCTTTATATAACCGTCTGTCACCAATTTCGTATTTGGTATCGGCTTTCCATGGATCGTAAAGGTATCTCATAATATAAGCTTCTTTATCAGTAGCGTATTTTAAAGCAAGATCTTCCTGAATATCATTCAAAAGCTCATTACCTTTATTGATATTTTTTTCTTTTTCTTTTTCCTTTAAATATTCATCATATTTTTCCTGATCGAAAGCTACATAAAATTCATTGTCTTCTTTTTTATATGTAAGGAAATACCCATTGATTTTAGACAAATCCACAATGGGATCAGTTAAAATCGCACGAATATAACTGTTTCTCAGTCTTTCGAGGGAAATATTCAGAACAGGACTTGAAGTGTTATACACATCTACATATACTTCCATATTAAATTGCCTCCCTTCATTAAACATTTACAGCCCCTTGGTAGGATGGCTGATCTTTCAACCAATTATACGCATTGGTTAGTAAATCTCCGGATAATAGTGGTAAGGCTTCATTCCACTCTATACTTAAATATTCTGCATTTGTATAAGGGAAAGAAGGTTCACCTACAATATTTCCAGCTTCATAATCTTTATCATATTGGCGACCTTCCTCATCAATGTATGATCGTACTAATAGTGTCACTCTTTGATTGAGTTCCACGCTGATCATAGCGATCATATGATAGGAGAGAAGCACACCATTGTCACTTTTTATTTTGATTTGTAATGCCATAAATTAATTACCCACTTTCTTAAAAACAAAATTAAATTATACTCCAACAACATATTGTAAAGCATATTTGTTGTTGGTATATTTAACACCGTTAGAACCTGTACCAGACTGATTATTATTTGCATGTCCTCTTAAATAAGTATCGTATATATAAATATATTTTGTAGAAAAATTTGTGCATGGGGTATGAGATAGGAAGAATGAATGTCCGTGACCTTGATGTGAGCTAATTTCCTTTTTTGATACGAAAAATGTGTGCCAATCTGCATTTAGAGCATTACCATCATACCCTCTGAAAACAAGTAAAATCCCATGAGGCTGTTGAGAAACAGGTTTAGAGAAGTTGCATGTATGCGAATCACTGGGCCATAGTGCTGTTCCACTCCACAATACATTATTTTGAAAATTATCAGTGGCAGATCCACATGTAAATCCTTTAGACGCTTGCATATATTGCTCAGAAATAATAGAATGATTAGTAGTCATGTCTCGTGAACTTATTTCGAAATTGTTTGATTCTCCCGTTCCGTCATTAATTGAATAATTTGCACTATCCGTATTTAATGTAAAAGAACTGTTGCCGTGATAATAAGAATAGTTACTGATTGTATATTGTCCATAAGAAAAATCACTATAATCAATGACTGACATTATGGTTGATTCGTGTTCATATTGAGGATCATTAATTCCTAAATACATTTCAACACCATTTCCATAACATGTAAATCGTGTTTCTGTAGGAATATTTCTCCATCCAGAAGAAGTTTCGGATCTTACTTGAAGTGTACCGTCTCCTCGAATACAAGTATTTTCTGAGTATATATCAATTCCTAATCCATGTTCTTCATTGTTTACTGCACTGATAGTTCCAACACCATCACACAATTTAATAACAGAGTTTTTATTGCCTTTTCCAAGTTCAATCTCATTCGCCTTAAATGACGCAACCGTAGTAGTGCCATTTCGGATATTTACTCCGTCACTTGCAATTAAGACATTGCTTCCGTAAGAACCCTGTGAAGTATCAGATACCATGATACCGTTATAATCCATGGTGATATAATTTGTTGCCGTTTTCGCAGCATTTAAAATATCGGTTGCCATGGAATCAAGTTTTGACTGTAACGTATTGTATCCTACAATAATCTGATTTGCGCTTAATGTACCTGTGATGTTGGCAGCAGGAACCTGCAATTTTCCATTCGAAATATTACATCCACCAATAATTCCAGAATTCGCATAGACAGACCCAGTAAAGCTTCCAGATGTGGCCGTGACAGACCCAGTAAAACTACCGGAAGTAGCGGTCACAGTACCCGTAAATGTCCCTGACCCATTTATTTTTAGATTATATCCGTCCCATACTAATTTTCCTTCACCATAATTAAATGTGCCTTTATTTAGGTTGATCCATCCATTTAAGCCTTGCAGGTTGTTTGTGGTAATTTTATCAACAGTAATGATTCCGGCTCCAATCTGGTCAGCTTCTAAGTGTCCTGTAATTCTGGCAGCAGGTACAGAAAGTAAACCTCCGCTGATATTACATCCTCCAATATTTCCAGAACTTGCATAGATGGTTCCATAAATAACCGCATTACTGGCACGTAACAGACCACTGGATGAAACCTGGAAACCTGTATATCCTTCACTTGGAGTAGAACCGATTGTTCCATCTTTTTTAATATAGATGGTAAGATCCGGTTTATTGGAAAGATTATCATAAGAAAGACCTGTGATTTTACTACCATCAATCGATACACCGGAGCCAAGCGTTAAAGAATTTGCAACAATATCACCCGTAAACGAACCGCCTGTGGCATATACAGTACCTTTAAGATTTACGTTACCGTATTGATCTACAACAAAATTTTTGGAAGTAATAGAACCATCAGATAGGTTATAAAAAGTTCCTGCCTGTGCATATACACTATTGTGTCCAGGCGCAACATAATTATTGGATTGTAATGCATCCGCTGTAATTTTTCCTCTTTCAAGAACGATTCTTTTTCCATCAGGGCTTTTTACAATAAACTGATTTGTCACTGCTTCTAATGCTTTTGAAGTCAATGTAAGAGAAGAGGAACTGGAAGAATCTGTAACTAACCAGTATATTTTATTGGCAAGCTGTTCTGTCTGAGATTTATTATAGTAATTACTTGTAAGGTTTGCATTTGTCGCATATGTATTTTCGACTGTTGTCTTGAAGCCATTTAAACTTTGTTCCGTTTGTGAAATCTTATTAGAAAGAGTTTCAACTGTAGAACCATCAGCTTTCTTCTCAATTGTAGTCTGCATATCTTTAACTGTTTGGTTAAAACCGCTAAGTGTCTGTTCTTGAGACGATACCTGATCACGAATTGATTGAATGGTTGTATTATTAAAAGAGTCAACGGCAGTATTAATATCACTTACCCATATTTTATTTGTGATATTCCCATTGATTTTATCTACCAGAGAACTTATCCCAGACATTGTTTTTATAGTAGAATCTATCTGAGATTGAAGATCCTCTTCGGCTACTTTCCAATCAGTAGGCTTATTTCCTCTTTCCAACTGCGGTCTGCAAAGCAGTATATCCATTTTCTTACAAGAAATAATAATTAACAGATTGTTTGTGGTTTCATTGTAATCATCAGGAACAGTAAAAGTAATAAACCTTCTTTGAAATCTTATGGAACTTAATCCATCATTGATTCCATCCTGATTGTCGATCCATGTTATTTCAGTTTTGTCATAGACTTCTTTATTTTCTTTGTTGGTATAATAAATATGTGCAATAAATTTATCTGTTAAATTATATGTTCCTCGTACAGCTATAGAAAACGTATAAGTCTCACCAATTTTATAATCTATTTTCTTTGTATTAAAAGCAATACCACTATTGATATCAACATCTCCACCTTGCGTTACGATATGAATAGAATCAGTCGATTTATCAACAGTATTCGTCATTACCGTCTTCCAACTTTTCCAAGCCCAGTTACGCTGATCATCATTATACCCCATAATACTGCTTGTGCAGGTTAATAAATTCTTACCTCCAATTTCAATGTCATTCGCAATTTCCCAACTGGAGTCACATGTAGGGGTTGTAAATGTTGTTGTTTTATCTGTATATGTGATTTTAAATCTTGTCCACAAATAATATCCAAACATCCATTTTTTAGGTTTATCAGCCCATCCTGATACAGGAGGTTCTGTACTGCTTTGACTGATAGCATACTCCGGAACAATAGATACCACACCTTTCCCGTCATGACCAGCAGCACCAGTGATACATACAGGTTTGCTTATTTCAGGTTGTTTTGTTGGATCAGTAAAGGTTGTTACTGTTCTCTGCCAATAATATTTACCATTTGACCAAGGAGGAATATTTGTTGACCAACTACCGCCTATTAACTCTGTATTAGAGCTGGAAAGATAATATTCTGTGCGAAAAGAGGATACTGCATTTTCGATAATGTTGGATATGTTTACAAAACTATATACTTGAAAATTCATAGTCTGTAAGTTCCTCCTTTTTTATATATTATTTTTCAGTGAAAAAATCTAAGAAATCTAAATCATCCATATTAATATCAACATCCGCTATATCACCCTTTTCTTCCAATAGGGCAATTTCTTTATTAACATCAATAGGAGTCATAGTTACAGTTACTTTTTCTGCGGAAAGTTGTAAGAGTTGAGCGATTAAATCTTCGTTCTCTTTATGGAAACTTTTCATATATTCTTCTTTTACCTGTCTTCCTGGAACTTCTTTTTCTTGTCCGTTTTCATCTGTCTGTTTAATAGTAGTCTCAATACTCATTTCATCAGAAAAATATCGGTCATTAATTTCCTGCCTTTTTTCTGTACGAAACTCATTATAAGAAGCCGTCACTTTGTTTAATGCATCAATATTTTTTTTTAAGTTCCACTGAGTTGCAAGTGAAAATACATTGAATTTATTTTTTGTATCCTGATTTTCTCTGATTTTTTTATAATAAGAAGCAATTGTGTCTGCTTCGAAAATAGTCATTTCTTTCTCAAAAGTTTTTGCCATAATATTCTCCTTTTACTCACGTATCTATTTTTTGTAAATAAATACGAGACTGTATTTTGACAGCCTCGTATTGTATAAAATATAAACAACATTTATTAAATTTACTTATCCTGTCACTTTACATCTAAACTGCATTTCTCCCTGAATTATATCTGGGTCAATATAAATGCATCTGTCTGTTTTGTATGGGGCAGTTGTATCAAGTTCAACCCCCTTGGAATTTATCCTGTAATACTCATATTTTAGTGTATCTTTTTCGGTAGCATCAGCCCATGCAGAACCATTATATTTCTTTAATGTACATGTTTTTGCGCTTTTATCTAAGTGATAGTAGAAATCTCCAGAAGATGCTCCGACAGGGGCGGTGGTAGAAAACACTAAAGTTCTAATGGGATCAAGTTCTTCTCCATTTCTATATACTCTTGTATAAATTGCACCTTCGCCTTGTCCGTTTTTGAATTGACCAACTGTTTTGTAAGTATAAGACTGTACTGGATCAGACTGGTCAACAACCGTCCAATATGCATCATAATTGTGTCCACCATAAGTGGCAGTACATTTAAACCAGCTTGTACCATCAACCATGGATGCAGAAACAACTAAAGAATTACTGGTTTGTCCTGGAATGGTAGTATATTTTCCTGACTCAAATTTTGACCATACAAAAGCAGTAGGAGTTACAGGTGTTGCACCTGACATCATCATAGTATTAATTGTTGTAGATCCTGCTCCATTAATAATTGTACCACCATCAGGAGAATACAACTGGAACAGGATTGCATTCTGTCCGTTGGCTGCCTGTTTACTCTTTGTCCAAGTAAACTTATGTTCAATACTAACTCCCTGACATACAAATGTAAGAGTAATATCTCCAGTCATTAAAGAGGAATTTCCGAATGTTGCTCCAGCAGCTACGGCAAGAGTCAGTAAACCTCCGGCATTGGATGTACCTGCTGTATTATTTTTTACCGTCACACCACTTGGAAGAGTTCCAACTGTGCATGTTACAGGTACACGGGTAATACCAGAAAAACCGTAGAATGGGATAGCGATGTCTTTTGCTACAGAAGCATTACCACTTGTATTACATGGAATAACCTCAGAGCTATTAGTTACAACAACTGATACACCGTTTGTACCCGGTCTACCATCAGTACCATCTCCACCATCTTTTACAACAACAATTGTCTGTGAATCAAGTAGTACAGTAGTTGCCCCTGCTTGATATAAGGAACATTTAATTGCTGTTATATTATTTGCAGAAGGTGTATATGTTTTTGTGTATTCATCTGTCCCACTGGTGTATTTAGGTGTAAAGGTAGTTCCGTTTGTAGACTCCTCAATAATGAATCGTCCGTTATAATTTGTTTTTGTTCCACTGGAACCTACTTTTCTATAAGCTGTCAAAGTAATATTTGCTGGATTGAATACTTTATTTTTATCAAGATTGATTGCTAATACATTAGAATCTAACTGATAAACTACAGCGTCTGCACCATCGCTACCTGCATACTGTTTTGTAATAGTGTATCTTTTGATAATGCTTGCATAGTTACTTCGTGTACATTTAAATTCAGCATAACTTGCATCTGTGGTTAATGCAGATGGTTCCATAATATGCGTTACAGGATCATAAGTTGCAGTCAGTCCAGCTCCGTATGTAACAGCGATATTCCATTTAGAAGTAACATCTTCACCACCTTCATAGATAGTAATGGATGTCTCAGCCCCAACCCAACTCTTTACATTTCCCTTGGAGTCAACGGGTACTAAGTGGTTTTCATTAGATAGGATAGCACTAACTGTATCTGTACCTGCAGCACCATCATAAATCTTGTAAATTTCATGTAAATCATAAACACTGGAATCGTTCGTTACCAGTTTAATAACAGCATTTTTGTTGTTTAACCAAATATTTGCTTCGGTTGTCAGAACTTTTAATGTTGCACCAGAAATTGATGGATTGTTGGTTGTAGGGAATGCTACAAAAGATCCGTCAGGTTTTTTATATTGCCATTGAGATACGCTGACATTTGTTAGATTTGCTGTAAGCGTAATTGTATTGCTTCCAACTAAGTTTCGATTTGTATCATATAGAAACGTTGATTCTCCGGATATAAATGCATCTTTAGTATTTGTTGCATTTGAAATCAAACTATAAGTAAGTGTTTCTCTAGTAGTTAATGGAACACCTACTTCCGGATCTTTATATGTGATATTACATATATAGGTAAGCAGCTTACTTGATACAGAGGCCAGTTTGTTTGCACTTACTGTCAATTTGTTACCAGACACGGTTTCACCTGCAGTTAATCCGACAGGCGTTCCGGAACCCTCCTGACGCTGGAAACTAACAGTAAGTCCAGGTGCAGTCAAGGCTACATTTTCTCCGTTATAAGATATCACCGGAGTTATTACCAAGTTTGATTTTCCCCAGTCTGGGGTATATGTATTTTGATTAGGGTCAAAAATCACAGAATTAGGCTGATTAGATGTCAGATACAAACTAACTTGACCAGCATCAGATAAATCTGTGATAGTGACACTAGAAAATGCCTGTATTTTAGCCATGTGTCAATTCTCCTTTTATTTATAAAATTTATTACACGAATTTGCTTACAGAGATACCGTCTGTTTCAAATTTGCATTCAAACATTGCTCCCTTGTATACATCGTTAGATGTCAGTAGCAATGTTTTGGTTCCTTCCTTATGTGTATTATTCCAATTTATATCTCCGTCATGGTCGTTGGAATGTCTTCGCCAGGTAAAATATCTATTATCCCAATCGGTTGTTACCTCTACTGAATTTTTAAACAATCTTGCATTTAATGTTAATCCTGCAGGTGTCATACGATTTCCATTTGGCATTTCAATATATAATTCATAAGAAGAAGACTCATCAATTTTTTGATTCATACTATTAATATCGTTTGTCACAGTTTCCTTGAATGTTGTATACTCAATACCAAATTTGCTTCCATCGCCCAGATATACTTGAGAGATATCAATACCACCATGTTCATTTGGTTCAATGATTTGGAACCCAAGTTTATCTTTTTGGATAGTTCCATTTGCAAGCATGTTGTTTACAATGATATTGTTTGGGATACCATCTTTTGTGATACCGTTTTCATCAAACATTGCAGTAGTTCCATCTTCACCACGAATAACAAAGTTAAATTGTCCATTTCCATCTTGTCCAATCTGAACACGGACATTACCATTAGAATCATAGAATTGTTGCGTAGAATCTTTAAAAGCAATCGTAGGCTGTCCATCTTTACCGATTAATGTGATAAGTTCTGCCGTGGCTTGGTGTGCCATAAGATCAGCAACAGACATTTGAGAAGCAATCAATTCTTTAATCACTGCTTTATCGATAACAGCATTCTGTGTTGTTAAATGGATATTTTGAATATCACCAATACCTGCAAAACCAGAAAGAATATTTTCGATATTACCAATATTTGCACTAAGATCACTAGTCGCAATCTGATTGTTTACAAAGTCAATAAAAGTTTTCGAATTTTCAATACCTGTAATTTTATCTGCCTTAATAGTAGAAGACTGGATTGTATTATTTACAAAATCTATAAATGTATTTCCATCTCCACCTGTAATAAGTTCAGTAGATATTTTTTTTACATCAATAACTCCGTTAACCATATCAATAAAGTTCTCACCATTTGGCCCAACAATCTGTTCGACAGTGATTTTATCTATTTTAATATGGCTGTTGATAAAGTCGATAAAATCTCCATTATTACCCTGAATGATCTGTGCGGAGATAAATTCTGCATCAATATACTTGGAAAACAACTCATTAAACTCAGCTTTGTCACCAACGATATGACCTACTTCCACCTTGTAATTTTTCAGGTATTCTGCGATCAGACGATTGACGGTTGCTTCGTCAACCTGACCTACCGTACCTCCTGCAATATCACCAACTGCATGTTGGAATAATCCGTTTTTAATCATAAGTTCCAAAAGGGCAGTGAGGTATTCTTTTTCTGAATCAGAATCTCCAGTACCGAAAGTAAAACTGTTTTTGGAACCACGGTTATTCTCCATTTCCAAAAGTTCTGTTAAATCGGAACGTCCAGAACGTGAAGTGATCATATTTGAAAAATCCAGTGTAAGATCTGGGGTACTTTCGCATGGGTTGCGTGTGATTCCAATAATACGCAGCTTTACGCTGTAATCGTCACGGATACCTAGACGAATAAACTTCAAGAGGTCAATTTGACCTTTCCAATGTTCAAATTCTGGGATCTCAAATAAGTTATCCATTTGTACGGAAAAAGTATATTGCGGTTGAGACACTTCAGATAATTTGCTTACAGAATCTTCGTACAACTCTAATTCACAGTCGATTTCAGTACGGGTAGTAGTAAGAGAGGTAGAAAAGATATTAGAATTTTGATAGTCTGTATCATGAAAAAGACTTCTAATGGTGATCAGATCAGAAGAGGTAAATCCAAAGCTGCTATGTTCAAGACTTGCCTGGCTTGCAAGATTATTTCTTGAATTATTGATCTCTTCAATCTTATCATCATAAACCTTTTTTTTAGCTTTTCTTTCTTCCAAGGCTTTGTTTAAAGCATCAATATGCTGTGCAGCCTCGTTATACTGATTATGATAAATGTTATAATTCTCTTCATTGGTAAACTGTTTCTTTTCTTCTTCTGTCAGTTCTGACCATGGCTTTTTATAATCGGACAGCTTTTCAATTTTGGTGTTGTATTCCTTTTGTTTTGCTTCCAGTTCTGTGATACCATAAAGATCCCAGTTGGTTTCCCAGTCCTTTACATAATCTTCCTTTTGGTCTTCCGGAAGATCCAGATTTTTAAGGGCGATCTCAATGTTTGGGATAATATAATGAAGAGTATCGTAGTAAGTATAATATCCACCATACCCATTGCTTACCTTTTTTAACTCTTCCAGATAACGATCATGGTCAACACTGCCATCTGGTTTTTTCCATGGTTCATATCCTGTATAGTCATTGCCATCTTCTGCACCATGCCAGTTGGGGTCAACAGATACCTGTAAGCTGGTTAAGAGAGTATTATAATATTTCAGACTTTCTTCCAGTCCTTCTTTATTCATTTCGTCCCATTGATCTGTATATAAATCATCTGCAGGAACACGATTCTGTAACTCGCTGGAAGCTTCTTGATTGTCAGCCCATTGCTTTGATAGATCAATGTATTCTTCTCTATGTGATTCCCTGTATTCAATCCATTTCTTGACCTTTACAATCAGCTCTTCGGACATATACGGGCTACGCATAAAGTAATCAAGATTAAAAATATAGTTATCCTGATAGTTTACATTACGGATATTTAACTCATTATCTCCGTGACAGTTAAATCTGGTAAACACAGAATCTTCATTGACACTTACATCAATCTGCTGAGCCAGATTACGGTATGTGATAAACACCGTGGATTCATATTCTTTGTCATCCAGATTATCTTTTGCCAGTACCTTGATCTTTCTGTGCATGGTGTCAAATAAAAAGAGACATTCCATTCTTGGAGCAATCGTAGAAGTACACAAATTATAGAGTGTTACATTCTGCTCTTCAATGGAAGGCATTTTCTTTTTTATTAGCCGTGCATCGATATCATCTAAATCATATGACCATGTTGGAATCTGATCGATAAGCAAATCCATAAATGATAATTCAGGTTTATCTGGATTGCAAAAAGTGACAAATTCTTTTGCAAACCCCATTTCATTAAGGTTCCCAGAAGCTAATTGTTCCAGGGAATCTTTCGCACCAGTGTTAATTTTAAAATTTATCCAGCTTTTATCTTCAAATTCCTTTTCAAGAGAATAGGCGACTACAGATTTATAAGATTTCTGACCATCACCACTTTCTGTTGGTTTTTGAAGTTGGTACATTCCAGTATCTTCCAAACACAAAGTCATGTATAGATCTAGCTCATCATAACCGTTGGATTTCACTTTTTGGTCATTTACAATAATGTATTCGTCCACATCAAACGTAAGTTCACCGATATCTTTTACGTATTGATTTAAATTTACAGAATCAGTCTGAATACCATTTAATTGAGTAATCGGCTTTAAGTTAAGATCGCATAGATAAATTCTTTTGTTTCCCTGTATCATAACCATCCACCAACCCTTTTATATGGATAATCAAATTCTATTGTTATCTGCACATTACCTTCCACTCTAAGAGTGTTTCGACCTGGCAGAAGACGAGGCCAGTAAATATTTCCAACATCGTCCCATCCAAGATCCTGATAGGTGATAATACCTGACGTAGTTCCGTCTTTGGGAATACAGTGCAGACAATCAAAGATCATTGGAAGATTACGGCGTGTCTGAACTGTCATTTTATTGGAATTGTCCGTGACACTGGTAATGGATACAGAAGCAGTAGAAGAGGAAGATTGAACGATTGTTAAGGTCGGATATACATATTCCTCCAATTCGTCTGTCTCACAGTCAATAGTGATGGTTCCACTTGAATTGATCGAGTACGTCTGTTCGAAGTGTTTGGTGGGGTATGCAGTATTATTTTTAAAATTGAACATAAAACCAGCCCAACCACCGCCCACAGGATACCATTCTGTTGAAATGAATTTTCCATGATAAATTCCATCAATAGGATTTCCTTGGCAGTCAATCACCGTCAATTCCTGAGATATCTTTGGTGAAGTAAGCCATTTTTCGATGGTTCTTTGTTCTTCGCTTGTAATTACTGTATGATCTTTTTTTATAAGACCATACTCAATTTCAAGAGGTTCATATTGTGTTCCGTATTCATTGGCAATAGGACGAGAGATGGTTGTTTCACCTGTAATATCTTCCCTCTGATGTCCAGACACAGAATCAATACCATCAAATGTACATAATATTAATTCAGAGCTGCTTAAAATATCCTTTGTTGATTTTCCATTATATATAAAACCTGCCATACCATCCCTCCTTTTTTATTTTATATAAGAAAAGACACTACTCCGATGAAAGAGTAGTGTCCTGATAAATAAGTTCGGTTATCATCCGAACCTTTTCATATTTTTACGAATTTCGTTTTGTGTATATGTGTTAGCTTTCTTTAGAATTGTCTGAAGATCAGGTAAAGTTGATTTTGTTAAATCCCCCTGAACTTGTAACATTGGGCCATCATACTGAATATTTACATTCGTATTTCCCCCACCTGTTACCTTTATTTCTGGCATCTTCAGTTCAGACAGTGGGAATCTCTGATTTTCCATAGACATGTTTATCAACATTTCGGTTATATCATTAGGAATCATACCATCGTATACGCTCATTGGGGTACTTATACCATTTTCAGTAATCATAATCTGACCACCTACATGATTGAAGCGGACAATATTACTATCATCAACAGGGGGTACAGAACTTTTCTGATTGCTTTCCCCCTTGGACACATCAAGATCACCCTGAGTAATACCCATATCTCCTGCATTGATTCCAAACTGTTCCAGAATCTTTGCAATCGAATTAAGAGCATCCGCAGTATTACCTCCCACGTTTGCTACAGCGTCCGCAATAGCCTGTGACATTTTATCAAGGTTTGCACTCAGTTCATGTGACCATTTCTCGAAGTCCTCTGATAACTGGTCTTTGAGATCGTCCAGTCCATCTACCTGTAATTCGTATACATGATCTCTGACTGTATCATCAAAATCTTCCTGTTTTTCTGCTAATTCAGCTTCGAGCCTTGCTTTTTCAGCTCTGGACTGTGCATCAGTTACCCCGTCTAATGCAGCAATTTGCTGTTTTAACAGATTGATTTCTTTTGCTTTGTTTTTAATTGTCTTATCATAATCATAATATTTTTTCTTTTTATCAAGAGCATCTTTTCTGGCATCAATGACCTTAAATAATGCATCCTGTTCAGCCTGTGCCTGATCTTTGATAATACCGATAATAGCCTGCTGATAAGCCTGTGCATCCTTTAACGCACCCTGCAGACTTGCATCATTCTCAGCCATCAGCTTATCATAAGTTTCTTCCCCGAACTTATCTGCCTTGAAATCATCCATGATCTGCTGACGCTTCTTCACATAATCTTTCAGGGTAGTAAGAGAAGTATCAAGCTGTTTGGCGTTCAGGACAATAGATAAAGCTCCGAACTCAGTTAAATGTCCGGTTTCGTAGTCGTACATCATATCTTCGGTAATAAGACTATTGATTGCTTCGATTTTGTCCTTAAACTTCTCGGCTTTCTCAATGGCTCGGTCAAACATTTCTTCGTACTGTACAAGAATCTGTTCCTGTTTGAGCTGTTCCATTTGATTTTCGTAGTCCTGAACGGCTGTCTGAGCATCCACAATCTCAGATTTCATTTCAAGCCATTCATCCGAATACTCCTTAATGGTTCCTGCTTTTACCGCTTTATTAAGCTGTTCCTGTAGCTTTTTGGCAGCTTCCTCCTGATGTCTCTGTGCTTTATTTATCTCATTGATCGGCTTGTCAAAGCTCTCAGAAGTAGTGTAGTCACCGTGGGTCTTGTCGTACTCACGCTGTTTGTCATAAAGCTTATTCCATGATTCCTGATATTCAATCCGCTGTTCATAGTATTTCTTGATATTATCAAATTTTGTTTTCTCAGCTTCTACCTGTGCCTGTGCATATTCTGCCTGAGACTGAGCCGCATTTGCAGCAGCTTCCGCTTCGGCTTCCTGTGCAGCAGTCAACTGTTGTGTGGCAGCAGTGTAACTATTCATAGCGTTCTGAAGGTCAATGTTATACTGGTCAATGATCTTTTTCACGTTTGCATTTTTGATATTGTCCGTATTGATCTTCTTACCTGCTGCAAGCTGTTTTTCCTGATCTGCGGTCAGATACTTTGCATACTTCTTACTATAGGATTTACCTTTCTTCTTTACAGAATCCAGTTTCGATTTATAGTTATCTTTACGCTTGGTAGCAGTCTGGGTATTCTGGTTTGCCTTACGGTAAGCGGTATTCTTTGCATCATTCTGCTGTTTCAGAAGAGCAAGCTCCTGATCGACCAGATAATTCTGATAGGAAAGAGAATCACCCTTATCATATGCTTTCTTTGCAACTTCCCAGTTTTTCTTGTATTCCAGATAGATTGTGTCATTGGTATGCTTTGCATCCTTGGCAGCAGTATAATCCTCACGAACACCCTTGCCATAAGAAACGGCATTTTGATAAGCTTTCTTAGAAGAATTGCTCTTTTTTAAAGCAGCATTGTATTTTTCAACAAGTGTTTTCTTTTTGCCTTTCAATCCTTTTGTGCTGAGACTTAAACCGGAGTTTACACGTTTTTTCTCTGCTTCTGTTAAAGATGCACCTTTTTTCAATGCATTTGTAGCACTGTTTAAAGATTTCTTGTCTGCATCTGCGGCTTTCTTAGTCTTATCTTCCTTATTTTGGATACTGTGAAGTCTGTCTTTCTGCTTGTTAAATTCCGCATCTGTTTTCTTTTTGTTATTATTTGCATAGCGCATAGTATTATCAAGCTGTTTCATCAGAAGAGCCTGTGCGGAACCTCCCATACCTGCGGTTTCCAAACGTGCCTGAATCGCAGCAAGTCCATTATAGCTCTGTGTCAGCTTGTCAATTTTCTTCTCTGCTTCTTCGGTTGGAATAGCCGCCCACTGAGCATACAGCTCAACCTGTTCATTTCTCAGCTCACGCACTGCATCAATGCATTTGGTATATTCATCATAGTAATTCATATACTTCTGCACTTTGTCATAGTGAGCCTTGCCGGATTCTGTGGAAGTGTCGATATCATCAAGAGTATATCGTCCTTCTTCAATCAGCTTTCTGGTTTTTGAGCTTAGTCCTAGTGACTGGGCTTTGCTGTAATAAGCTCTGGCAGACCGGTAATTGACATGCATTTCACTGTTGGTCGCATAGATCTGTTTTTGTAACAGGCTCTTTTTTTGTGAAGATGAAATATAATCATTGATGCTGTCAGCAATCGCTTTTGTTTTGTCGGCGAAATATTTCAACCTGCGCTCAACCCAGTCAAATACCTGTGTGGATTTCTTAGCTGCTTTGGTATTGTCATTGGTAGCCTTTGTATTGCTGTTGACTGCGCCTGTATTGTTGTTATAGGAAGTGGTATGACTGTTTCCACCACCAGAAGAACTTCCTCCTGCGGCTCCACCTTGAAAGCTACCATGCATAGAACCGCCTCGATACGCCTTATACAACCCATACCGATTTCCAGTTTGGGTGCTTAACGTACCATCGGCATATGCTCTTGCATGACCTGCCATTCTGCCATGCTCAAGCAGGGCTTTGGTTTGACTTGCATTAAATACAATGTCTCCCTTTTTAAGATTTTCGAAATGTGCGCCACCTGGAATCAGTGACCATACACCATCTCTAACGATGGATTCAACACCAACTTCATTTACTAAAGCTTTTTCATCGTTATTGAGAGATATATCTCCTTTGGCGTGAGCAGAAGAGAGCGGTCGCATATTAAGGACATTATATGCTGTTCCGTCTGCATGTGCAGGAGAAATCATAGTTCCTGATGCACATGAAACAGCACCGCCCTTTGGTGGACTACCTATAGTTTGGACTGTATATGTTACAGTAGCACTTTTGTTTGGTGGTTGATAAGCCAATACATTTGTTGCATCAACATTATATGTTACAGTAGCACTTTTGTCACTTGGTTGATAATTATCTGGTTCGGATGAATCTTTGCTAAACTTTACTTTTGCACTTTTATCAGATGGTTTATATGTATCTACATCAGAAGAATCCACAATAAGAGAAACACTACCACCCTGAGTTTCTCCTCCTGTAGTGGATGTGATATTTCCAACCACATTTACAGATAAATTACCAACAGGACTAACAGACGTAACATTTCCGACTACATCAATAGATTCTCCATCTCCACCAGATACCTGAACAATATTACCTTCCAATGCCAGAGATTGATAATCTCCAGTCGTATTTATATTGGTAACATTACCTTCCAATGCCACAGGTGGATAATTACCATTAAGATTTAAGGATGCTACCTTTCCAACAATTGAGACTTCTTTTTCAGAAGGAGCTTTTTCAATTTCATCTGTAATACTTGATTCTCCAGTTGGTTTAACTTGTACTTCTTGTGTTACAGGCTCTCCATTAATGGCTTCTATAAGAGCATTGAATTGAGTGTTGTCAATTTCTACAGCACATTGTACATTTTGCTGATCCATTTCCTCCAATTCAGCTCTAACCTGCTGAACTTCTGAATCTTCACATCCTACAGTTGTTGCCAAGGTTTTATTATCCATTGCAAGAAGTTGGTCAACAGAAGTACCGTTTTCAACTACAGTATTAATTTTTGTCTGCAATTCTTTATTTGTGACGCTGTTCATTTTGGAATCCGCTTGAGATGTATCCGCATCAACATCGACCATTGCCTTGTATTCTTTATCGGTCATGTTTTTTATGCTGTCATCAAGCTCTTGTATTCCTGTGGTGTCAAAAATCTCTTCGCCACCTGCATCTTTCACTGCCTGGAAAGCTTCATTACATGCTTTTGTTGCTCCCTCTACATCATTTTTTACCCCTTGCTGTGCTAATAATGTTTGGGTATCAAGTTCATTTTTTGCTTCTTGATAAGCTCTAACCGCTGTGTCAAGCGTACCGCCTGTAGCTTCGTTTTTACCTAACTCGGTATTTGAAAATTCTGCTGCTTGTTGTTGTCTGACAGTAGATTCATAAACCTTGGCAGTTTCATTTGCGCCTGGTTGACTATAATCATATGTAACATTACCATTTGCATCAGTGGTTTGATACTGTGCCATATCGCTTGTTACAGTATCCATTTGTTTTTGAATGGTATCTAAGTCGGTTGTATTAAAATCAAAATCATATGTCTTGCCAGTTGCTTCTTCCAATGACTTTTGAGCATTTTCACCTTCGGTTGCCGCTTTTTCTATATCACTGGTGTCAACTTCTGGTTTGATCATACCTGTGGCTTCTAACAATTGTGGAAGCATTTCTGCTTCTTCATTTGTTAATCCAAGAGATTCTACAAGTGAGTCTAATGCTTTTTCTGCAGGTTCAAGCTGATTGCTGTCATATGCACCGTCAAACAAATCAATGCTTTTGATCTGTTCAGATGTGAAATCAGATAATGCATTTTTAGTTTCTTCGATTACTGTCTTATTATCTTTGTTTGCCTGCTGAACTTTTCCAAGAGCAGAAGCGTAAGTATTTGCCTTTTCTGTATCATCTCCAAAATCAATTTCAGCAGGATTTTCAATGGTTGCACCACTCAATGATTTACGATAGTTTTCTGCATCTTGACGTATTTGTTCGAAATCCAATGAATCTAAATCATATGTATTCGCAAGACCATCAATCATGTCCTGAATATACTGTGCTACAGCATCTTGATTTTCTCCGTAAAGATCATTTTTAAATATATTTTCATATTCTTTTCCAAGAATTTTAATCTGATCTTTAGCACTCTCAAGTTCTTCATTGTATGCAGATGCACTATCTGCCGCTACATTGGAAAGATTAGTACCTAATTCATCAATATCTTGTTGATATCCTTGTACTTCTTTTTCTGCCGCCTCAATAGCAGTGGTGTTTCCTGGATCTTCTGATTTCAGTTTATCCAATCTGGATTGTGATTCTGCAAGGTTTCTATATGCATCAGACAATTTTAAAACACCATCTTCTGTATCGTTAATGATGTTATTATGGAATCCGTAATCTTCGAGCCTTCCAAACATACCAGATATGAAATCTTCTCCCATACCCATTTTTTTTGCAACATCTGAAACATTCCTAACGTTTAATGCCCAACTATCTAATTCAGCATTGTATTCCGCAAAACCATTTGTTTGTAGGTCGCTAAGGAAGTTTTGAACACCAGATATATCTTCTGTAAGATACCTTGCAGCTTTTCCGTAATTCTCCATAAAGTTTGCTGCGTCCGTTGCACCTGTAGGAGATATCAGTTTTGCAAATGACTTAAATTCATCCGTACCAACCAAACCTTTATCGTAAGCAGCCTTTGCCTGCTCAAGACCTGAAACCATATTAAGGAATGGATCACCTGCATTTTCAGTGGAAGTAGCAGTTACCCATTCTCCATAATCAGAGAATAATTTCTGCTGTTCTTGATATAATGCATTATATTGTGAACGTGCCTGTTGAATTGCTGACAAGTCTCCAAACATATTCTGTAGTTTGCCTTGTTCTTCAGCAAGATTGTCTTCAGATGCATTTTTGACTACCTCATTTTGTTCCGCAATAGCTTGTGTCTGATTTTTAATAGCATCAGAAAAATCCTTTGACTTCACTTTATGTTGAAGTGAAATTAAGCTAGATAATGCTTTATTATTTACCTTTACTCCATTGGCAGTGTTCGTGAATAGGAGAGCAGGGTTTAGTTCTGAAAATTCACTAAATGCATTTCCAACTGCTGTGATAGATTCTGCTGAAAGACCAGTGGCAGAAGCGGACTCATTAATAGCAGATTGAAATGATGAGAGATTAGTCTGAGCATCTGTGACATTCTTTTGCATTGCAGAGAGCGAAATTTCAGCTTGACGTTGAACATATTTTATTTGAGCCATTGCATCAGAATAATCACCAATAAATGACTCATTATTTGCTATTTCTGCTAACGATGATAGTTCAGAAGAAGATATGTCTGTTTTTAAATCTTCACCAGGAAAATTTTTATCACCTTCGAATCTGCTTACAATATCATTATAGTCAGTTTTCATTTGATCTAATGAATCATGAACACCAGATCCATTTTTTAATTGTGATTCAGTAAATGCATCCGTTTCTTTTCTGACAGCTTTTATTGCATTTGTTGCGGCCTTTTCATATTCCGAATAGGACATATTTGCTTTTTTATCATCTAAAGTAAATAAATCATTTAAAGCTTGCTGCGTTTCTTTTTTGTCTAGCGAATTAACGAATTTATTAGACCAATCACGTATGTTCTTTTCAATGGATTCAGGTTCTAATGTACTTAAATCTTCACCTTTCCCAGCTATTTCTTCTATTCCATTTAAATCTAATCCATTAATCAGAGAGCCAACCATTGTGTCAAGGGCAGAATTTTCATCGGTTAATTTTTGATAATCTTTGTTTGCTTGAAAAAATGCAGGCATAACATCTTTAATCGCAGAAGCAGACGTTTCTGCTTGAGTTTTTAATTGGTTATAGTATGCCAACATGGATTCATAATTATCTTTACTGGTATAGTCAGTATTTATAAAACTTCCAAAAAGTCCATTACCTTTTATTCCTGCTTTTTTCATTGCATCTAAAAGATTTAAATTTTGAGTATATAAACCGCCGTATTTATCTGTTGGACTTCCCAACCAACCACCAGTAACATTCTCTACGGCATCTTGTAATTTTCCTGAATCATAATCTTCAAGATATGATTCAATTGCTTCCATTTGGTTTGTAATGCCTGTTTCTTTGGTAATTCCTTTGTCTTGATACATTTCTGCTTTAAATTTACCAATTACATCACTTGCATTATTAACTTCTGCTTGGTACTGCTGTAGTTTTTCTGTTGATAATGAATTTTCAATTTTGTTTGCGTTATCGATTATAGGTGTTCCAAGAGAGTTGTAACCTTTTATATTGTTTGGTAGATATCCTGCTAGTTGTGATGATAAATCATTATATTCCGCATATTCTTGATCTGTTAAAGTTCCTTGTTCTCCGAAAGATGTTGCTCCTTTTGAAAGTTCTTCAAATCTTTCTTTGTTTTCTTTCATCCACAAAGTCGCAGACTGCATTTTTTGATTTGTTTGACGGTAACTTTCTAAAGCTTCATTTCCTTTTTTTATTGCGTCTTCTTGTTTATTAGAATAGTTGTCCCATGCTTCTCCTGCTTTGTTTAAAACAGCGGTTGCGACAACATCAAAAATAACATTACCTGTTGCAGAAAGTGCTTTTTTCCCAATTGATTTCGCACCATCAAATATACTTGCACCTATAGATTTAAAATTTAAAGCTTCCCCACCAGCCATAACAATATGTTTATTAAAATTTTCCAATCCTATAGAAGCAGATTCTGATTCGTTACCTATTTCATTAAAAGTATTCCCATATTCTTTTAATGATTTTCCATATGCTGAAAGTGTTCTATTTGAGATGTTCAAATTATCCCAAAATTTTTTGTCAAAAGATCCACCTTCATCATAGTGAGTTTGCATGGTTTTTAAAACGTTTTCCAACTCACCTTTTGTTTTGTTTTTGTTATAAGCATTTCCAATAAAGTTAGTTATCTACGATTTAATACAAATACATTTGGAAACATTTGTATATTTTTATTTGGAAATATGTTATAATAATATAAAAATAGGAGGTATAAACATAAAATGATATTATTTATATCTGGTTTAATATTTTTTATAATTATATCAATTTTACATGCTATAAAAGGAGATTATTCAAGAATTAAATTTTTAGGTTCTATAGTTTTAAATATAACTTTTTTTATGATCGCATTGTTTATAGTATCTTACTATAAAAGAAGATTAGGTGATACTAAATTTTTATTTTTATGTATATTTTTACTTTGTATGTATTTTTTAATTGTGTATCGTGTACAAGTTTTTACTTTTGTAAAAAAACATAAATATTTTATCCCAATTGTATCATGTTTAATTATTACCATATTAATATCTTATAATGTATACAATCATTTTCGTATCAATCAGAAAAAAGAAATCGCTCAAAAACATATGAATGAATTTAATATGTTAAGAAATAATTACAAATCAGATGTTGAAAAAGAAATTTTAAATCAAAAACAATATTTTGATAATGTCGAAAGTATTTCTGTAAAATTAAATTTTTACGAAAAGAAAAGTGATGAAAATAAATATAGAGAAGATGACTCCATGTATATAGAATATCATGATGATATAGAAATAAACATTACGTTAAACGAAACATTTTTATTTGGATCCTTATCAAACAAAGACAAATTTGCATATATTAAAAATATAGAGGATCGTATACAACAATGCATTTGGGATGTTGAAGATAAAAATAGTATATATCAAAAATATTTAACTGTAGAACATACAGATCCATCTTATCTGGGATATGATAATTATGATATTTTTGTATGTACATCTTTTTTAGACGTTTTTATAAATTGGGAGGACAATCAATTTTATATATACGATTCCGATACAAGACCATGTTTATATATAAACGGCAAGTCTTATGATATAGAAGAGGAGGCATAAGTACATGTACTATGTTGGATATTTCGGTATGATTTTTCTTATACTTTTTATTATCTACATTCTTCTTTTTAAGTGATGGCATATTACAAAAACCCTGTGACAAGACGTGTAATCTAGTTACAGGGATTTTTCGAAAAAATATTTACAAAATAATAATACGAAATTTTTTAAAGTTAGTATCAATATTTTTAAATCAGGATATCAGACAACAGATCATCCCCCCCTGTTTAGAAAGATGATCCATATTAATTCACCCCACTTATACATACAAATAGAAGAGCAGTATTGTAAAATACAGGACATGATTTTACAACGCTGCTTTTCTTTCTTTACTCCGTATAACCATTATTATTTTTTTCTAAATATTTTGAATTTTTATTATTTTCTTTTTTACGTACTATTTCACTGTCATCATTTATAATAATATCGTCAAACGAAATGTATTCCATTCCAAATGGTTTTCCATCATAATTTTCAAATAAACTTCCTTCATTTGCCCCACTTACAATTTTAAAATTAAACATTCGTCACCTCCAATTACACAGATAATTTCACCATATCATAGGTAGTTGATATTGTATTGTCAGATTCTGCAATCTGTTTTAGTGTATATTCAAAAGCACTAATAATACTTGGTTCTAAAAAATCATGTTTAAATTTAAAGTTCGGATTTTCTTTGTATAATTTCCGGATTTTAAGTTCGTTACTATATAATGCAATAAATGTATTTTCATCTTTTTTATACATTTTTTGTATGATATTTTTTTCAAATTCTGATGGATATTGATATATTGTACTACATAAAATTCCATCATCATTTAAGCCACATAATATTACTCTAAAATACTTGGATATTTCACCATATTTTTTTAGTTCCTCACATTCATTTAACCAGTCATATAAATATGGATAAATATTATCGTAATGAGTCTTAAAATCAGAATACGACCAGTTTATAACCTTATTTGCAATCTTATCATCTTTAAATGTTTCAGAGAGCAGATTATAATATGCTGTACGTGATCCAACAATTCCAATTAATACGTTATTTTCATTTTTAAAAACTTTGGTCTGGTTATCATGAACAGGTTTTACAATTAATTTTCCATCATTATTTGATATTGTTGTAGATAATCTTTTATCACCAAACATATAAACATTGTTATTTACAACATGCATTAATACTACACTCATACTCTATTCCTCCATCTTTGCCAATAGCAATACATATATTATATATTAACATTACCCAAAATAAAATATTTTGTTTGAATTTATATAAAAATATACATATATTTTCCATTGGTAGAAATTGCAAACTATGATATGATATACATACAAGAACAGGAGGGATATAGAATAATGGATATACCCAACAATATATACGAAGACATGGAATTAGATCCGATACATTACAAAAGTCAAATGTACGAAATTGTGTCTAAAATTGCATTTTTAATTGGTGTAAAAGAATATTTATTTAATGACGAACAAACGCATTTTGACAAAAATTTATACAACGAATGGATTCAAAATACTAATACTAGAGTAGTACGAAATTTATGCTTAGTTAGATCTTTTCTCTTTATGAAATACAAGGCAATCAATAATGCAATAGTATATGATATGAAAAATATCAATATACTTGACGAATATTTTCATTGTGACGTAATTGAATCATTAAGAGAAGATGACATAGAGTTATCACATGCCAACTGGCGAATCAATCAATATATAACAGACGTTAGCGAAAAAATTTCATATTACATAAATAACTGTAAATCACTGTTTCCAATATGGATCAATTGGGAATACATCAAAGAATTATTTATTATTCCTAAAATACATGATGATAGACAAATCAAATCTGTATGGGGATATTATGTAAATAACATAAATAACTTTCCATTCAAATTATTTATTAATGTCCGTGGTGAATTTGGAAAAATGTTATTGAATGATTATAAATTTATCACAATGCTTTATGGTCTACACGGAGAAAAATTTAAAGACATAAGTAAACTAAAAGATGCCAGTGAAGAGAAAAAGAGTAGTATTTATGATTTTTTGGAATATGGTTCGTCTGCAGCTATCGTTGTAGACTGTGAGAACGCAAATGTATTTAAATTATATTCCGTATTGCAAGGACTTAATCATGACTATCTTCGTAAGATCAAGAAAATTATATTATATAACGATTCCCATACATCTTCTGCGTGGAAGCTTCTTAACCGTTTTGTGGATATCAAAGTAGAGCATAACATGATTGAAAGAATCAAAGAAAACAAATCATTAGTTGATATGAAACTTGCAGTTGGGACATGTCGTGAGTATTATGAAAATCACATTGAATCTTTTATCCTGGTTTCATCCGATTCTGATTATTGGGGACTTATTACAGAAATGCCTGAATGTCGTTTCCTTGTTGCTATTGAATACGATAAAGCAAGTGCTGCAATCGTAGAAGCTATGAAAGCCAACAATATCGCATACTGTCATATTGATGATTTTTGTTCTAACAACTTGGAACAAATCGAAACAGAAGCACTGTTGCTGGAAATAGGAAACAGCCTAAAAGATATTTCGTTTGACATAAACAAGATCTTGTCACAAGCACTCTTTAGTACCAATATCATGTACAATGAAAATGAAAGAGCGCAATTTATTAAACGATATCTTTCTGGTATAAAGCTCAAAGAAAAAGATGGTTTATATACTGTTGAAATATGAGATGATAGGAGAGTGATATAACTCTCCTATATTAATATTAAATTATTCGTCAATTTTCTCAGGTGGATACGTAAATGAAAAAGTAGTTTTTCCACCGTAATTATTTATTGAAAAATTGCCTTGCTTGATTAAGTTCATGCCAATTATTAAATCATATTCGTCCATATATGATTTTGTAGCCAATATTCCGCTAAATGATGCAAAATTTGGAATCGAAACTCCAATAGAATATAACTCTGTATTAATTATTCCTCCTGCAGTTTCCATACCCCTTGTACCCATACAAGATAGATCTAAATTATTTATTATTTCTTCTGATACCATGCAATAATCAGCTCCAGTGTCCCATAATGCTTTACATTGTATTGATGTATCAAAATTATTTGGATTGCTTATTTCAATTTCCGTGACTATACGATGTTCTATTTTATTATATTCGTATAAGCATTTTCGGTTTTTTATACTCTGTACATATGATTTCTGGTTCTGGTCTGTCATCTTCATAACTAAACTCCCTTGGAATAAATTCATAATCAGATGATTTTCCAGTATTTATTTGAACAACATACTCCTCTTTGTTACCATATATTTTCATACCTTCTTCGTGAGCTTTGTTTATCTTGTCATAAACACCAATAACTTTATAATCATGTATAAGATAATATCCGTCACCATATTTTTCATGAAGCTCTTGATGATGTTCTTTGATCCAATCAAATTGTTTTTTATGTTTAGGACTCACAGGTTTGAAAAATGCGTGTTCAATATAATATATTTTCATCTGTTATGTCCTCCTTATTATATTACAAAAATTTGTATTTACAATATATTAATATATAATGCATACTGAATCTATTGAATACAGCAGCTTATAACATAAGGGTTCGTTGCCGATTGTACTTTTCTCCATACTTAGCTTTTGACTAATCCAACGATTGTCTCTTGTGCAATCACAAAACGTAGTTGGAATCTCCCAAACCCTATATGTATGCATTTTACTATTTTTTGATACTAAATTCTATACTACCTCATTTACATAACCGTATCAATTTATGTAAATGATCCAAATGGCTGATGGGACAGAAGCGTATAGATACTTCCGTGAATTAATCGGACACCCATCTTTCCTATCGCTAGAGTGCATCTTTATGATTTCATCATATTCTATCATACAATGAAACCACACTTTCGTTACGCTCGTTGAGGTCGGTATCTGTGTAATTTTACACTTTACGAACCCTACCTGCGGATTGCCTCGTACTTTACTTTTTTACCATACCTTCTGCTTTCACAGTTGCCACTTATTCCAATTAAAAATAAGTTTGGTAGTAAAGTCATGTAACATAGCCTTTTGAACTATGAAGGTTCCCCGTTCTATAATTCATAATAGAAGAGAAGCGCATTACCACTTACTCCATATTAGAAAGTCACTATAGAAGTCCTTGTTTATAAATAAACTCGTACACATCACTGTTAAGCTTCTAAGCGGCATAAGTCATTTTGAAGAAAATGCATGGAGATTTCCACGATCTCTTACCGCTGCCTGTTTTTCCTTGAAATATACCTAATCCAATCATTGCTGTATTAAGTAATCCAATATGGTCAACAATACCTGTAATCGCATTTACAAATCCTGTTGCACCTTCAATAGCACCTTTGAACATATCTGATCCAACAGCGGTATTAGAAAAATCTTGAAAACTATTTTTCAAACCCTCTAATTTTCCTTGTAAGGATTCAGTATATGCATTGTATTTTTCCATGGATTCGCCTGAAGCATTATTTGCAACACCGATATATTTTTCAACATTGCCCCACTGCTGCATAAGCACCATGAAATCATTCATATGGTTAGTGCCTGCAAACGCCTGTGCAACCGCTCTTTGTTGCACCCTAGAAAATGAATTCCATCTCTCCGCTGTATCATCTAAAACATCATCAAATTCCCTGAATTTATCCGAGCTATCTCTTAAAGAGATTTCCACCCCTTTAAGTACAGTTTCTACATTACTAAGGTCTTCGCCTGTCTCAAAATCTTTTAATCTGGATAACTTAATATTACCCATACGTGAAAATATTGCATTAAGCGAAGTACCAACAGAAGACATTCCTTCCTGAGTTGTCTCACCAATCGCTGCAGCGTATGCGAGAAGTTTCTCTGACTCTACGCCACCTTGCTTTGCATTGGCTGCTACTTCATTAAATGCATTAGCCAATCCACCTACATCAGTAGCACTTGCCATATCAATTGCACTGATAGAGTCTACAAACGACATTACCTGAGACTCTGACATTTGATATGATTTCATTGCTGCTGTAATAGTTTTAGTAGCATCTGTAGATGAAAGATCACCAATCTTTGATAAAACAATAGAATCTTGTGCTAATGCGTTTGCCTCTTCAATACTTTTACCCTGTTTTAACCATTCAAGAGAGCTTGCTGCAACATCTGTTCCTGTAGCCTTTAATGATTTACCCATTTCTGAATAAGTAGACATTAGCTCTTTTGCTTTATCTGTAGAAACACCTGTTGACATTTGCAATGAAGTCATTGTATCGTCAAAATCTTTTACAGAATGAATTAATTGCATAGGAAGATCTTGGAATGCCATTTGTATTGCTCCATACATTCCTGTAAATTCACCAATCTGTGAAAACGCACGTTTCATTTCTTCAGTTGCAGTCTTTCCCTCAAGTCCCTCTGCCTTGATACGAGACTTCAAACTATTGAATGAACTTTCCGCATTTGCTTTATCTTCAACTGTTACAGCATTTCTATATTGAGATTCTAGTAATTTTAATGATTCTCCGTACTTCTTTACAGCTTTACTATTTTCTTCATAATAAGCAGCGACTTTATTTGCTCCACGTTCTGCGATGCCAGGTGCAAGTGTTTTTGACATAGTATCTCTGACCTCAGACATACTGTTCTTAAACTTTGAGGCTGCTTTATCCAAATTTTCCATTTCTTTAAGATAATCGCTGTCAGATAAATTTTTCCCATTACGGTGCTGTTCTAATTTCTTTAACGCATCATTGTAGTCGTTTAATGCATTAGTGGCTTTTTGGATATTAGCTTCATTTTCTTGTCCACTATATGATTGTAACTGAGATTTCATACGAGACTGATCAGCTTCGTATTTTCCTGTATCGAAATTGTAGTTAAATTTATCCTGCGCCTTCTGTTGCGCTTTAGCTTGTTGTTCTGCAATTTTCTGTTGCTCTGCAATTTCTGCTTTTTTGTTTTCATAAAACTGCTTTGCATTATTAACAAGTGAATTATTATGTGCGTTTTTATCAACGGCACGCTGTTTGTATTGAGCAAAGGATTGTCTGGATTCAATTTTGTCAATCGCAGCTTGGTTTTTTAAAGTTTGCTTTAAATTCTGTTCCTGTGCCTTTTGTTGCGCTTTAGCCTGCTGTTCTGCAATTTTCTGTTGCTCTTTTGCAGATTGCTCCACAGCCTTTTCTTTTTCTTTAAGATATTTTTTTGCGCTCTTAACAGCATTTTTTCCAACATCTTCATCAAAATCGTAATTGATTTCAGGAACAGAATCCTGCATTTTTTTTGCAATTTTTTCAACTTCTTTTTGTTCTTTGGCCTGTTTTTTTGCATAATCAACAGGATCCATACCTACTGATTTCATTCCCTTGTTAAATGATTTCTGGAATGATTTACCTGCGGATACGGCTTGATGCTGCATTTGAGACTCCATACTTTTAAAAGCTTTTTCGATTTCAGAAGTACCTTCAGTCTCAAAATTAATTCGTACAGTTTCTGATTTTAAGCGTTCTATCTGCCGTTCCAGTTCATCTATTTTTTCTTTACCGTGAGGTTGTACGTTGACATTTACTTGAAAATCAACACTCATATTTTTCTCCTTTCCTTGAAAAGTCCGTGTTTTTACAAACAAAAAACTCTCCGTAAAAAGGAGAGTAGTAAAATTTAAAATTATTTGAAATACCCATAACTAAAGCCACGGGTATTCTTGATATAAAATAATAAAATTATCCAAAATTTTTCTTTACTGCATTTAAAATACTTTCTTGTGCTTCATCCCATGTTCCAGGTTTACCTAAAATTCCAGATCCATTATGTTGGATTTCTTCAAATACTTTTTGTCCAGAATAAGTTCCAGTGCTGTAATCAGAAACTACTAAACCAATTGTATAATCATATTTTCCACCTCCACCTTGAACACCAGAAGAGTATGGACTACTACCATAATTACCTGTTCTTTGATATAAAACAGGATTACCCTGTCCATAAAATGATCCAATTGCTTCAAATGTGGAAGCGATGCCTTCAGCTTCAGCAGCATATACCCTTGGTCGTATTACTTGCCTATCTACAGCATTCCATATTTTGCCCATTAGAGTTCCTTTCTAAATAAAAAAACATATTTTCTGTATATGTAAATAGTGAAAAGTATGGTAATATATTCGCAGAGGTGGCGACACTCAAAAGGTGTCATATGGAATATTCACACATATTCCATTGGGAACTGGGCATTTTATCACGTTTTGCGGCCTCCGTTCTTGACGGACAGATATCAGCTTACATACCTTTTATTGCATTGATCTTATACCATATAAGAATAAATGTTATGAAGGGAGAGATTTGACATGGAAACACTTGATTTGATCAATGTTTTTGTGAATATAATCCGATGTGCCATTGAGGTATATCGATTTGTTAAGCAAGAACGTTTAGTATAATATAGCTAGACATCTTTGTGATAAAAGCCCAGTGAGGCGAAAATTACCATACAATCACTATATGTTTTTTAGTTTTATTCAATAAATAGTAACAATAGGATCCACCACATTGAATAATTTAAACAAAGGTAAACCGTTATTAACAAAACAAAAATATCCCATATATACTTCATATATAGTTACCATCCTGAGACTGAATTATTTTGTGGTAGTATTAGTTGCGTTCCTTGTATCCCAAAGCATTTTATATTTTCTAAGCTCCTTATTTTCAGCCTTTAGATTCTCAATCTGTTCATTCTTTCCATCAATGATTTTTTTGCTTGCTTCATCAAAATCGAAATCTGCAGCATCCCTTACTACATCAGCAATAAATTCCGGTGTGAGTTTAATATTGGAAGAATCCAATTTCCGCATTACTGAAGCGCATGTTTTAACCATTTCAGGAGTAAGCTGTTCAAGATTTAACTTTGAGAAATTTGCAAGGGATTCGATAATGACATTTGCTGCTTCGACAATAATATCAAGATTTGGATTAGAGTGGATAATTTGCTGTTTCACAAAATCAACTTTATCCCTGACATGTTTTCTTACATCTTCCATAATTTCTGCAGCATCCGTTGAAGGAAAATCATAATTTACAAACTGATCAATCATTTTTCGGAAATCGTTATCTGTTCTATATAGATCATAAATATTTTCTTCTTCTGCGCTGCCATCTGGAAGCTCTACAGTCTCCAATGTATATCCTTCAATAAAATATGATCCTACAGCGATAATTTCAGCCATATCTGTATAATAAGGTGTGTATTTTCCTTCAAAGAAATATTTCTGTGAAATAAAATCAATTGCATGGATTTTGTCAGCAAGTGTAACCTCTTTGATTCTTAAATTTTCTTTAATCATTGTTCAATTTTCCTTTCTCTATTTCCTTTTAACTCTTGTATGTAAGGACTATTCTCTTTATTTATATCATCTAATAATTTTTCAATATTATATCTATAATTTGTTCTAAGTTTCTTCTTTTCAACTAAAATAGGAGAGCATAGTTTCAGCATATCCTGTTCGTTGAAACTTTTCTTATCAATTGATTCAATCAATGTTATAAGATCTTTTACGGATAAAAAATATGTACAGTCAGATTTTCTAAAGTCAAGTAAAAATCCGGATAACACATTTTCATATTTATCAAATTTATTTAAGTTCTCTATTTGATAGTAATGTATAATTCCTTTGTCTTCCTTAGTTCTTTCAAATGAACATGCTCCTTGAAAAGTTTTGCATTCTACAATTAATAAATTACCTTTTTTTCCATTAAACCAAAAATAATCCGCAGGTGATCTTTGACTGAATCGGAGAGCAGAAGTCATATTGAAACTTTGTGCTGCATCTGGTGGTCTATATACGAATAGCCATTCAGGACATGACTTCTTTATATTGTCTTCAAATACTTTTCCTACGTTTTTTTTCATATTTTTTAAATTATTTTATATATTATCTGGTGTATACATTATCATAGAAATCAGCAAGCGCATAAAATAGTTCACTATTTTTCTTATATTTCCATACGGTAATACCATTTACTTCTTTAACGAATGTATATCTGATTCCATGATCTGTAAGCCATTTTAGTTCTTCGATCCAGATGCAACTGTATTCTCTGTCAAGTTTAACTTTCGGTCTATTTTCCATTTCTTCCATTTATCTCAATTCCTTTTTTCTGTATTCTATTTTTTACTATGATAATATGGAGTAAAAAATAGGGTTTATAAAAATAAACAAAATATATTAATGGCTTGCTTAAATTTATAAACCCTATTTTGTAACGCCATCATATATTTCGTTTCTAAATTGTTTTATATCATTCATATTTTTTACACCTTTCAACTTGCTTGAAAGGAATATATTTATCTTGTTCGGAACAATATCTTTGAGCCGCACATAGGCGTTCAATTTCTTTGGTTTTATCTTCCCGTAATTTGCAGAAGAGCATATAACGTCCAGTTCGTTCTACGTATTGTTCATAACAGTTTTTACACATTTATTCACTTCCTTTTTGTAAAATGGCAACAGCGAAAAATTCACTGCTGCCATAATACTATATTATACATTGTCAGGCAGTTACTTTGACCTGAACAATATCTTTACTTGTACCATATGTTACTGTAATATTTGCAGTACCAGAAGCTACAGCACTGATTTCCCCAGTCTGATTTACTCTAGCGTAGCTTTGATTATCAGATTCAAATCTACATTTGGATGGATCGATGTCTACATTGCTGTAAAGTCCTTCTCTAATGCCAATGATAGATAACTGCTGTTTGCCACTTGCTTTCAATGAAATTAGAGCTGGTGTTACAGCAATATCAGATACGGATATTTCATTTTCCGCATCATCAATTTCGTAGATATAGCCATAAACATCACCATCTGTGCAGGTTGCACCTTCAACCGCCAGAGCATCACCTTCGATACTTGTAGATGTTACACCTTCTGCTTCCAGGGAAATGTCAAAAGTACCATTTGGCTGATAAGAAGGAATGACAATCTGAACCTGACCAACTTTTCCTTTTCTATTATTATGCTTATCGGCTGTAAGAATAAGTTCTCCAATCATAGGTGAACTGTCAGCATCAATTGTAATATTTTTTACCTGTTTGGAATATTTATAAGTAGCCTTGACATTTGCATCTTCACTACCTACAGTAATTGTATTTCCAGACGGTTTTACTTTAGTAATAGTACCATCTTGTTTTTCAACAAACACATTTTCACCTTCAACTGGTTCATGGAGTAGAGTCCCTGTACCTTTTGTAAGTGTTATGCATTCTGCAACCGCACATACATTTCTAAGACTTTGTGCAATTGTAGAACCTGTATTAACTGCAATATAATCAAGTTTCCAGTCTGCCATTTCAATAGTAGAAGAAAGCTTCCTACCAAATTTATATTTATACTGTATTTTTCCACCCTTACCACCAGTAACTTCCTGATCTTCCATAGATACAGAAATACTTGTATTTAGTGCGGTTGTGCCAGTAAATGCAAGAACACCATCTACATAAAAGGCAACGTCAGCAGTAGAAACTAAAAAGTCTTTTGAGTTTTTTGCCATTTGTTTTACCTATCCTTTCTTTTCTTCAATAAAAAAAGAAGCATAGTTAGCCACCTAACTTGCTTCTGATTTCACTTTCGTTTGCTTTTAAATCTTTATATTTATCTTCGACTTCCATACTTGACATCCAATGTTTCAATGGTTGCTTGAATGTAACCATTCCTGACATTTCCCCAGTACGGCAAGCTTGATATTCATCATGCTTATTTAATCGTTTTATATATCTCCAAAATTTACGTATCGTTAAATTTTGTATGTATTTATTTTCAATTCTTAGTCCAACAGCGAGAGAATCAATATAATCTTCCGTTGTTCCACTGTTATTGTTCTTTCTCTGTTCAAATGCCCGAGCTTTTTCTAAAGCATTTAAGGTATCAATATTCATAAATTCATCCATATCAAAATCGACATCATTTTGTATAAAGAATATTCTACGAATATCATCAAAAATCTCATTAGTAATCATACAACCATTTATCCATACATCCAAGGTTTCTCTATGATATTGTATTTCTGCATCTTCTCCGCAGATAATAGATAATAATCTCATTGCCATAGAATAGCAAAAAGGTAAATATTTCATATTATATCTTTCTGCAAATTCTCTGTCGCCAGCAGTAACTTTTAAAAAATCGAAATATCCCATTTTGATATATTTTTTTTCAGGAATACTTGCATTCTTTCTTACAGTGAATGCTTGCAGACATTGATTAAACGCAAGAATATCTTTTACCAGTATAGGATGAAGTGTAATTGATTCATTGTACGGAAATGGAGTATCAAACATCAAATACTCTTTTAGCGTATCCTCGTTATATTCCACATTGATCACCACCTGCATTATAATTGGTTATATAATAAGATAGACACTTTCCATAATATTGATTGTTTGGACGATATGTAGAGAGATGATTTCTAGGGTTTGGTTCGACATCACCTAAACCATATAGATTTTCATTTCCATTTAAGATCCCATCAATACAATCACATAATGCATCAATTCTGTTTCCAAATGTATCGGTTGCAAAATATCCCATATCCTTTACTTCACGAGCAGTAGGAGATGACCATTGATTTAATCTGACTAAATTTTTATCAGTAAAAACAAAAACATACAAATTAAAATCCATAAACATACCTTTTTGAACAGATGGTATATCTACATCCACAAACAGAAAAGTTTTCTTTTCCTTAATAGTGTCGTCTACAAAATCGTGATCAAAAATATAACCCTGTTCTGTATACCATTCACCATTAATGTACCATTTACCACCTAAAAGCACATCAACAATATCAAGTTCTGGACACTCACTTTCTTCTGGAGATATCAATTTAATAAAATTCTTGTTTTTTAATAACAGATTTATAATTTTATATTTATAATCTGCAGCGGTATATAAATTGCTCATAAGTCATATCCTTTATAGTATATCTGCAATAGTCACTTGTTTTTCAGAGACAACGCTGTTGCCAATCAAAATCTGAATATCCACTTTTTTACCTATTTGTGATTCGTCATTCACAGTGAGGGTAATTATTTCTCCATGCTTTCCAGACAAAGTTTTTTCAACCTCACAGTCACAGACAATATTCCAGGAAAATGGAACAGATGATAATAGTGAGCTGCTGTTATCGTGGTTCACTATAGAAACAGTATACTTCTTTGGTATTCCTACCCTTATCTTTGTACTACCAGAAATATCAACTATATATGAATCATGATCTAGTGGGGGAGTAGGTTGTGTATCATCAGTGTTGCTAGAATGATAATCGCAAATCCATACTTGTTCACCTGTTGGGAGTTTTACTAATTGATCAACTTTGGGGTCTAATGGCGTTTCTAATACAGTAATACAGCACAATCCCTTTCCATAATTATAAGAACTGTTGTCATTTTGAGTAACTTTGTAGCATGTTGGATTTTTGATATTTTTATCAAGAACAAAACGTTGTGGAGTATCAAATACAACAGTATCGTCATTACACTGCATACGTAACATATGCTGCGCCGCACCCAACGTAACATATTGATTACCAGATTCTCCGGAATTATATTGAGTGCTATTTTGGTCAACAACATATATACTTTTGATATTCCCATGCTTGTCCTGCCAAAATAATTTCCAATCGCAGCTCATAAAAGTTGCACGGCAATATATTTTATGGAAAGAAAAAGAATTTAAACATAACCATACCATGTTATCGTATTCCAAATAGTCTCCACATTCCATCCAGTCACTCGGATCAATAGTTTCTACAGTTATTTCATGATGTGTTTTGTCTATAAATTTTCTATTAAATATTCTGGGAGATTTCTTAAATGAATTTCCATTAAGAAATGTTTCGTCCTCACGATCCGGAGACATATCATATAAAAATGAAACCTGTCTTTCCTTTTCGTACATCATTTGTTTCCTGGGATTTGAACTTCCCTGAGACTTTGACAAAATATATGAATCAAGCATTATCCTCACCAACTTTCAATTCTGAGAGTAATGCACATATTTTCAATACAGATTTTCTCATTTCAGAATGATTTTCTGCAATTTTTAACATCTCTAAATGTGAAATGAGATCAAGATAATATGCAGTTGCATGTACATTTTTATTTTTGCATATATTAAATAAAGTATGAATCTGAGTTGAAGCAAAATTAATTTTATAACGAAGTTCATCTGTCATTCCGTTATCTTCATATAATGGTAATAATGCAAATACATGATTTATAACAGAATCAACGCATAAATTATATTCTTTATTTTTATATTCCATATCATGTACCCCATACATTTGTATTTCGATAACCATTTTTGTTCACGTTCCACATGACTTCTTCCTTTAAAACTTCAAGCGCACTTGTCTTTGCTTCTAACATATTCTTCTCGGCGTATGTTTTAAAATCTCCATCCTGTAAATGTAAACGCATTTGCAAAATATCATTTTTATCTCTTGTTAAATATCCGATTAATACATATTTCGCAAAGATCAATTGTTCCCCATCAGTTAAATGTGAAGTGAATTCGTTTAAGATTTCATCTCGTTCAACGTTTATACCTGAATCTGCAATTTCCAGTTCACCTGCAGCAAATTTAAAATATGGTTTTAAAAATGTAACAAGACCATCTACATCGTACTGATCAAATATACCATCAATTTCATAGGATTTTGTCATAGATAAAATCAATTCAATAATATCAAGATAAGTAGTGTTCTCGTTCATATGCATTACCTATTATCCTTTTCGTTTTTGAAGGGCCAACGCAGTAATATCACATGGAACCGCACATGCCTTTCCAATCGCATCAATTTTATTCATATCCACATTTTCGTTATTGTTAATTTTCTTTACCATAAGATCAATTAAAGTATCCTGAATAGTAGGAGTGGTGTTTTTTACCATGTCAACAATTTTACTCTGTGGGAATGATAAAATATTATTGATTGTGTCAACAGTTAAAAAGTGCTTGTAATACTCATCCAGATAATTGTTTCTTACAACATCCTTATCACAGATATAAACTGTACCATCTTCAATAAATGGTCTGCATGTTGCAATACAATCCTGCAAATCTGCATATGTAATTGTTGCCACATGTCCAAATTTATCAAACCTGAACACTTTTGCATTTCCGTCATTTGTTGTTTTTAGATTCACACCACCATCAGATAAAGAAATTACTTTAATTGGTTTTAGTGGACTTATATCAACAAATGTGTGTTCCTCTTCTTCAAAATCATTCGCAACATTGACCTGTGGTTCCGATTTTTTTTCATTCAAATCTTTTAAAAGATTTAGAATTTCGTTCACTTGTGATTTGAGCATTTTATTTTCTTCTTCTAACAGTTCAATTTTTGAAATATTTTCAGAAGATAATTCCACATCATTTTCTTTTGGTGTAGTTTCCTTTGTAGTAGTTCGTGGTCTTCCTGCCATTTCTTTATTTCCTCCAGATTCATTTGTCCATATTCATACTAAATAGGAGAGGAGTAGTCCCCTCTCCATTATCATTTATTACGCAAGTTTCATTACACCGAACTTACTATTTGTAATAAGTCCAGTAATCCATCCTTTATGCATGGATGCATTCTGAGTAAGATTTCCATTTGCAAACACATCATCTGCAATATAAAGACCTTCATCTTCAAATACAACCTGAATCAGCTTCTGAACGCCAGGAGATACAAAGTAAATATGTTTGTTACTGATTGCAAAATCATAATCAGCAGATGTCCAGTCGATTTTCTGAGAAAGAGCAATAAGTGGTGTATTCATAAATACTGGAAGATAACCAACAGTATTGTATGTCTCACCAAGACCAAGTTTCAGATAATCATCCTGTGGAAGAACATCCATGAGTGCAAGCTCTGTACCTACAGCAACTGCTTTACGTCCACCGTTAGTAGCACCAACTCTTGTAGCAAGTGTCTTGAATGCGTTTGGTGTATAGGAACTTTCTTTGAAGTTTGTGGATCTTGTATCAAAAGATTCCTGCATAGCAAAAGCGATATCAATTGCAATTTCTGCTTCGATAGAAAGAATTGTTTTCATTGCATATTCTGCCAGACTTTCCTCATTTGCAAGAACTCTGTACAGATCTACCTGTGTAGTAATGGTATGATTTACAGGTGTAAGAGTCTTTTCACCAGTGAACTGTTTCTGTGCTTGAATATGCCTGCGTGAATTTCCGTTTATGGATACCTCGAAGAGATCATTGGATTTCAGTGTAAATTTACCAGAGTTTCCACGACCAACAACGCTTACATCAGCAAACTGATAGAAGTCTTCCGCAACAACATCCGGAATAACAATATCTACAAGTTTATTTACAACTGCAAAGAAAGCCCATTTATACATTGGACTCTGTGCAATCTGTGATTTACCGATAAAAGAAGAGTCTACGTTAGCGAATTTTGCAATTTCAGCAAAAGCCATTTTATTCACAAGTGCTTCTTTTTCAGCAAGTGATTTATTTCCGTTTACGATTTTTTTTGTAGAGAAATTTTCTTTTCTATAATGATTAACATAATCTTTCCATGCAGGAATCAGATCTTTGGCTGTTTCAGCAGAGAAATTAATTTTATTAAAAGCCATTTTAAAGTCCTCCTTTGTTTATTTGTCTTAGGCCACGGTAACACGAATCATTTCTACAGTAGGAACTCTGTCTGCTCCAATAGAAACAAATTTGTTACCAGTAATTTTAAAAGCAATAAGCGCATCAGCAGTATCTGTTGCGTATGTAGCTTTCATATCATTTGCTTTATACACAACATATTTTGCTCCTTCTTTTGTACCTGCAACTTCTGTCATTGCAATTTCAGCACCTTTGCTTGGAAGCCATACGTTTACAGGAGTTCCTGCTGCAAATTTAATGTTTCTTGGATCAGAAGAAATTCCCTTGTATGTATTACCCATTTCATCTGTAAGAGATGGAACATCTGCATTATATACAAGACCTACAAGCTCTGTTGCATCATTGGCTGCTGCGAGCTTAAATGCATTTCTTGTTTTTCTATCAGTAGAAACATCTCCGAGTGCTACAGCAAAACCATTCTGAAGTTCTACTTCTGCAACACCAGTTTTAATATCTTCATTGCCAGTATTGGCACTTCTTAAAATCAGTACATTTGCCATTTTTATTTTCCTCCTAATTTAATCATTTATATTTTCTTTCAAGTCTGTCCCACATATCCATTGAATCCATATCTGCATCATCATTTGTGACGATACTATTACGTAGGAGATCAGGCTTAATAGTTCCTTGCTTGTCCTGAACATCAAATGCAAATGCTTTCAGTTCGTTGACAAATTTATCTGTGTCATTAATAGAGCACTGTTTGGATTTTTCTCTCCAGGTGTCCATCTGTGATGCATTTAGAATATTAGATACATCGTTTAATGCACGGTTAATGGTGTTCTGCATATTTTCAGTCTCTTTGTTGTTTTTGTATTCTTCGAGACTGTTGCATTTTTTCTGTAAAATTTCATATTCTGCATTTTTTACAGCTAATTCATTTTCAAGATTTTCGCACTTTGATTTAAGAGCATTAAACTCCTCGATATCAACTGCATTTTTTTCAATTTCCTTGTTTTCTTTATCAACAGATTCTTCTGAGTTTTCAACATTGCAAGCATTTTCTTCTTTACATGCATTGTCTACACAAGCGTTATCTTCGCAAGTGTTCTTTGTTTTACAAGTATTATCTGTTTTGCATTCATTTTCTACGAGAGTATCTTTTGTATCTGCAGAACATTCTGTTGTACTGTTTTCCACAGATTTTTCATCCTCTGATTCAGTATTTTCTTTATCGTCTGGATTTTCTGCGGAGTTTTCAACTACATCCTCAGTGGCTGCATTGGACACAATCTTATCGTTTGTATTGCCAAACAGAACATCTTCATCTGTGGTCTGAATTACTTCGGTTACGACCTTTTTGTGTTCTTCATTTTCCTCTCCAACATAACGATAATTGTCATCGTATTTTACAGTATTAATCTCTGTTTTCACTTTTGTTGTGACAACTTTTTCTGCGTTTTCTACAACTTCTGAAGGAGCAGTGTTTTCAACCTTTTCTTTTTTCATCTCTGCCTCCTTAATATTTTCATTAAAAAAAGAATCTGAAGAGTCAGATTCCTTGTTTTTATTTTTACTGCAATATAGAATTTTTTCAAAATCAATTTTTGCTTTATTGTATTTTTTCTTTAATGATGAGAACTCAACAAGTTTTCCTTGACATCCTGGGACTGCTGGATGTATTGGCGTTTCCATCGCATCATATTCTCCTAACAATGTCAGTCCTGTAAAAGAATATTGTAAAATATTTTCAATCCCAGTTTCTTCATCAATCTCAGTTTCTATCATATAGATCTCTGATGAAACACCTTTTACACCATCGAAATCCTTAAACACATCAACGATATGTTGATAGTATTCTGTCCATATATATCCATCGGAACATAAATAAACAGTACCATCTTCACCTTTTTCATAGGTAATTGTACAATCATTTGGAAAGAATCCTACAGCAATTTCCTGTGCAAAATTTCCGTGTTCATGACCACCGAAATCTCCGTTACCATGATTTCCATATGGTTTGTAATATGCTAAAATAGGTTTTCCCTGAATGGTATGTGCATACTTTTTTAATACCCTTAAGGAGCATAAATACCCATGTTCGTTTAATTGATTTGAATATATTCTAAAATGAATTTTTTGAAACTGTGCTTTTTCAATTTCTTCTGGAGTCATTACTGCGTTATTCACTGCAAAAGAAATTAATTTTCCCATATTTGATCTTCACCTCCATTCTGATATTTTTTTAATAACGATAAAATATCTTTATTAGAGAAGAAAATCCATTTATCATTGTCTTTTGATACGGGGTTATATCCTAATTGCATAAGATATTTTTTCTCGTCATCGTTTACTTTTAATATTTTTCTTTTAATAGAAGAAGGATTTTTAATAAACATATTAGCCTCCTTCCTGTTCTCGGTTTTCATTTGCGCCGATATTTCTTGTCTGTTCGCCTGCATCTGTTAATTCGGCATCATCTTTTTTGTTTCTTCCTACAGTTTCTTTTTCTGTACTTGACATAGTAGAAGCTGTTTTGATAGGTCTAAATAATTCCGGATATCCCAAATGGTACATCATATTTGATACATTGTTTGCATCGGTAAGCTGAATACCTCTGGAAGAGAAGATTGCAGGAGTGATAATACCTCGTTCCATATCTTCATTAGAGGCTTTCCTTCTTTCCTCACGATCAAAAATAGAACCAACAAATTTAATCTTGAATTTGTATTTTTTTGTTTGTTTATTGATCTGATATTCACAAAACCTTTCGAATTGTGGATACGTTGATTTTACTATTTCAGACATAACAGTCTTATACATATTATTTGCAGACACACCAGTGCCACCCGTAAGGATAGCATCAGACAAACCAGATTCACGTAACATATTTGTTATCTCTGTTTCAAGCAAATCTTTTTCCGAAGCGGACGGAGAGAAGTCGAAGGCTTTAAAATCTTCCAATGGTGCAGCTTTAAAATCCACACCTTCTCCAAGTGTTTGTTTTACGGTTGCTACGAATTTTCCTAACTCTGTACTGCTGATTGCAAAGTTATCTGTTTTATTACCGGATCTTGTATTTGACATTCTAGGCACTGTAGCAAAGATTACCTTATAAGCTTCAAGTTTTTTCTTTGCTTCTTCTAATTCTTTGAATTTTCCAATTTTGCTATAATCCAGTAACATATCCAATACTGGTGGAACAGACCCTGCAAATCCATCATTATATTTAAATACCCATGAATCATCCGGAGACATTGTATTCCAATATACCCACGCACCATTGCGTTGCGGTAAATTCGGATTGTATGTACTTTCTTTTAATTTTAAAACTTCACTGTATTTTTTGCGAAGAGCAGGAGAGTAGCCATTGATATCAACTCCTGAATTTGTAAAATAAGATAAATCAAAAGAAAATAGATATCCAAGATATGAAGTAGAATCAATAATACAATGTTTTGATGGCAGTTCCTGTAAGTAAATATGATCGTCATATGTTCTTACAGACGTGTAATAGGTATCATATAAAAGAATATTAAACAATACCTTTCGGAATTCTCTTTTTACATCAAAGCAATTAAAGAAATTTGTCATTACCGCATAATCTCTTTTAAACTGATATGATGAAAAATCGGATTGGTCGATTTGCTTTCCATCTTTACAATACGGAATTGGTTCCCAATCAAAATCTGGGATTACTTTCTGAAAATCTATATTTCTACGATATATCGAAATCGTATTATAAAACACATAAGAAAGTCTTCTTAGTTCCTGTTCATAATGATGAGGAGCCATAATCATTCTCTCAATTTCTTCTTGTGAGAATACTGCTCCTTCCATATTAACCCCTTTAAGGTTAAAGTTTAATAATTGTGGAGATATAAAATAACCACTGGAACCAAGTTGAGAATTATATGCTTTCAAAAAATCATTACAATATGATACTTCATTGTTGGTGACAGATGGATTGTTAGAAGAATTTGAATATTGTGATGTGATCGTTTTATTCTTCGCAGATGTGTTCGAATAACCATTTGATTTTATTGGTTTTGAATTGTTAGATTTTTTATGATATGAGTTGTTTTTATTTATTGCCAAAAGCGTCTGTCACCTCCAATCTTATAAAAATGTATACTCTTGTAACAACTGTGCATCGTCTTGTTCCTCTGAAAAATTGTTTTCAAATTCCATAATATAAAAAATAACATACAACAATGCACTAAATCGGTCTTTGTTCATTTTTGAAACCGCTTTTTCAACAGTAATCGCACCACTTGGTAAAGTTTTTAGTTTCAAGTTTGCAATTTCTTCTACCATGAAATCTGTTTGTATAAAAGGTAACATTTTATTTTCATAATCTTCTTTTTCCGCTTGCGAAAAATCACTATCTTTTCTTTGTTGCAGCAAACGTAATTTTCCACTGTCTATCGCATCTATAAAGTGAGATAGAGCTTTACTTTGATATCCCTGGGCTTTCATATCAAACAAACAATTTTCACATTCTATAGTTTCTGGTTCATTGTCTGTATTGATTGTATTCCAACAGCCCAAATCTTCACCAGTGACAGGATCTTCTGCTGATTTGAGCAATTGATCAATAAGTCCAGAACCAAGACCATTACCATCACAGATAACCATTCGTGCATCATATCTCTTTTTGAGTCTTTTCACTTCAATTGCTTGATTTGTAAAATTTAAAGTATTAGAAACATTAACCGCATTTACCACTTCAAGATGTGCGACTTTGTTTGTTTTCTTGTTTCTTCTTACTCTTACAACGGCAATAGAAGACTGGTTATTTGCTGTTGATTGTGAACGTGCTACGTCCACTCCGAGATAATATTCTTCATTATCTTTTGCTTCGTATACTGTATTTAGTAAGTTTCTGCATTCAATGAGTTTATTGATATTTACAAGCGCACCAGTAGCAGCACCTACCCATTTTGATTCATAGTTCTGTGCAAAAGCTACTGTTGACATATCTCGTTTCTTTTGGAATATTTGACTTTTGGTACTTCCTCTTCCCATCCAACAGGGAAGCCAGAAGCTTGATCCAAGCACAATCTTTCCTTTTAAATTGATCATGTCTTTAACCATATCAACAGATCTCTGATATTCGTCAGAACCTTTAAAACCTGCTGTGGTAAAAAAGTTAATCTGCTGATTTAATTCTTCCGGGTCTGTAATTGAGTATTTTCCAACACACACCCTTGGAACCTCAACGATAGGTACTAACGCATCCTGAAATGTTACGTTGTCTACTAATGCGGATTCCTCGATATTCATACGTTTCCTTCTCTGACCTTTTGAAGACTGCGAGTTGGCGAGATTCCTCTGTACCCTTGCTTTCGCAATACTTTAACACTTGTTTACAAGTGGGAGTAGACTATCTCATCACCCTATGTCAATTCATAGGTTTTTTGTTTTAAACAAAAAGACATCTCGTGTTTGGCACTTCCAAATGACACATATAGTAATCATTTGTACGGATTTCATAAGCATATTTATATAATAAATAAACTTAGCTCGTATATCCTAGTCGTTACACCTTCTACTATTTTTCAATAATAGCTTGGCACGGTATTTTCATATAAAAAATTAGACTTTCACCGTTAGCTATTGTATAAAACAATAACACCACTTTCGTGTTCACCAAATTTGCGATTATGTATTACTACATAATGGGACTATTAGTTAATCCAATATCGCACCACTTCGCCATCTAATCTCGGCATTACCTTTGGAAAAGTTTTCTTTTTCCACTTCATTCTTTAACATTGGATAGAAACGCATGATTTCGTTATATTTATCTTTTATTAACTCCGCAGCATTTTCTTTTGTCTGTGCTGTAAGAGAAATTGTAATTTCTGGGAAAAATATACACGCCAGAATTGACGCTAGAACTTCATCGAAAGTTTTTCCATACGACTTTGTTATCCTACAAACTTTTTATTTTGTAGTTCTTATAGTTTCCCATAAGTCCAGCATACATTTTCACCCTCGTTTAACGTTAGGTTTTCAGACTATCCTATATATAGTCGTGTCGGACACTCGTGGGTAGATTATATTTATTCACTACCTATGCGTTACGGTACTTTACAGCCTATATGCTATCTGCAAAGTTACCTCGGTATTAGCATATTACTTTAAGCAATTTAGCCTTCACCGATTTTGCCCGATTTTACTAATTATGTTTTCATAATTAGGAGGCTAATTGTTCGCAACCTCTAGGAAAAACTCCATAAAATGAAGCAAATCTCATCATTGCACGTAAATAGATTCTTTGATCTAAGTGTAAATTTAAACCGCCTTTTTGTGGCTTTATCATATCGAGAAATAAGTCGGGATACCAACGACAGAAACTACAGAAATATTCCCAGTTATCTAAATTTAAATTTAGTTCTTCCATGATTAACCACCATCCCTGAATTCTGGTGGGATAGTAATAAATTTTTCGATTGTATCCCTATTAGATTCTGTAGTGTCATCCGTAAATATCCCGTAAGGATCTCCGTATTGCTCGATATATTCTCTTTTCTTTTCATCATAAAAATGATAGATATCTTTGTATTCAACCTCTGGCATATTATTAAGGTTTCGTTCATAATTCACATAACACCAAATAATAAAGTCCGCTGCATCTTTAGGTTGATATTTAAATTCTGGAAATATTTTAATACGTTCCTTTGCGCCCTCGACCACTTTGAATATATCACTAAAGTTTACGATACCGCCTTGAAGATCTTCTTTCGAAATGGATTTTGCTGTTAGTTTTCCCTGTTCCGCTGCACTTTGAGCTGCAGAGTACCATTTTTGAGCTTCCTGTACATCTCCCCTGGCAGTTGCCATTTCTTCTTTGACTTTAAATCTCACATATGTCACAAGAGCTTCTTTGTGAATACTTGTTTGAATAACATATGTTTGACTCATCTCATTGTATTTTTTTGACATTTTTCTATATTCGATAGGAGAGTAGCCATCACCAAATAAATTAACAATATCCTGTGTTACCTTAAAGCTTTTTTCATCAAAGGTGGGTACTGATTCTTCAGAGTCTTCATTTTTATAGGATTTTAGAGATGTGATATTAGATACATTATTTAAAGAATTATTGTTTGTGTAATCTATATATTTGCTACGTATAAAATCTATTTCTTCTGGTTCACGATCACAATCCGGATGTATGAAACCATCTTTTTCAGAATCAGTGTATGATCTTTTTCTATTATTGACGGTTTGTATAATTAAAAAATATTTTGATAAAATTGCATACCCATGTAACTGAAGCTCTTTTTCTGTTGTATAACTGTTTTCTGCCCGTACATTTCTTTCCGCAGAATACAAAATGTCATAATATAATGGTTTATCAATGCTTCTTAATAATATATTAAGCTTTTCATAATCGATCGTTCCATCTTTATTTAAAGGGAATTTTTTACAACATTCTTTACATATTGGTACTCTTTGTTCAAGAGAGTGTAGTGGACTATAACTCATATAAAATTCAGTTTTAAGTTTAGGTTCTTCGCAATATGTACAAGTAATTTTATTATGCTGTCTTTTGATAGAGGGTTTTGCACTTGATTTGTTTACAGCTTTTGACAAAATATTCACCCCTTACACTGATAATGTAAACAAACCAATTACTTACTGCTGTGGTTTTAACGCTTCAATTGCTGCTGTAAGTTTTTGTAATTCTTGCTGAATTTTTGTACTGCTCCAAGTAGAAGTAGCATTAGTATTTCCATCATCAATAGGAAATGCGGGAATTACAACATTTGTTCCAGATTTTAATTCTGTATCGTTTCCTTGCATTTTTACACTCTGAACAGAAGTGTCTGCTTTTTTACCTTGTGCGACAGTGGCATAATTTTTACCAAGACCATCAGCGTAAGATTTTGCATCAGATAATGACTTAGAAATACTTCCTTCCCCAGATCCGTTAATTATTTCAATACTTTTCTTATTTTTTTCAGTCTGTGCCACTGATGCGTCATATCCATTTTCTTTACTTACAGCAATAGCTCCTACTTCTGTAGCGGTATATGTAGGCTTATTTTCCTGTTTGGCCCAGTCATATACATCACTTGCTGGTAATGTTTTAGGAATATCAGTTTTCTTTGCATACTCATCAAGGTTAATATCTGGATTACCTCCAGACATAGATGGTTTTGCTACCCATGTATCAGTGTCCTTTGTCAAAGTGTAGTATTTGCCATTTTCAATGCAGTAACACTCACTTCCATAAATACATGTTTTTGACGCAGAAATATCATCTTTCTGTTCTTCGCCCTTATTTTTATAAGTAGGTAATTTTGTGACATCTGATTCTTTGTCGCATTTATACATTCTGTAACTGGAACTATTTTTCATATTATCAATTCCAGTTTCATCAATCCAATATGCCATATAATTTAGTCCTCCAATTCTTTATATTTTTACAAAAAAAGAAGAGCCTTGTATTAAGACTCTTCGAAAACAATCAATATTTGTTTATATATTAAAGTGCGTCTACAACATTATTCCAATATGCAAGTCTTCCACAAACCATTTCCTTGTGTGCTGTACCTCTTCCGCAATATTGTTTATATTGTTCGTTATTATCATATGTATCAATGAATGTCAGTAATTCATTCTGAAATGCTGAAAAATCCTTTCCTTCAGTCATTACTCTGTATCCTGCATATAATATCATAGGAATAGAAGTTGTATTAACCTTAACACGTTTCTGGTCTACAAACATAGAATAAATACCATCAAGTACATTTTTAAGAACATCATGAATGGAATTATCCATATGATCGCTATACCACATAACGAAATTGTCAATGTTTTTTGTTGCAAATGATGTAAAATCATGTTCCTCATTAGAACAGATCAACATAAATGTTTCTCTGATAAAGTCTCGCTGCAATTCTTTCTTCAACTGTGCAGGAGATAAAAGCTTTTCAAAGCATACATGGTCAGCTAATGAGAATACAGAATCACTCATTTCTGAACTTTCAATAGCAGTACGTTTTTGAGTATTGGAAAGAGGTTTTCCATTATTCTGACGGCGAAACATTTCTTTGATATCCCATTCAGTACAATCTGTAAAATTAAATATGGTAATTTCAGATGCATTTAATTTGTCCTGTACAGCTTCATCAAGTTCACTGAATTTTTTACCGTTGATTTCATAGCAAACATTATCAATCTGAATTTTATTAAGGTATTCCGGTAGTTTTAATTTAAAGCCATCTTTGCAGAAATTGACTATTGTTGTGCTTCTCTGCACACCATCAAAAATATATCTTACCTTTATACCATCTTTATTTTCTTTTAACTCACATCTAACTGGATCAATAGGGATAGATCTTAAAAGAGAATCAATCAAAAGACTCTTTTGTGTGGTACTCCATTGTCCTTCCTGCCTTTGAAGTTTATGTTTTGTACTATAATCTTTTTCAAATTTTTTTGAAAATGCTTGTACAGTTGTAGCTCTGCTTGAAAATTCCATATTACACCTCCGAAATAAATAATATTTATTAATAAATATAATACAGAATTTTTAATTTATCAAGTTTTTTTACAGAATTTATAGGGTGTGTTTCATAAAAATTAGTGAGTAGGGTTGGATTCGAACCAACGAAGCCGAAGCAACTGATTTACAGTCAGCCTGTTTTAACCACTTACTTACCTACCCATAACATGCCCGTAAGGATTCGAACCTTAATCTTGCAGTTTTGGAGACTGCCGTGATACCAATTACACCACGGACATAAAATATAAACGCTGCACACAGGATTTGCACCTGCAAGCCACTCACGTGACCAACTGATTTCAAGTCAGCTCCCTCACTACCCGGACATGCAGCAGATTATCCGTCTTTCCGGATCGTCAGACCGCCCAGCAGTCATTCGCTAATTAACATGCTCCCAATTATATAAACAGCAACGGTTCATATAGAATGATTTTCACACTCGAACTCCAACATAGGTTGGTGGTAATTTACATGTTTTTAACGCAGTGCAGAGTAATCGAAACTCAATCCTATTGGATCACACGACTTAGCAGGTCGGTTCCACACCTCATGAATTTACACTGCAGGAAGATTAATACTACCTATGGGATTCGAACCCAGACTTTTCGGAGAAAAGAGGAGTTTAAATCCTCTGCGTCTGCCAGTTTCGCCAAGGTAGCATACTATCTTGCAAAATTTTCCTAATCATAATATAATAATTCGGATGCTAGGCACGCATAGCAGTAAACTATAAACGTAGCCTTTACCAAGAGATAAGATAGATAAGGTGAATACTTTCTTGGAAAATCTAAATTGTTCATATCTCAGTGCAATTCCGCACATTCATTTCCAAATACTGATTATCTTATCAGAAAGGACGTGTATAATGAGCAGAATTGCTGATATAGTTTTAGCTATTATCGAACAAACTCCATGGATTGCAACAATGTTTATATGCAATACAGTTTACAGAAACAAACCCAAACATACTGTAATTAATATTATGAACAAAATATCCATAGAATCAGATCGATAACAGTGATTTTGCAAGATATATTAGTGAAAAACATATTAGTGTAAAAGTAGCGGAGTAGACAGAATCTATTCCGCTACTTTAATAGCAGGTGTGGGAGTTGAACCCACCTATGTAGGATATGAGCCTACCGTGGAACCGATCCAGCGTAACCTGCGATATTTCATAAATTAAGACCAGTAACTTAATTTTCCAATGTTTTCTCTTATACAAACAAGGTGGCGAGACAGTGATTGGTTTTACTAACATAGCCTTGTTATCTTTTTGTTAGCCTGGAGTTTAATGATGGATGTGGGACTCGAACCCTACATTACTGCCGTGAAAGGGCAGTGTCACTACCTTTAGACCAATCCACCGTGGGAGATCATTTCCTATCTCCATGCACAGGTTTTCATGTGCTATGCATCCTAAGATAACATACCGCTATTAACGGGTTCTATTGGGATTGAACCAATGACATTTTGCTTAACAGGCAAACGCTCTTCCAACTGAGCTAAGAACCCAAAATATGCTGAGATTACACATATCATTAGAAATCTTTAAGGACATTATTGTTTCTTCCCGTATCCACTATATGCTGCATATGCACACATACAGTAATTTCCACAACCGCCTTTTTATAGAGTGGCATTTCTCTATTACTGTACATCCAACTAACTGCCTAACGGCATTTTTATTCCATTTACTCATGCTTGCTTTTCACTTCGTAAAGCATTTATCTTTTCCATAACTTCTGCTTTAGTTTTAGGTCTACAATAAAAACTTCTCGTTGTTTCAGTTGATTTATGATTTGCAAGTTCTGCAGCCAATGCAAGATCACCAGTTTCCTCGTATACCAAATTCAATCTTGTTTTACGTTGACAGTGAGGACGATAATCTGGAATACCAATAATCAATCCAAATTTTCTCATTCGGTTTCTTATAGCATCTTCGCCCATTGGTTTCCATTCGCCCTTATATTTGACAATAAGTAAAGAATCTACTTGAAGATTATCGTAGTCATTTTTTCGCATTTCCAACCATTCTTCAATTAATTCTTTTGCTGTATCACCAAAAACAACCTGCGTTCGATAACCTTCTTTTTCTCTGATGTCATTAAACATATTATGGTCTAAATCAAGTTTAGAGAGTTGTAAGCGTAGAAGCGCACCAATACGATTTGCGGAATCAAAACTTACTTCAAACAAAATCTGATCCTGAATTGTATATGCATCATTTTCAGATAATTCTCTTCTAATGGTTTGTACTTGCTCCTCTGTTAAAAAGTATGAGTTAATTACTTTTTCTTCATTTGCCTTTTTCATTCTATCAAGTTTTCCATCAAAAGGATGAAATTTTATCAGACCACGTTTCATTGACCATATGTAAAACGAACTTACCGCAGATATTTTCATATTTATAATTTTTTTATGGTTCTTTAATGTTTCTTGACAGAAGAGTATGTATCCCTCCATAATGTCTACTGCATTATCCATAAATTCATCAGAATATAATCCAATATCACCGTAATTTTCTCCGAGCCACATCAGGAAATGACGAAACAGCCCAGTGTATCTTTTGTATGTAGTATCTTTTACATCTTGGTTTTTGATAATATTAGATTGTAAATATTTCTGATATTTTTTCCAGTTATCAGGATTAATGTATTTTTCCTTATCTTTTGTAAAATACTTAACTTTAGTTACATGCGCCATTTTCTCACTCCCTTTGCGCTTTGATATACTACTGTAGATGTTTCCACCTACAGTAGTGAAACATGTATGATTTTATAATTAAATATAAATCAGATTATCAAAAATATATTTTAATTCGTCTTGTTTGATGTTGTCCGTTACATGTAATGAGATGTCTATGGATTTGCCATCTTCATTTTTATGAAACGAAAACCATTTTGTATTATCGTCTTCATTATCCATAACTACAGGAAGTTTAACTGGAAAATACCTATCATTCTTATCTTCCAAATCACATTTTTCTCGATCTTCACAATCTCTGCAGTATTCCTTATCTTCGTCACAATCATCAGATAATACAAAAATTATCGGTTTATAATCACTGCGAATTTTTTCTAAAATTTTAGAATTGCAATCTTCGTGGATTAACACAATGCCACATTCATAAACAAGATAAATTCCATCTTTACTTTTTGCTTTCTCACAGCATATTTCTCCATCAGAATTTACACTTATATAAAATTCGTCTTCATAACAATCTATATCCGGACTTTCAAGTTCGATATAGTCCAATTTATAATCATAATATACAAGTTCAGAAATAACCTGTTTTGCAATTTCATACTTAGCAACAATGGTTATACCAAAATAATCTTTATCATTTTCACAAAGTTTATCATGCACCTCAGATACATTCAGACATAAATCTTCTATATCACTATAAAATAATTCTTTCATGTTTTGATACCTCTTTAGAGTTCTTTCGAACCTGGTGAAATTTTAAAGCAAAGCTCATCATGTGCTGGTTTTACCCATTTCTTTTCTCCATGAAGTCTTGATATTCCAGATTTTTCAGGAATATGTTTCTTATAAAAATTTCCAATTCCAGGAAGAGGAATTTTAACAGAGTCATCAGGTGCTTTTCTTGCTTCTCTATATACAACATTTGTAAAAGCATTCATAACATCTTCAACAACCTGCTGTGAGTAAAATCCTTCTTCTTCTCTTTGAGCAATAAATCTATCTGTTTCTTCAGCTATTTTTCTATATAAATCATTCTTTTTCATTTATTAATTCTCCAATAAATCTAACACAATCTGATTTGTCCTAAACCAGACTACTTTGTATATTATTCTGACACAGTATCATCTTCTGGTTGAATTATTCCTAGAAGAATAAGAAAGTTTGTTTCCGAATCCAGCACTTTCTTAATAGTTGTTCTATCAATACCTGTTTCATTTTGTATAAAATCAATAGTTTCTTTATCTCCAACGACAGGTAGTTCCTGTGCAAAATTTTCTACATTTTCCATATTCACTTTTCCCTTTTTACAAATATACAGGATAGCAGCACTGTATTCCGTTATCTGTACAAACAGTAACCATCTGTGACGGTTTACCAGATATTCTTTTTTCTATTGTATAATTATCACCTGCACCAGCTAATGAACCGCTACGAACCATTTTCACACCGTTTTCTTCTTCGAAAGAACATCGGTGTAAATGTCCATATAAAATTGCTTCTGGAATATAACCTAGAAATGTACAAAGATTCTGTACACCAGATCGTGTGAAAGAATCCATATCACCATGTACAGCTACATAATTTAATCCACGAATTTTGATATTACAAATACCAGTGTCTAACGAACTTCCAGTCTGTACATGAATGTTTTCAATATGATTTAAGGATTTTTTTACAATCCATCCAATAAGGTCATCCAGACGTTCATCGTGAAGAGCATCTTCCTTACGGTCAATTCTTGAGTGATTTCCAGATACGTTATATAAAGATACATTTGAGAAATGTAATGAGAGAGTATAACAGAATGATGTTATCATTTCAGATACAATCTTAATCTGTTCAATAACATTTTCTCTATTTGTAATTTGTACTTGCTTATGAATATTTCCTGAGATCAGATCCCCTTGTAACACAACAAAACAATTTTCAGAACAATGCAAATTTTTAATTTCAATAATTCTGTTTAGGTATTTATTTAATCTTTTTTTTGCAATAGCTGTATCATATACACCCCATACAGATTTAAAACACTGTCCAATATGAAGATCACTCAGCTGAATAATTAAATCATTGTTACTTGATACATGAGTTTGCCGATTAGGTGAAAAATTTATTTTTCCAAAATCCTCTAATTTGCTTTCTAAGCAATCAAGTTTTTGTTCTACCCTTGCATCAATATAATTTTGCTTTTGCCATGCATTACGTTCATCTCTAAACTGTATTTTAAGACGTTCCAGTTCTCGTTTTTTCTCATCAATTTCATCTAACTGTGCTTTCGATGTGATTATTTTATCTTTGTTTGCATCTAGCATTTTTTGAAAAGCAGTATATCGTTTTCTCCAAGCACTAGAATCATAATTATGTCCCGTAAGTTGGTTTAAGATATCTGCAACTTCGGGCCATGTTCCGATTTTTTCTTTATCATTACCTATACGAAAGAGAAGCTGATCTTCAGTTTCTCCTTCGTACCGTTTATATGTCGTCAACTAAAAGATCACTCCTCGTCAGTATTTTCGGAATGGATTACATCTAATGCTTCATCGCTTTTCATACCTACTGAGAATTCAATATTACAATTCTTGAAGGCATTGAGCAAATCAGAAATTCTTGCCTCTTTATCATCTCCAAGTTCATCTTCATAAATGATAGCAGTACCTTCCTCGTTAAGCATTCCTTTTACTGTAAGTTTATCTGTGATTGTTCTATTAAATTTTAATTTGCTTGCTGCCATTTTATTTTCTCCTTTTTTCGTTGTCATTTTTCCTTTTTTCTTATTTTACGTATTTCACAATATCATCCAGACTGGTAATCTCACTATGAATAATTCCGTACTTGATACAGTCATCATTATCCATATACCAATCTTTTGATTTATTTTTGTTAAAGGTTCTTTGGTCAATAGTGGATCTATCTAAAATATATTCACCCATCCAATCAACCATTTTCTTATACATTTTCTGATATGCTTCGGTCTGTTCATAAGTTCCTGCATTTCCACCAGTAGAACCTGTATGTAACATTGTTTTTGCATACTTAAATGCATAACGTTCATGTCCTGCTAGAAGTAGCAGTGCGCCACCAGAATAAGCGGCTCCAACATTTACAGTTATTACGGGTGTAACAGAAGTAACCATAGACATTGCTACACTCATTGTTTCGGTTAGCAGACCACCAGGACTATTAATCATAACGATAATTTTCTTTCGATCACTAACGGATTTTCCTGCATCTGCAATATTGATTGATAAAATTGCTCGCTGTAACTCCATAATAGATTCATCGATTTCATAATCGACATAAAAGATTCTGTTTTCCGCAAGTCTCCAATAATTGACCATGGATGGATCTGGAAGTTGCATTGTTTCTAAATTTTCCGGTAATTCAACATCAAAAAATTCTATAATAAACCCTTCTCTCTGTATATTCTATAAATGGATAACCATATCTTTTGAAGATACGATTACTTTGTGTGATTTATCCTGTTTTGAAATTGCAGTTTTTAAATCATCCTTTAAACTGTTTTTTGCGGTTTGCGAACCATGTACTAACACTAATTTTTCAGTATTAATTTTTGAGCCATACTCAATTAATTCATTCCTATTCGCATGACTGGAAAATGTTCCAAGACTGATGCAGTCAGCTTTGTTTTCAACGGGATCACCGCTAATTTTAATTACTTTGTTTTCTTTGAAATTTTTTATCCGATAGGATAGATAAGAATTGTCTGCTCCTGTATAACCAGAGAATATGACCATACTATTTTCGTCCTGTAGGTATTCGTGAAGATAGGAGAGTATTCGTCCGTTTGTACAGAAACCTGAACTGCTTAGAACAATTTTAGGCGTATGATCTTTTACATAAAATATGGATTCTTCTTTTTCTTTGACAAACTTAACATTTTTCCAATTACATACTTTATTCCAAAGTTCTAAATCGTCATCTTTTAAAATAGTAGTATATAGATCACATATATCACATGTGAGCATCGAATCAACTATAATATTGTACTTAAAATCCGTATCATGAAAAATTTGATATAGGTTTGTTAATAATTCCTGTGTTCTTGAAAATGAGAATGCAGGCATAATGACACTGCCACCTCTTTCAATAACAGTCTCTACAGCAGTTTTTAATTTTTCTAAATCGAATTTACGTGTTTTCTTATTTACACGTCCAGGCTCACCGTATGTTGATTCCATAATTGTAATACGATTAAATTCAGTAGGGATTTCCGTGTCTTTAAGATAGTGATTTTTAGTATTTAAAGATCCAATATCGGAAGTATAAAGAATTGACTGACGTACACCATTGTTATCTCTTAATATAAGCTGTAGTTGTCGTGATCCTACACAATGACTATTTTCATACCATTGAAAAGAAACAACATCATCTAAATCATAAATTTTGTGTAAATCATCATATTCATAAATAAGATTTAAAGTATTCCGAACATCTTCTTCTGTGTAGATAGGAGAGTAGTTTCGCTTATATTTATAAGACAAAACATTTGCTTCACTCTCTAAAATAAATACACAATTATATAGTAATGGTTTCATTAACTGAGCTGTTGCATGTGAGGCAATTATTTTTCCAATAAATCCCTCTTTTGTTAATCTTGGAAGTAATCCGATATGATCAACATGTGTGTGGCATACAAACACATAATCTATCTCAGATGGTTTAAAAGAAAACTTTTCAGAATTAATATTGTACGAATCTAAATAATTGTTATTCTGGAACAGTCCACATTCTAATAATATTTTCTTTCCGCAAAATGTAACATAAATACAGCTTCCTGTTACATCATCTGCATTTTGTCCCACAAAGCATATACTATTTTCTTTCTTTTTCTTAGCGATAACGCATACCGCCTTTCTTATAATTCTTTACTTATTTTTCATTTCGTTATATACAGTCATATTCTGATAGCTTGTACATAAATAATATGTTTTTCGCTTGTTGTGACAACTGCATGTATGACTGATTCCATATTCACCATATTTGATTCCGTATTTTTCGTTTAATATGGATGCTTCTCTTTTGGAAATCTGAATCAAACAAATTTCACACCTTTCATTTTTATTTCCCATATCCGATATGAAATGGGAGAGTAACTGGTACAGTAGGACTCGAACCTACAAACCTTTTGATTAACAGTCAATTGCTCTACCAATTGAGCTATGCACCAAAAAGACTTCCACAGTAATAGTGGAAGCCTTATATATTGACACAAAGAGTTATAAACAGATCCAACCAATTTATTATAACCATCAATACAAATCCAAAATGTTGATATTCAAATTAGATTAATATGACAGCATCATACTTTATAATTTGTTCTTCTTTTTATAATATCTAAATTAGAATTAAAAATGTGTGTACGAATACACACTCAATCAGAGTTTAATATGCGTGTTTTCACACGCCCAAAACGAGTAACGAAGCGATTATTAATATTGTGTTATGTTGTGTTATGGAGTTGATGTGCTGTAGAATGTACGAATATCGATTTGCGGCAAAATAGTGATTTACGTTTTTGCGAGATACTTTTAAGATTAATAAATATCGCATTAAAACCAATACTTGTTTTTACCATTTTAATGCACAGTCATCTAAAATTATGTATTTGACATACTTACGTTGTTTGATGATATTTATGGCATATCTGCCTTGCAGCATTATATTTCATCTGCATCTGAAACGGTTGATAATCTATATTATAACTCTTTACTAACACACATCAGTCTGGTACGTTATTCACGTACCAGTAATTCTTCTAATGTGTCGTTGATATCATACTTTGGATCAAAGTCCACCTGTGTAGTAAGTACAATTCTGTCTAGTATCGTAGATACATGATCTGTTTCTTTTGAATATTTTTTAATCAATGCCTTTACTGTGTTTCTATCAAAGTCAATAGTTGTCTTTTCTACAACATCATAGATATATGGAACCTGCTCATTATTAACATTGAACTTATATCCTTTTCCAGTAATTGTCTTTTCGCAAGATTTCTTTGAATTCATATCATTTAATACTCTGATGAATTCCTGTTTTTGCTTATTCATTGACAGAGAAGCATCAATATCAATTTCTGTTGTATTCTTTGCTTTATTAATTGCAATAGATAAGTTTTCTTTTTCTTCTAACAGTTCAGGTATAAATCTTAACAAATCATTTACAGAAAAATCAACAGATGATTTTGTTGGGTTCTCTTTTTGAACAGTCTCATTTTCCGCATCAGGATTGGATTTCTTACGTTCATGATACTGTTCGACAGTAGTGACAAATTCTTTTTTATACAGATAATATTCAGCACTATGAATCAATCCTGCTAAAAATTTCTGATAACGATAAGCTTCTTTTAATACCATATTTTCTTACACTCCATTTCCAATTTTACTTTACTGATTTTTTATAGATAATTTATTTTTCATTTCATCTTTAAGCTCATATTTACGTATGAGATAAATCATGAATACAGGATACAGTAATATGAGTCCAAATGAATATAATGTATTTGCCCCAAAACATTTTAAAATTTTATCGTATAAATCTACTATGATTATACTTACTATAGCTAAAGATATTAAATATAATATAGAGACTAATACATTACTTTCTAAATTACAACAAACTAAATATATAATATATGATGGCATAAATATCCAAAATGCTTTTTTATTCATAAATGATTTTATAATAATATATTCACTCACAAAAGGTACTATAGCAAGCCATTTCTTCTTTCCTAATTTGTCAAATAACATCATGTTTGCAATTACGGAAAAAACAATATATGCCATTATAATCGTAAAAAATAATAAATAAGTACTTGAGTTAGTTTCCATTCATTTAGATACCTTTCTTGTTCACTATACATTTTAATCTTTGAGTAGGTTCCTGACCCACTCATTATAATTATCTATAATCCACTTTCTACCTTTTTCTGTCCATTTGAGACATAACTTTGCATTTTCCTTTGTATAACTCTGATAGTCTGCGTATCCTTCTTTGATTAACCATTCGTATTCTGCATATGGACACCATGAACCAAAATTTCCTTTGTAAATGATATGATTTGCATACATAACCTGATTAAGTTTTACTGCACTGCTTAATCCAAGATCTTTAGCAATAACTGTAGTAGTGATAAGATCGCTTTTATTAAGTACATTATCATGATATTCTACTTTTGGTTTCATTTCTTTATTTTCCAGTGCAAGTCTTTCTTTTTCTTCAACCTGTTCTAACAACTGAACAAGTGCTTCTTTATATGTTCTTGGAAGACTATAAGGATTAGAAAGTGCCTGTTCCATTTCATCAAAACGTTTGACATACCTTGCAGTAAATAGCACACCTTTTTCACCTGTGAATTTATTTGCCAGAAAATCGCATCCAAGTTTGGTAACTAAGTAGCACTTATTTTCTTTACCACTAGCATCTTTGTACGATGACGGAATAAAATAATCACTGGGAACCATTTGGTGCTCAGTGAGAATAGTGCAAATTCCTTTTCTATCTGCCGATCCATTTAACTTTCTTAACAGTTCTTTGTGTGATATTTCCATCATTTCCGCAATTTCCAAAGATGTAATAGTTTTGATGTTATGTTCATTTGTTCTAAAATCAATAATTTCGCCCATAGTATTCTCCTTAACTTAATATTTTATTCGTCTACAATTTTTTCAAAAGGAGAGTGGGCGGTAGTTATCCGCCATGTCTCTCCATGGTCAGTGGTACAGGAACCTACCCTGTAATGACTCACACCAACGGCGACTGATATTTATTTTCAGGTAGCGATTTGATTCGTTTACAAACCGGTATATGTTTAAGACGTGGGAGAGTAAAAGCAAAGATGTTCTGTATTATTTTTACAAGTTTGATTTTACCGCCTCCCCATATGTCCGTTTTCTCATTTTTTTACATACCAAGATTTTTTGACAAAAACCCTTGAAAACAAGGCGAAAATGAGGAACGTTAGATGCGTCTAACAACCACCTTAATTAAAAAAGATGCAAAATCCGAATTCGTATCATCTATTTTGGTTATATTTTTTGTATTTTTCTAGTTGATTTTGGCTTCTACAGTTAGCACATAGACTGTTTGGTTTACCAATGGAAGATGGATCATACTGAAATCTATTTCCACATTTTTTACATATCTTAGTGCCATTAAGGTTTATTTCGATATTGTGATAAATGATTTCTCCAAACAGTCTCCAAAGAGTATCTTTATTCACATCATCCTGTAGAGCTTTCACTAATACATCTGAGATATATTCCTCTGGCATACCAATCAGATCAGTAAATAGTTTTCTCTGTTTGTTAGAATCAAATTGAATCTGTAGGTATACTTTCTTCTGTTCCCAAAAATCAATATTGTCCCAATCTGTATGAGATAATCTTCTTAGGTTTACATTTTCTATTTCTCTGTAAAGATTTATAATTTCTTGGGCCTTTTCAGATTTGATATCAATATATGGATTGCTCATTAGAATTTTATAAGAATATTTTCCTAACAGATCTTTGAATACGATTCGATTACTTTTTACTACATTGCTTATGCGGTCAATATTGCAATTACTTAATTCTTCTACATTGTCTTTTGACTTGCCTTTTGCATAAATAAAGAAATGTGGTACTTTCTTTCCGCTATACACTTTGTACTGTTCCAATATCTCTTTTGGAATAGTGGGCTTGTATAGCGTCTTGGCGTAATCGATTGTGAAGTTGACATCTGCACATCTTAGTGCGATGACATTAATTGCATGTTGAATTTCTTCTTCTGTACTATCTGGAGACAATGTCTGCCATATCTTTGTAATTTCATTACTAGGCGTTCCAATATTTCCGTGGTGGTACGCCATTACAATTCCGTTATATAGTGAATCAGAACTGATTAACTCAGGGCTTGCTTTTGGCATATCATAATAGTTAGGAATCATTCCATGTTTTCGTTGATATTGTTTAGCACACTTGATAATTGTTTTATTGTTATGTACCAATAACTTATCGCCGTCATTATCATACATTAGCAACTTGCTCATAATATCTTGCATACCAATATAAATACCATTTGATTTCGTCCAAGTCTTTGTTTTATCGTTGATCTGATTTTTCCTGATACAATGAGCATGATCCAAATGAGGAGATCGTAGGCAGTCCAGCTCTTCTTGATTCTGGAACAATCTGCATGACACATTTCCATCTTTAACAAATCCAAATTTTGATAGGTCTGTTTTATCCATGTCCGTGAACCAATATTGCAGACATGCTAACGTATCAGGTATCGCAAACACGTAGGCTCCGTTGATGCTAAATTTACCGCTTCTGAAATTTTTAATCATGCTATCTTTCGTATTTTTCAATAGCGTTTTTACATAAAAATCTTTTAACATTTCAGGATATAGTATCAGTGATTTTTGAAGCCAGTTCATGTGGTCATTTTTCTTTTCGTTTGCGCCCAGAACATTTAACATACATTGGACATTGCGGCCAATTCCATTTAAACAGTTAATATCATATGAGGCCAAAGATAGAATATCGTCATCTGTCATTTCTGTTGTTAATGTCTGAAGCACTTGGTAATTTGTTTTACTGTTAAGCTTAACGCCACGCTCTACATTACATCTGCAGGCATCACATCCATACTTTTTGAAATTTTCTTTATAAACTTCCCAACCTGTTTTGATGATGTTTCCATTTTCATCTAACACGTTGTTATAATATTTCCACATTTTAAATTGAGATTTTGTAAATATATAATCTATTTCATTAATAGAGTATGATTTACCATAAATATCAACTACTTTATGAATGGGAATAGAATTGGCAGAACACCAATCTACAAATGCTCGCCTTGGACAATAAGCGATAAGACCTTTTATAAACGGCAATCGAATCATAGAAGATTCTATTTTTCTTAGCGATATCCCAAACCCATCTGTAAATGGGATAGTAACAGGCATCGTTCTAACTTCTGATCTGTGATATTTTGATTTTAATTCCTGTATATCTTCTCGAAGTGCCTTTCTACGATTCTGAATATTACGTTCTTCCATAATCTCTGTTTGTGGACGTTTAAAACCTCTTGGACGATTCTGCTTTTTAATTTTGATTTCTTTTAGCTGTTCATTACATCTTTCAATTTCTTCTTGTAAATACTTCATTTGTTCTTTATCGTCTGGAGATTCTGTATAAATGTAACGCACCTGTTGATCAGGTATGTTATATTCAATATCATCCACAACAATTGCACGATCAATATTAAAGTTCTTCCAAATCTCTGTATTCGTTTGACATAAACTGGTATAAGCTAAATATTTATTTGTATTCATACCACCTTGCTCATTTATGATTTCAGGTGTTAGACCACAGAATAACCGATTGAAATTTTTATCAAGCAGTTTTTCGTTTACAAACGTACTTTTCTTGCATCGTGTTTGGCCTGCACCAGCAGTAAAGAATACGAAATGTCTTCCCTTATAATCAAATCCATTGTGTATGATTGAGTCAAAGATCTCTGTATAGTATGTTACAACACTGATAATATCATCACTATGCTCCATATCCTTACAACCAAAACATCTATTTAGATCGCTCTCAAAAATCGCAATGTTTCTAAATTGTTCTTCAGATTTAAAATCTCTGTTACTGTATATTTTTCTTGTTTTACTTTTATTGCGCTGCATCAGTGATCTAAATATTTGTTCTTTGTATTTCTCTTTTTCCTTGTAAAAGTCCAATTTTTCTTCTAAACATAATTTGTGATGCATAAGCCATTTGTAATAACAGTCATCTTCATCAATATATAGCAATTTACTGTTTATAAATTTTAATGTTCGTAAAATACCATTCCGTAAATATTTTAGATTTCCAATCTCTTTATAAATCTTATATTCATCAAGTAGTAGAAGCGGTTCAAACCCTATGTTTAAGATTTCTATAATTGCTTTTCCATTGCCATATGTAGAATAGTCGAAGTTAATATTTTCAACTTGGTTACCTGTTTCATTTCTCACTCAATTATTCACTCCATTCATTCGTTGTTCATAACTTTCATTTCTTCTCCAATCCAATTTAATAATTGCTTTGGTGTTACAGATGATATACATTCTGCATGAATATAGTTGCCTTGATAGTTTTTATAGTACAGATCACCAGGTAGAATAGGAGAACCACAAAACTCACAATAATAATCTGACTTCTCACCATCAATGTCTTGATTATAATTTGGACAAGATGGTACACAGTGATCTATACGTCCACAGATGTTACATCTCATTATCTTTAATTTCCTTTCTGTAAATTTGTCATGCAGCATATTTATATTTAATATCTTCTCTATTTTCTTTTATGATCTCATGTGAAAAACCATCGTCCGTTGTATAGTAAATGTTTCGTATGCCAAGATCTTTAATAGCAGCCATACAGGAAGGGCATGGGCGTGACATTCCATACGGACGATCTTTACATATTCGATAGATATATAATTTAACCTTACGAAAATTTATATCTAAATGACGTATAGTATTGATACAATTAATTTCCGCATGTAATTTTGGTAAAAGATACTCTGAATCATTAAATGATTCGTCATCTATTGTTCTATAGTGATTATAGTATTTTTGCATCGGATGAGTTCTATTTGTGTTACATCCGATACCTATAATATTTCCGTGATATACGGCAATGCATCCCACATGTATTTTGGGATAATCAGAAATAGAAGCTGCATATTTTGCTTTCTTAAAATATCTCATATGTGATTTACTCATGATATTTATGGTTCATTCTGTTTTTGTTTTCAGTATTTTTCTTTTCTGAGTTTTCACAATAAAAATCAAAGCGAAAATTTTGGGCAATTCTATTTGTAACGCCTTTCATCGTATGATATTCGCTATACACAGGTGAGAAATCACCTTCATAAATTCTTCCAGAATATGTTCTATGTAAACTTTCTCTTGATAGGATAACTGGTTCACAATAGCTGACAGAAGATTTGTAGTTACGTTTTGATTTGATAAATTTGTTTGTTGTTTGCATTTTTAAGTGCCTCCTTAAATATCTTTTTCTTTTTTAGTTTTTGTTTTTTATTAAATAGTCTCATATTGTATCCTTTCTACATGTGAATCATAAATTAATTTGTGACATATGATTGTGTTACTGTACTATAAGATATAATGATGAGTTATTTAGTTACTTATATTGATTCTGTATTGTATTTCAGAATTATCATTGGTTTATAATATTTTAATTGTTGCTAAAATATATTTCTCTATTCTTTATGTAATTCAATCCCAATTTCTTTAAAATTTTATTGTATTCGAAAATTGTTTTTTCATTCAAAGATATTTCTTTTGATATTTGATGTATGGGAATCTTGATTGATATTTCATTTTTTGATTTTAAAATAGATGAATTATCATGTTCTAAAATTAAATCACAGAGGTATACATAGTATTTCAATAAAAAAAATTTGTTTACATTATTTTCATCTAAAATAGTTCTTAAATCTTGTATTGATATTTTTATATACTGATCGGATTTAATGTCTATATATAAATTTCTACAGTCCAAAATATATTTCTTTTTGTTATTAGAAACTTCAATAATTGTAAGTGAAAGTTTTTTTATTAAAGATTCAAGAGACTTCTTTGTAGATTCTAAAAAATGTTTCTCTTCAACCAGTGTATTTTTTATTTTTGATGCAATTATTTCTGTGTGCACATATAAAATATAATCATCTGGATTTAAAAAAGACAACAAGACACAATAAATTGCTAATTCATGTCCTGATAATTTTTTATATATTTCTTTTTTCATTAATAAAATTTGTTTCATATTAGTACCTCCATTTTCACAAAATATGTTTTAACTTGTTTTATATCCCCCCATTTCCTATATAATTTATATAGAAAAAGGGGGCTAAAAATCTGAAATTTAAAGTAAGTAAATATTAATTGTTGTTTTGGGACTGGAATATTGCGATAGCAATATGAAGTCACAATGCAACACAAATTCCGAAATTTGGATTGCGTAGCAAGACAAAGTAAGGAATTTGATAAGGGTGTGGGTGTCCCACAAAAGTAAGACTTTTTATTTCTTATATTTATAAAATATATAAGTAGATATTTTTATGAAGATAAAAAAGAATTACTGTTGCCTGCTGGCAGCTAATCAGGTAGATGTAATTGCTTCGCAAGCTCGCAATTCCACGACCTGTCACACAATCCATTCCGTTGTGTCTAAACGACACAAAACGGAAGTGGCTTGCGTGAAATTATTAAAAGTTGACCATTTAAAATGTATATAATAATATATATATAAATATATATCCTTTTAAATGGTCAACTTTTACTGTTATAAAAAATGACCATTTAAAAATCTATTAAATATTAATATATATATATATATATTATCTACGTTTAAATGGTCATTTTTTATAGACACGCAACATTACCATTTATCAAATGACGGAGTTATGTTTTCTTCAAAATTACTTTTTATAAAATCATCAGAGTTGAAAACAATATTTTCATGTCCTATTCTTACTAATTCTTCAGTTAAGATATTTTGAGATTTAATAAATGTAGGTGGGTATTTCCATGTTTGATTTTCATTTTGTACAACACTGTTTGTTTCACCCCATATCTGTTTTTTATAATTCTCTTCGTTGTTATTAAACTCGATCATTTTTTTGTTGTACGAATTTATTGCATTAGTATTTAATGCATCGACTATTTTTCCATTTAATTGTGTCTGTTGAAATTTTAATTCTATATCTGATAATTCTTCAATAACATCTTTTTTTACATAAATAATTTTAATTTGTTTATAATATCCTGACCATTTATAATAATGCTCTAACAATTCTTGAACTCTCTTGTAATAAGTGGTTTGTCTGTTTGACCAATATACCTGAAACATATTTTCTAATTTTAATTCTTTCTTTAGTACATATCTCTCCATTTCAAGAATTTTCTTTTTATCATTGTCATCTGCAATAAAGCTTTCTATTTCACCATTTCTATTTTTATAAGTGACTACTGTTTGAAGTTCATACATTATTAACTTTCTGTTTTTTAAATTATTTAAGGCAGAAAATAGTATACGTTCTAATTTTGTATTGCATCTTTGGTAAAACATTTTAATTTCAAATGGAGTAATTGATGAGTCGAGTGTTTCAAGTTCCTTGTCAGGTGTCTTTTTATATTTCTCATTTATAAAACCTAGTAATTTCCACCAATCAATTTTGTTTAATGTACTGGTAAATCCATTTTGTTTTGACAAGTATTGTAGTAAAATTACTTCTATGTATTTCACATAAATAGAATTATTCCCAAGTTTTCTTTGGTCATTTATGGTTAGTGGAGTGTCAAATATATCAGTGATAATAAATTTTTGTCCTGATTTCTCGAAATCCATATAGCATTTTAAGTTTTTGATCTGAGCTTGTTTTGTATTACCTCCTGATAAAACAGGAAGATCCAATAATTGACATAGTTGCTTATAATTTTTGATTACCATACCTACAGAAACTCTCTCTTTTATTATTTCTTCCAAACTTATATTTTTTTCATCTGTTACAGTGGACGTTACTGTCTCATGTATCAGTGGAAGAGTGCGATTTGTTGGAACCAGTTCTGAAGTTGTAGGGTTTCCTAATTGGAGGTTCTTTTGTTTTGCATTTTTGCTTGTTGTCATAGTTAATTTTCCTTTCTTTTCTGTAATATATTTGATAAGCAAAAATGTTTGCATTATCTACATAAGTAGTTATTCTTTGTCTTGATTCTTTTTTTGTTATATACTTTCTCATATATATACAATTTCTAGTTTTATTGTATGGTTTACACTTTAATTCTTCAGTGTTATGATATTTATACCTTTCTCTATAATGATTAATTTAAGTTTAAGGTTTGGCAAAAACATGAATCACACAAATATTTATGAAATCAAAAAAATTGCAAAAGATTTTTTGTACATGAAGATAATTATAACTGATCTTTCTCCAATGTTTGTTGTACATCCATTTTTTGAAAATGGTATTATTTTAAGTGAAACAAAAGATAAAATATTTAATATTGTAGAAAACAAAAAAGATCTTCAGTTCATACTTCTACAAATGGAAAAGAAAATAGATCAATCGTAATATGTTCATCAGATATTTCATCTTGTAAGAAAATCATACAGATTAACTTTTTACAAATACGTATATCCATACTTATCAATTCATGATAGAAGTGAAATTTTACCTGACATATGGATTTGTTCGGAAAATTCAAATACGGACGTAAATGTTTCTGTGAAAAAATTAATACGATGGTTTAAAGCTGCAGATAAACAGATTTTAATGGATAAAGATGAATACGAAGCTTATCAAATGTTACCTAATACAGTAGATATATACAGAGGAATAGCTAGTAAAAGTAATCTAAATGGTATTTCCTGGACAACAAATTTCGAAACGGCAAAATGGTTTGCAAATAGATGGAATAAAAACGGCTATGTTGTAAAAGCTAAAATATTCAAAAATAATGTTCTGTCATATTATTTACGAAGAGGTGAATATGAGATTATAGTAGACGTACCAGAATCAAAAATTATAAGGATATAAAAAACAGATACCAATATAAAATTGATATCTGAGAAGTTTGTTATTTATCGGGAATTTCTTTTAATGTAAAAATAAATTCTATCAATGAGAGATTACGGTGATATGTTGCAGACTCTAATTTCAAAAATGTTATTGGTATCCCGTAGGTATGAAACTGAATAGATTTTTCTATTTTACACAAAACAAGTTTCTTGATTTCTTTAGAATGAGATTTTATATATTGAGAAAATGATAAGTTTCCCATGATTTCTGGAATATGATTTGTTATGATATTTACATCTATTCGTATCATATCAAAAGTTTTTTGATTAGTGTTTTCCGGAAATCTCTCAAATACAGGACGATTTATTTTGGTAATAAAACGATTTAAGTTTTTGGGTTTTTCTCTCTGTTTATATTCTACCTGGTTATAGATTTCAATAAATTTAGACCATGAATCACCTTCAGACATTTTACTTATAGTGATTAATATATAAACTATATTTGATACATTGAAATATTCCCGGAGTGACGTACTCATATATAACTGATTATTTTTCTCGTATTTACTAATTCCCTTTAAATAATGTTCTGCGTCTTCGATAGACATAGAACACCATATTTTATTTTCATTAAAGTAGCAGATCCTGGACTTAATATTTCTCAATGCAATATTGATCGGACAATCCATTTTGGTAAGATCGGATTTACCTTTTGAGATAATAGGTGCTGCAGAATTGTTGTTACTATCCATAAAGTAAGCTCCTGTATTGTGTAATGATTTTATAATGTAAACTATAGCACAGAATAGAAGAATGATAAATAGCAAAAACAAATGATAAATTACCAGATGTGATCAAGATCGATAAGGAGAATATTTATGGAACACAGTGTACTTATAAAAAAATGAGTTTTTAGGGGCTAAAATCAATTCTGTGCCATCAGGTGATAAATTGTAAGGCTAATATGGTAGAATCGAAAATAGGGTCGATTTTGTTGTCAGAAAGCCAAGGATTTAGGGTAAGGATTTTTACAGTGGTATATATAAGAATTGATTGACATAGGATGCAGCTTAAAATAATATGAGATAGCGTTATGGATGGCCCAGTGAAATGATCGAATTTATGAAATGATTAATATATGCAGCGAGTAAATAATTTTGCTTGCTGTTTTTTATTGCTGCGATAGGGTGGTTTTGGATATGTATTTTCTGATATGATTTTGTGAGTTCGTAATTTGATGAAAAGTGATTGGTTAAAAAATCACTTTTGTGCTGTTACTGAATATTAGGTGTGTATTTTTGTAGCACGGTTTATAGATATAAAATAAATCTCTGGATATAAGATAGGGGTTAGAAAAATTTGTGTTGGAGTATAGGATCTGGTAGTTGTGTGAAGTATAAATTTGAGAAATGAAATTACGAATATTTTTGAATTACGATTGAAATGTAAGTGATCAAGAATGTTTGGGTAAAAGTATGATTTGGATATACGGTAAAAGTGAGATTATGTGGGCTGGTAATAAAATGCTCTTGAATTATAGGAGATTTGCGAAATAATGTGACAGTGAGAGAGTGGGATTAGTGGGTATTGATAAGTAGTGAGTGGGAATAATGTGATCAGTAAACATATGGTTTACGGTGATTTATGAATTAAGACATCGGGTGTAATTTTTATTGTAATAGGGTATATGTGATATGGTTTAGATTTAATGTAAAATAAAGGGGTGGAGTGTGAAATAGTGGTGTCCGGATGGTAGTTTGATCAGTGAATTATTTGTTAATTTTAACTGTATATTTGAGTTGAAAATAATGTTTGATACAGGTAAAAGCAGGGTGATTTTTAGGTGTCTGGTAGTAAAATCTATTAGGTTTCTGGAAATCACTTTTTTTTCGCTTGAAATCAAGGAAAATCGTGCTAAATTTAAAGTTTTTTGGTAGTTTTTGTTTGTAATCTGGAGTTTTACGAATGTACTTTTTTCCTTGAAATCAAGGAGAAAAGAGAGTATTTTTAAGGTTTTTGGTACAAAAATTTTTGTGCATGTTGCATAAAAAATGGGATGAAACAAATTGTCTGAATATTCTAAGGGAATTGGTGGATTGTGGTGGGAAAATTGGTGGAGTGGTAGGTGAAATGGTGGTAAGGGGGTGGTAGGAATGGCGGTAGGGGAGATGAGTGATGTGAAAATTGAGTATGTAGCGAATGGAACACAATGGGAACATATGTTCTGTTATCGGATTGCCAGACATGTAATTATACCCCCGTTTTGCCTTGTTTTCTAGGCGAAAAAGCACCTGACATCATAGTTTACATAACTAGAAAAATGTTACCAACGTGGGAAAAGTAACATTTTTTACGATCGGAAGATACAAATTTTTTTTGAAAAAAACTGGCCGAAAAAAGATCTGGAAAGTGGTAAACCGCCCCCGGTACCGCTGTAAAATTTTCTGAAAATTTTTATAAGACTATGTACAGGCTGATTCCGAAAAAAAGGTTATTGTACAAAGTATACAGTTAATCGGTTCTAATTATTTTTTGAAAAAATGATATCAAAATGATATCAAAAAGATACTATCGACCTACAAACTCCATAAAAATCCCACACAAATCCACCTATATTTAGTCGTAAATCCACATAAATCTACATGAAATCACATAAAAACCCACTATTCACACACAAAAACCACATAATTTCACACAAAAATGCGGTCACTTTACACACTTTCCCGACAACTTTTCCGATCACTTCCCGACAACTTTTAATATCACACAAAGATCATACCTATTACACGCCCATTACACGCCCATTGAACACATATTTCAGATACTATCGACCGCTTATTTACCGCATATAACCGCCTATACCTATACCTAACACTCTCATACCTGGTGCACCTCAGCAGCCCTCATACACTTTAACATACACACGTTACAATACTACTATTATATACTTCACACTTCCCATACACTACACTATATACCATGCATTATACTACACCAATATACACCTATTAACACGCTATTATATACCTCGTATAATACCTATAATATTACGCCACAACGCCCATTATACTACCACAACTATACCTATTTATCTCACCTTTTAACCCTCATAACACACGCTATTACAGCTCATAAAATATGTCACAACTGCCTTTATAAACCGTCCTATAACACGCTTTACAAGCTCATACAACCCCATATAATCCGCTTAAATTCCATATAAAAACCTGTATAAATTTCCGATCAAAACAGACAAAAAAGTATACATTTTACCGTAAAAATCCTATAAAAATCCCGTAAAAAATTACTGTAAATTAGATAAAATTTACACGGAATCAGATAAAAACTGGACGTAAAAAACAGTAAAATAGGATACAAACTCACACGAAAAACAGATAAAATTTTACAGTAAATCAGATAAAATATGCATGAAATATCGGCACTTTACAGATAAAAAACACGTATAAATCAGGCATAAAACAGATATAAAATAACTGTAATTAATCAATAAATAGGACAGTAGTACACAGAAAATAGATTTGAAAACAGATATATAATTGTATAATTTATTCTGTATCTGTATCTGTATCTGTCTGATATCCTATCCCTTTTCTGTCCAGATCTCTTTTTATAAGATCTTTGATATAGGTATTTACAGGTGTACCAATATTATTACAATATTCTTTTAATCTATTATATTCTAACAATTCTTTTTCGGTATACTTTAAATTTATTCTATTACATTTTTGATTATATGTTTTCTGACTTTTTGGGCTATATGCCATAATTTACAATTCCTTTTTGCTTACTATATTAATCTGTAAATCACAATCTATAGCATTACAAAGATCTTTTATAACATTAATCCCTGGGCTTTTTGTACGTCCAGCTAACAAATTGCTTACAGTTGCCTTGCTCCAGCCTGTTTTTTCACAAATATTTTTTTGTGTAATATTTTTATCTAACATTATATGTTTTACATAAATCATTAATTCATTAATATCATTGTTGTAAATCAATAATAAAACACCTCTATTCGATATAAAAATATACAATATTAATAGTGCATAAAACTGTATTGTGCAATTATCATAAAAAAGCATTATTATATTTAGTTATTATTTTACAAAACAAGTATTGCAATTACAAAACACCTATGATAATATATCTACATCAGCAAGGGAGACAACCCACAAGGTAGTATCAATAAATCCTTGTGAGTAACCGTAACATGGTAGCGTCAATAAATCCAGACGGCGTTTCTACTGATAAATTACATACTTTTCAAAAAGGGGTTCCGGTTCCCTAAAACCGAAACCCCACACAATTAAATAAAGGAGGTGAAAGCCATGTCACCAATTTTAATTGAAATTGTCACAAGTGACAATGATAAATTTGGTTACATAGGCAAGGTTGATGGGATTGAGTATCCGACTCGTTCTGAAGCTTTAGAAGCTAATCCCAATAACTAAGCAAGGGGGCTGAGTTGTCAGCCCTCACAAGTAAAACTCCTTTATGAAATTGTATCACAGGAATAGTACCTTGACAAGTGAATAATGAAGTGTTAGACATATTTTCGTTTTTATGATATCATTTCCTTATTAATATGGGAGGTGCAAACGAAACATGGATATAAAAAACAATGATGATCTGAAAAAAGCCGTTTTAAAGGCTATTGATGATTCAGGTTATAAAAAGTCTTTTATAGCAAATCAAATGGGGATAACAAATCAATATTTTAGTAAATTCTTAAATAAAAAGTCTTTTTCCATTGATGATGCAAATAAAATTCTTGAGATTATAGATTACGAATGCATAGCAGTTATCAAACAAAAATAAATTGAAAAAATAACCAAAAAATGGTTGACAAATATAAAAACGTATGATATAGTATAATCACAGCAAGGGAAAAAGTGATAACAAAAAAAGACAGTTGCCTCGCTACCAACGTAAACAACTGTCTTACACCAAAATATCACCAAACACTTTAACAGTGATTAGCTTATTCTATTCTAACATTTCATTATTCACTGGTCAAGTGTAAAATTCCCAAACTTAAAAAAGTAACTGTAAATAAATAAGTCCTATAGGGCATACCCCGAACCTTTACAACTAAAACGGTCGTTTACCGAACCATTGATTAAAAAGCCCATGTGGGGCGGTCGATGTAATAGGGGAACAAAGTCATCTGCCAGAAAAGGTGACCGGGTGATCTTAAACCGGGGCTATAATAAATGAGACAGCTCAAAAAATCAGGTTTTACATAGGGGTTTACTAAATAACTCCAAACCGCAAGTGTGAGAAACAGGTACTCACAAGAAAATGCGGGATAACAAATACATAGGAACTACAAACTATAACTTGCTTTTGCAAGTCATTTTATTTTAAGTAACTTATAAACATTGTTTTATTAAAGGATAGTCAAAAATCCTGATCTGAAAAATGGTCAAAACAGAATGTGATGTCCAAATTGAGTAACAAAAAGTGGGGGACGGTTCAGGCATAGAATAACCCTACTATAATAAAAATAACAATTAATGCGACTGCCAGGTGACAGGCTCATCATACAAAAAGTTCGGTTGTCCGTATCCGATCAAAAAACGGCCTGAATGAAATAACCGGGTAAGAGTTTAAATGCTGAAAGGGTTTCGCAATTTTCCGACAGGATAAAAACAAAATTGCAATGGCGTACCCCATAGAAGGAAGAAGGTTAAAAACTGTAAACTTTAAAAGCTGCCGTCTGCAAGTCTGACGTAAACGACTAAATACATATAGCAAAAATCAGGCAACGCCTGGAATCATTCCAGAAACCGCCTGAAATTATGCATCACTTGTAAGGGTATACGGTCAGCCAGTCCCCGGGGATTCATGATCCCATACAAGTGTTTTTTTATAGAAAAGTAACTAAAAAATACATTCAAAAAAAAGGAGAATAAAATATGAGAATTAAATTTTACGCTAATGAAAAGAAATACGGCACTAAAGCCGTAAACATGAAACCTATCAATCTTGAAATCACAAGCGTGTCACAAGTTCTTGAAACAATTCGGGACGGGTTTATACCTTACATGAGTCCAATTAAAACACAAGGATTTATGTTAGAAATGATGTACAGGGAACTTGACAAGGGAAATAAAAAAGTAACCTATGATATCTGTACATCTGTGATAGAAACCATTATGAAAGCCTATAATACAAGCCGTATTTATGATTTACATCCAGAACACGCTTTAATGATCTTTCATGAGTTCCTGAAAACAGGATGTATTGACTTTCAGAAAATCCTTGCAATGTATTAAAAGTTCGTATTGTGATCCTGTGAGCGTTCAAACAACGTTTACAGGCTTGACAATATGAAAACACACAAGAGAAGATCCCAAAGGAGGAACCACGAAATGAGATTGAAATACTTCAGAGGATGTAATAGTTTACAGGAGCTTAAAAAAGAGTACAAAAAACTCCTGAAAATAAATCATCCTGATAACGGCGGCGATCTTGTTACAATGCAAGAAATTAATGCAGAATATGCTAAACTTGAAAAGATTTTGCCAGATATTGAACTTGATGAAAGCCAGACGGAAGAAACCAGAGAAACCAGACAGAATTATACATCCGCTGACATTTCCCCAGTATTACAGGCAGTCATGAACCGACTTTCTACGATTCCTGGAATAGAAGTAGAAATATGCGGTTCCTGGATATGGGTTTCCGGAAATACATTTCCAATCAAACAAACACTAAAAGAGATCGGATTGAAATTCTCTGGAAAGAAAAAAATGTGGTATTTTAGAGAAGAAAAAGACTCAAAAAATACTTTTTTCAGGAAGAAAAAAGAAATGGATATGAGCCATATTAGAACGAAATACGGAAGCTTTACATATGAAAACATTTGCGCAGCCCTTAATTAAAAGGGCTGTACATGAAAAGCAAAACATGATAAAATAAGAGTAAAAATGGAGGGAGTGATAAAAATTACTATACAACAGAAAATAATGGTTGCGCTTGATATTGCAGGGATAACACAAGCGGAACTTGCAAATAGGTTAAACATGAGTCCTCAGGCGTTGAACAAAAGAATCAAAACAGGAAAATTTTCAGATGAAGATTTCAAAAAAATAGCTTCTGCATTAGGTTGTGAATATAGATCGGGATTTTATTGGAAAAACGGAAATAAGGTCGAGTAAAGCATTGTACAATTTGTATAGTGCTTTTTTTACATCACTAAATAAACGAAAACGTAAATAAATAAAAATAATAGTTGACAAGTAAGCGTAGATATGATATATTTGTATTAACGAAAAGGTTTATTTATAAACTTTTATTATCATAGCACTTTGACAATTTAATAAGGCTTTACACCTTCGGAAATTTCCCCTATAATTATAGTATAAACAAAAAAAAGGGGGTACATGTAGTATGGAGGTTTATGAGATGCCAACTGATATGCAATATAAAGACAGCTTGCGGAAAGACAAATTTTTAAACGATCTTGTGATTGAAGCATTGGAAAACGGAAATACAGAAAAAGCTCTGGAATATCTCAGGAAAGACAATGAAAGAATAGAAAAAGCATTAGAAGAATAAAATTGTAACTGTTTAAAAGGTGTAAAGTCTTATTAAATTATCAAGGCTTTATGCCTTTTTAATTTTACTATAACAAAATACAGCGGAAGGATAACCGATTTAAAAAACTCGTGTGCAGCGAAATGTTCCCCAGCGTTGGAAGTATCACGCCGGACTGAAAAAGTAGACACATGAAATTATTTGCTTATAAAAGAGAATAATCTGCTACACGGATTGTAATACAGATTGTTACTTTTTATAAGTAAATAAAGAAATCTATAACATAGTAGCTGTCCTATCGGCACAACGGGGAGAAAGAGGAAAGAATATGAAAAAAGAAGTAAAAGTAGAATGGTGCAAGAATTTCATAAAAGAGGTTTTCAAAAAACACGTTCCAGAGGGCGGCGGTATTTATACTGAGTGTTTCTGGGATATGGCAGAAAGATCTGGACTTTGGGAGCCTGGAACTTACAGTACATCAATGAGTAAAGCGTTGGAAGAATTAACAAAAGTTGAAATAGTAAGTGATGAAAACGGCGAATATATGTACTCAATTTTTAAATTAGCATAAGCCGGACACGTTCCGGCACTGTAATGCAGCCGCAGCTGGTTCCAAGCCCAGAAAGATGCAGAGGACAGGAAAATATCAAGAAAATATTTACGGAGGAAACGCAATGGCAAACATTACAAAAAAGTTCATAGAAAAAGTGCTTCATGATCGTATCGTTGACACGAAACAATATAGATATCGTGTAAATGAGTCAACCGGATATATTGAAAGAATTCCTATTGAATATCTGGACACAACAAAAGCTCTGGAAGAATGGGAACAAGTGGAAATTTAAGTGATCTCTTGACGTAACATCAAATATGATGTATAATATAAAAAACGATATAGGAGTTATAATACAGATGATAAGAACATTCAAAGAAGTGTCCTCTTTTACAAAAAAATGGAAAGAATTAGGTTTGACTGAAGATGATTTAGTTGTATTGGAAGAATTATTGTTAAAAGATACAAAAATTGGAGATGTAATACAGGGAACCGGAGGACTTAGAAAAATCAGAATCCCTATGGAAAATATAGGGAAGAGAAGTGGTGCAAGAGTTATATATATAGATATAGAAATAAAAGAATGTATTTATCTATTAGATGTATATGCAAAAAATGAAAAGATTGATCTTTCGGAAAAGGAAAAGGCAATGTTAAAAAAGTTGGTTAATGCATTAAAGGAGGAATGATATATGAGTTTCTTTGATGATATGGAAAAAGCTCTATTAGAAGCTATTGAGATTGAAAAGGGAAATGTGCCTTTAAAAGATCGTAATATAGAAACAAAATCCATTTATGTGCCAAATAATGAAGAAAAGTTAATTGATGAAATTATTGATATTAGAATACGACAAAATATTTCACAAAAAGAACTTGCTGGAAAAGTAGGATTAAAACAACAGAATTTATCAAGATTTGAAAAAAAAGAACATAATCCTTCTTTAAAACTAGTTTATTCCATAGCTGATGCACTTGGCTATGAATTGCAGCTTGTTAAAAAACAGATATGATTTTGGTGTAAATTATTGTTGATTTGATATAATATACAATTATGACAATTAGGGAAGAAGGTGATTAAAATTACACTTCAGCAGCAAATAGAAATGGCAATAGCTTATTCGGATGGTGTAACCAAAAAGGATATTGCTGAAAAAATGAACGTTACGCCTTCAGCATTCGGACAACGGCTTAAAACAGGAAAATTTACCAAAGAAGAACTAGAAAAAATCGCTTCAATTCTGGATGCGGAATACATTTCCTATTTTAAATTTAAGGACGGAAAGAAGATTTAGCAGAAATGATCTGCTATTCTTTTATAATGCTAATGTAGAAAAACCTACATTAATTTAGAATAAACTATTGACATCTATTTGCATAGGTGTTATATTATTGCTATAGAAATGAAGGAAAACCTACATAATAGTAGAGTATACTTTATTTTATAGCGCCTTGAAAATTGTATAAATCCTACGATCTCGTAGAAATGAACGAGATTAAGACGAATTGGCAAACGTCTGTTAAGTGTAGTAGCCTCTTTTAATATGCCTATGTTCCGTCACAAGTCGGAAATGAAAGAAAATAGAGTGGAAGAAAATTGTATATAGAAACATATAACAGGAGGAAATTATAAAATGGACAAAAGACAGATCAGAGAATATCGGAAACTCAAAAGACAGATGAAAAATATCAAATTATTTTTTGGTCTGTCTGCAATGTTTGTATTGGTTCCAGGGCTTATGTTGTCCCATTGGATCGTATCAGGGTATTAAAAAATAAACAATAAAACAGGAGAAAAATCATGTTCAAAGCTGAAAGATTTATAAGAGAATACGCTTCATATCAGAAAAAGTATGTTAAAGAAAAGGCATTTTTCTTTACAGAAGAACAGAAGGAAGATGCAATTAAAAAGATTGATCGTACTGTCAAATTCAGACAGGCTGGACTAATTACAGTTGATGAAGCGTTAAAAATGATTATGGAATGTATATGAAGGAGGAAACAATATAATGAAAGCTGAAAAGTATATCACTAACTTAAAATGGGCGGTATTTAATATGATAGATCGCAGTACACAAGACGATCACAGAAGTAAAGTACATGTATGTGGATTGTTTTATAATCCAACAGTTGCAGAAGATTATTTTATCCCTAATCTTCCAAACTCGGAAAATAAACGGTATATACTTCATGTGTCTCTTTTAGATCGCTTTGAAGAATTTTATAACTTTATTCAAGATCTTAATGAAAAATATGGAGAAAAAGCCATTTATCATTTAAAAGATGGTGATTTCTCTACAGACGAAGAAAACCGATTCAGACAGGTTCTGGGAATTTGGACAGACACAAAAATCAAATAAGAAAGGTATAAAAGACATGAATACAACATATGCACAGGATTTACAGGAATTAAACATTACAGCGGAAGAATATGACAGTATTATCAGTTATACTTACGATAAAACAGCCGAAGAAATGGTTATACTTGCAAAGGCAATCAAAAGTGGAGCAAGAGTTCTTCCGTCTGTTAAACGGGCATTTGAAAGGATTCTTGATATGAGATCAGAGGACAGGAAAGAAGCAAGGGAAATCTATTATAGCGATCTAAATACCATGTGTTTTGATTGCCTGGAACGTGGAAAAAGCTGCAACGGAACAACTTGCCAGACATGGACAGGATGCGTATACAGGAAAGTTAAATAGTCGAAACCGCCGTAGGCGGTCTGTAGGAACTGCCCTACCTGCACTGATGAGACAGGGTAAACAAAAAGAGAATAGTTGGAGGATATAATTATGGAAATTAAAAACTTAACACAGTTAAAGAGAGCAATCAAAGAAGGTCATAAGTTCATTATCAGAAAACATTATATTAAACCGGAATATGAAGGACAGATTAGAAAACCGCATGTAATACAGACAAACGGTTTTTACAGTATCGAAGATGGAAAACCTGATAGCGAAGTTACATTAGCCAACAATGGGAAAGGAAGTTGGACAGGATATGGAAAGGCTTCCGATTGGACATTTAAGAATGGAATCTGTAAAATGTCTTGTTATGGTAGGGATACTTGGGAAATTGAATTTATTTAAGACAATAAAATACAAATAAAAAGCAGCTCAGTGATTGAACCGCTTTAATAATACGATATAGAGGAGAATTAGTTGTCTTGACAGTCCGTATCTGGAATATATTCAAGAATATCCCCAGGTTGACAGTTGAGCAAAGTACATACTTTATTTAGTGCGTCTTGTGATAATAGTTTATTAATTCTTAGTTGTTGTAATTGAGATTGGTTGAGTATTTTTTCCTTCTGTATTTTATAAGTACTATAACCTTTTTCTTTTAAAGCGTTAAGAACATCAATTTTATATTTTATCATAAGAAACTCCTTATAGTAAATGTACAAAGTAAATAAAATATAGTCCAAAAAATAGGTTATATTTACTATTGATATAGTCTAAATTTTAGACTATAATACCTAACATAAGATATAGAAAAGGCGGCAATGAGTAATGACAGAAGATACCGCCAATTCTAACAATAAAATAGGAGTTGATTCAATGTTTACAGATTATGGATATGTGGGAAAAATTGATGGTATCCTGTACGCAACAGAACAGGAAGCTCTGAACGTTAATCCAAACAATTAAATGCAATAACCTATTCTTGTATATTATAGCTTATTTTATAGGTAAATACAAGGAAAATGTTACAGTACCTTGACAATTTAATAAGGCTTTACACCAGAAAACATACCTATTATAATATAAGTAGCAAATTCAACTACGATATTATATGAAAAGGATGTGATAAGGAGTGTGCGAAAAAATGAGTGAGAACGAATTAAAACAAGTCACTATTGATTATTATGTGAATTTGCAACGCATTAAAAAAGCAGAAACAGGAAATAATCCTGAACTTGATTATCAGATCAGAGTTGTAAAAAACAAATTAGCTTCTTTGGGAATTCCTTCAGAAGAATATGAGATGTAAATTGTAACTATTTAAAAGGTGTAAAGTCTTATTAAATTATCAAGGCTTTATGCCTTTTTAATTTACAGAACCTTGAAAATTTATGAAGATGACATCTTGAAATGTTGACGTGACAGAGTTGGAATACTCTTGACTATTTGCGTGCAGAGTCCTTGAAAAACAGGTAAGAAAGTAGTCATTCTGTAATGTGACCATTGAGCGTTTCAAGTCGCTATGAAAAACACAGAGAACAGAATATTAAATTGGAAGGAATAAAAAATTATGCTAAACAGAAAAGATTTTTCATTTTTAAGAATTTTACACGAAAACAGATGTATTGGTTATTTTAAATCCATGACTATGCAGGAGATTGCAACAGAAGCAAAGACATCAAAATCAAGTGTATATCGTAGTTTTCTGAAGCTGCTTAAATATAATATGATTAAAAAGGGATGTCTGTCAGCAAAAGCGGAAACGTATTATCTAACAGAGATGGGCGATAAAGTCGCTCAAAACGGAGAATACGAAGATTACGAGTGACAGAATACATATTTTTGCTTGTGTTACATAGTATAAAATAGTATAATATCATACAAGAAAGTAGGTGATTACAAATGAGCAACGCCATAATTACTGATATGTCAGGGGCATATATAGAACATTCGGACGTTATTACCAATTTTGTTTCTATGGTATACAATCAGTTAAAAGATAATGTTTGTCGTGTATATCCAGATAATGTACAGTATAAATGGATTATGACTGATGGAACAGAAAAAACAGTAATTCCGGATTCCTCTATTAACTGCCGTGTACATGCTAAAAAGGGAAATTCATTTTTTGATATTCCTCGTTTTGTTATGGAAGTTCTTTCACCTTCTACGGAAAAGTATGATCGGACAGAAAAGAAAGAATTGTACAGGCAGCAAGAAATAGATGAATATTGGATTGCTGACTGGAGGAATCGCCAGGTTGAGATTTATACGCTTGATTATGATAGTGACGGAAATCCTCAATACTATCTTTTCAAGACGATCAAAGAGGAAAACAAGGATGAATTACGTATAGTCCATTTTCCGCATATAAAAATTGATTTTGACAGACTATTTGATATTTCGTAGAAAGTAGGTGAATACATGGCATTAGCGAAAAAGGAAACGGAATATACAACAGACTATATTTATTCTTTGCCAGACGGACAGAGAGCGGAAATCATCAATGGAAAAGTTTATATGATGTCTCCACCAACACGGAAACATCAACGCATAGTAGGTGAACTTTTTCGCAAGATCGGAAACTATATTGAATCCAATAAAGGCTCCTGTGAGGTCGATATCGCCCCATTTGCGGTATTTCTTAATCAAGATAATAAAAACTATGTCGAGCCTGATATAAGCGTTATATGCGATAAATACAAGCTTACAGATAAAGGCTGTAATGGTGCGCCCGATTGGATTATAGAAGTTGTATCACCGTCAAGCATAAGAATTGATTACATGATAAAGCTGTTTAAGTATCGTACTTCCGGAGTGAGGGAATATTGGATTGTAGACAGTGAAAAAGACAGAATCACGGTATACAATTTCGATACGGATGATATTTGTGAATATAGTTTTGATGATTCCGTAAAAGTAGGAATTTATGAAGATTTTGAAATAGATTTTAGTAGAATGAAATAACAGGAAGTGGGTGAGTAAGTGACAATAAAAGATCAGATAAGTGCCTGTTGTGATGTAGCAGGTATGACTGTTACGGAACTAGGAGCAAAAATGGGCATGAGTCAACAAAGTATTTCTAAACGTTTAAAAACTGGAAAGTTTACAAAATCCGAATTGGAACAAATGGCTGAGATACTGGGAGCAAAATTTGTATTACGTTTTGAGTTTCCGGATGGAACAGTAATTTAAAGCATTGTAATTAAGCAATGCTTTTTGTTTTATAATTAAAACAACGAAAATGGAGAAAAAAACATAAAAAACATATTTACACAACGAAAAAGTTGTGCTATATTAAAAATAACAAAAACAACGAAAAAGTTGTTTAAAGTAAGTGCATCCCACACCAACAGGAAGCGGAGCGTAAACCGCTAAACAATATACGAGTTATACATAATGCTGTAGCCAAGTCAGCGAAGTGCAGTATTGCGAAGAAGTGTATAATATGAAACTTACATTTTGCTTTAACGTGCTAACATTTCGTCACAAGTCGGAAGTGAAAGAAAACGGAGTGGAGCAAAATATTAGATAAGGAGATCAATAATATGTCATTTAGAGACGAGATCGCAAAGGAAATCGAAGCAATAGAAACAAGAAAAAAAGACGTTGAGTCAAGACTTGATTATATGTTTGATAATTTTACGCCGGAAGATGACGGAGTAATGGAAGCCGTAATGAGTCTATCAGAATACATTGTAAATATGGACGAAAAATTAAATAAATTAAAAGAGACTTTTTGGAAACTGGTGTAGAAAGGAAGGTAATAAAATGTTGAATATTGAAAATTTTCACATAGAAGAAGATGTATTATTTTACGAAGGTATCAATCATTACTTTATATATAATCATCCTGATTGTATTACATTATCAATAGAAAAATTAATTGATGGTGATGGTAATATTCAAGCTGAATCTCATGATTTTAACAAATTATCAGAAGCTATTGCAATGATTGAAAAAATGGAAGAATAAACAGATGAATAACAAAGATAACATGAATATGGATTGTTATGATGCCACTGAATTTGGAACAGGTTTTATGATGAAAGTTGATCGGATTACAAAATATGTTACACAGGTTAGAATTTATGAACATGCATTGAGAAAATACAGAGAAAAAAGAACAAAGGACATCGAATAGGTCATGAAAGAGAATAGATTGTACATAATAGGCACGGACAAGCAAAATAAACGTGTTATTACAGCTTCAACGGAAGAAATCATAAATAATGCACTTGAACAGGAAAAACAGGGTGTAAAGCCCTGTTATGCATGGATTAATCACAGAACTATGCAACCTGCTGCACCTTTAGGGTGGCTTGTATGGAACTCATACGATCATGGATGTGGTGTTGTGTATCGCAGATCTAACGGAAAAATGATTATTTGCACAGGTGTTCAGGGTGATTTTGGATGTTTCACAGGAGATCAGGCAATATGAAAAAACTGGAAGAACATACATATGGATCTCATATCTACATGAGAATGCGTCTTGACAATGGACGCATTGAAGAAATAGATGTTTACTTGAAAAATGATGGTAAACACTATGTTACAAGTGCAGATCACGGAATGAGCTTGTATAAAGGTAAAGAGTTGGAAGAAAGAAAATCATTACGAGAAGAGATTATAAGGGCATTTGAAAAATTGTATTGATTAAAATCAAGGAGAACGAATCATGAGTGAATACATAATCAACAAAGAAACAGGAAAACTTGAATTACATTTTGATAAATCGGATTATTTAGCACTTCCGGACAATGACAAGAAAGAAATTAAAAGTAACTTTCTTTTTTCCAGGCGAGCTAATGCATGGGTAAGTCGTGCGAAATTCCCTAACTTATATAGAGCGGAGCTTGTGGCTAAAAAATTAAACCTGTCAGATGGTGGTAAAATTGGAGAAACATTATCATTTGCAGAACAGATGAAAAGAAAAGCGGAAAGGGCAGAAGCCAGAGCAGAAAGATATGACGTAAGATCATCAAACGCTGCCAATAAAGCAGAGGAATTGCAGAAACCGATTAACGATATGCACGGAGATATTGCCTTTTTTACGCAGCCCAATATTAACTCATCAGCAGGGAGAGCGTTCGCAAATAAACGCAATAGGATGTTTGCAGCATATGAAAGAGGTTTTGAAGAATTTAAAAAATCGGAATATTATGCAGAACGTGCTGCTATTGCTAGACAAACAGCAGAAGATACAAAACCCACAGATAAGGGTTTTTATGATCGTAGGATTAAAGATGCAGAAAAGACGTACAGAGCGCAGAAAAAGAACATCGAGCATTACAATGAATATCTTGAAAAAATTGATTCTGGAAAAGAAATTAAAAGATATAACGGCGATCTTATCACAAGAGAAGAAGTCGAGAACTGGATCGAAACCGCTGAAGAAATCATGGAACAGGCAATCAGTAAAATTACATATTATAAAGAATGTCTGGATGATCTTGGAGGTGTGCAGTTCTCAAAAGATAATATTAAGGTCGGATACATAATTGAATTAGCACGTTGGGGCAAATGCCATGTTATTGGAACCGGAAAAGTTAATATGAAATATCAGATTATGGAAGGCAGCGCATCTGGTTTAGGTGGTACAGCTTCATATGCAGAGATTGTAAAAATTGTATCAACTGATATTGAAGATGTTCCAAAACATCCGTTTAAAGTTGGAGAAGAATACACAGTAGATGCATGGAACAGTGACACTTGTGAGTACGAATCTAAAATTTATGTGGTAATAAAAATCACAGATCAGCGTGTAACTCTTAAATGTGGCACGGAAAGAGCTGTTAGTAGAAAGCCTAGAAGATTCAAAACAAATAATTTGGAAGGTTATTTATGGGCGTTAGGTATTACAGACGGAAGAAACGGAACCGTATATAAAAAAGAAGAATAACAGGAGGAATAATCATGGCATATAAAAAAGTTGAAAAGGTTATGACTTACGATCAATGGGAAGAAGAAATAAAAAATAGACGAAAAAAGCGGATTTATAACATGATAAATCGTATTAATAAAAAAATAGAACATTTATTTTATGTGATTATTATTTCATGTATGTTCTGGTTACTACCAATATTTGTTATTGCACATTATATCGTAGTGGGATATTAAACTACACAGGATGTATGGACAAAAGGATGAAACAGTATAAAAAAGAAAATTCAAAAGCCGTTTATAAGGGTTTTAAGGGTGGAATTAACTATGATTGTATGTATGCTCATGATCTTATGGAGAATGAGATAACATCAGAGGAAATGACAGAAGTATTTGACTTTACAAAATGGTGTAACAAAGTATTAAAAAAAATTGTATAGGTTGGTAGGAGGTCGATATAAGAAGTGTATTATATAGGATATTTCGGAACACTTATATTTATCGGATTTATAATTTATATCCTGTTGTTTAAGTAAAGAAGAGGTGATTGAAATGGGTAAATTAAAATACAGTACATTTAGATTAAGTAACGGAAAAGAAATGGTTTTATACAGTCATAATGGAAATGTACACATTATGCCATATGAGGATTTTTACAGAATGTCTTATGTATTAAAAAAAGAGATGGAGGAAAGTAAAAAATATGACTATAGGAATGTTAAAGCAGATGATAAAAGATTCAGGACTGCCTGAAGATGCACCAGTTTTTGTTGGATGCCAGGGATATACGAATTATGATAAAGAAACCAGATCAATGTGCAAGGATGATGATACATTTGCAGTAGTTCATGATGGAAAAATGTTTATTACGGATGAATGTGCAGTGGATCTCGGTGACGGAGAATATTTATAAAGGAGTATGCAACATGATAAAGCATGGATTAACAATCAATGATTTTTCGGATATCAATGAACGCCGTAGGCTGATTTAAGAATATGGAAATATGAACGTTTGTTATCGTGGAGAAAATGCGGATGGAGAAGATGTAGAATTACATATTGTAAAGACAGGAATTATTTTTAAAACATACCAGGCTAATGGATTTCTGAGGGTGAATACATATGCAGCGGATGGAAGTGTGGAATGGTAATTAAATAAAGGAGAAGAAAGTATTATGTATAAATATGCGATATCGTTGTATAAAAAAGATGGCATGTTTAATTATGCACAATACAGAAATAATCTGTATGATATATTGAGAATTTATATGCATGAAATTCATACCACGTGCAATCCTCGTCCAACATTATGGATTTATGACGGAAAACAGTATGTTAGGATTCATGATTTTATGTTTAAGGAATTAACACCTGAAACGTATGAATTATATCTTGAGGAACGAATTCTGGAATCTGATAAATTGTTGGAAGGAGTCGATGAATGTATAAATTAACAGATCAGGGAAGAGAAACAGTTGAACATTTTATAAGAGAATGTCAAGCCAAAAGAAAAGAAATATTGGACGCTGGTATAGATACAGCGGATGATACACATATTCCTACAATAGAAGATATAGAAAGTGATATAGCAGTATTTATAGACGCATATGGAGAATATGATAATTGTTGGGGAGTAACTGACAATTATTCTTCTGATTGTTTACACTTAAAAATGGGCGTGGATTTTACGGAAATGAAATAATGATTTCATCGGGAGGAAATAATATGTTAAGAAAAGAATATTATGTAATTCAAAATGAGGAAGGAAAATTTTTGAAAATAGATGATTTATCTGGTGGTTATCCATGTTTTATTGATGATTTTGAATTTTGTGAGAAGTATGAGTCAAAAGAGTATGCAGAAAAATTTTTACAAGGAAGATATGTAACAGAAATGTTTAAGAAAGAATTTGATGGTTGTATGATAAAGACTGTTGTAATAACAGTTGAATAACTTATGAAAAGATAATTTCAAACGGAGGAAATAGCTATGAAAATATTAGCAGAAATGCCTACAGGAATGGGGAGTAAATGGGTTCTTGCGGAGATTGAAAATGATTTTTATGGATATGGAACTGTAGCAGATTTTAATGATAAATGGGGATTGCCAGTAAATCAATTTGGCACAAAAGAATCAGTTAAAAATCATTGCGAAAGCATAGCAGGTTTGTGTAGAGAGAGAATAAAGAAGTATCAGAAAGAACTTTCTAAAGAGAAGAAAAAGCCTGATGGATGGAAATTGATGATTGAGCATGAACAAAAGAAACTGGAAATGTTAATTGAATTTATTAGAGTGTTGAGTAAATGAAAGCACGATTTTATATAAAGAATAGGATGATAAAACAATGATGAAATTCACAATGAACGCAAAAGAATTAAAAGCAATGATGGAAAAAGGATTGGCAGCCATTGATAAGAAAGTAACACTTGACAGCTTGAAAAAGTTATATATGCAGGTCGAAGAAGATGGAACGGTGAAAATGTGGGGTACCGATATGGAACATTTTGCAGAAATAAGAACAAATAATGCATTTGACACAAGTCCAGGCGTTATTGGAATTGATATTGACGATATCAAAATTATTTCAAAAATGAGTGGTGAAGTTACATTAGAAGATATTAGCACGGAAAAGCAACAGAGAATTAATGTGAAATGCGGAAAGAAAATTGTAACAATTCCACGATATGCGAATACAGATATCTTCCTGCCTGCAATGGATGATACAGAAACGCACATCCTATCAGTAGCCGAAAATTGGTTACTTGAAACGATTGTTAATCTGTCTCTATTCACAGCAGGAACAGATGTAAATAAAATGATGGATGTGTTTAATTTTAATACAAAACAAAAGCGTATAGAGGCACTGGACGGATTTAGAATCGGAATGAGATCGCTTGAAAATCAGAATATTATTGTGGAAACAGAAAATCCTTTTGATACAGTAAAACTTCATGTAAAATGCTTGCCAGTATTCAAAAAAATTATGGATAAAAAATCTGATTCGGAAGTAAAAGTATATCAGGATCAGAAGTTTATCAGAGTCTAGGGAAAAGATTTTACATACATTATCAAAAGAGTTGATGGGCAATATTTCAATATTGAGCAGATGTTGACTAATAGCAGAGATTTTGTGTTCAATGTTGATAGAGAAGAAATGTTGAATGTTATGAAGTATAACGCAGATATGGTAAAAGCAGAAAAGAAGCCTACAATCTTACATAGTGAAAACGGAAAACTATATTCATTCTTGCGAACTTCCAGATATGAAACGTTTGATGAGATTGAAGCGAAAAATCTCACAATGAATGATGACTTATTTATTGGATTCAATTCACATTACCTTGTGGATGTTTTGTCTATCGTTGATTCGGATAAGCCTGTATTCAGAGGAAGTAAAAGAAATGCTCCAATGTTCATTGATGGAAACGAATATAGTTTCTTAATTCTTCCAGTAAATGTTAATGGTGGAAACGATATTGAAAGTTTAAAAAAACAACTTGATAGAGCAGCTTAATGACTGCTTTATATTTTATACAATGAAAGAACGCTTTCATACGGAGGTATGGATATGAAAGATCTAAAAAAGTACATAGAAAATTCTTCTTATTGCGTAGAAGATATTGCAGAACAATTAATTAAATTATCCAATTTAGAATCATCTGAAGAATTGAAAAGAGAATTAGAAGATGGTTTACACTTCTTAAAAGCTGCTGCGGAAAACAAATACAATTCTAATTATTTTAGAGTGTTATATAACGTGTTACTTGTAATTACAGGAAACGAATGTTTTTAAATCAGATTGGATGGGAAATAAAATGTCATTAAGAGAATATTTAAAAGAGAAAAAAATTGATCAGATCGAAGATGATGAAAAATTTTGTAATGAAGAATACGAAGCAATTATGGAATATTGCACAGAACAGAAATTTTTAATCACAAATGATGATCTAATGTGCATTGTAGATCGTGGTCTGAACGATAGCTATGAATATAGAAGATCTGAATACATAAGAGATTTATGGATGGATTTTGATGATGTTCCAATGAATCCAGATACAGAATGTATTGAGGAAGAATGGAGCGGATTCACAGCAGGAACGCACAGGGAAGAAATATGGACATGGTTTGAAGAAACATATGGTATCAGCGTTGCAAAAAATTTAATGGGATTGTAGGAGGAAAATATTATGGCGATGTATTTAGTGGATTATTATGAAACATATAGTAAATCGTATGAAGTGGAGGCAGGTAGTAAAGAAGAGGCAGAGGAGATTTTACTCGAAGGAATTCGTGAAGGTGAATATGATTCTCCAGAAAATTGTATTAACTCATGGTGTGAAACAGAAATTATAAAAGAGTCCACTTGTTTAATTGATGGAGTAACATCATGCTGTGGATATGATTTTGGAACAGATATGGACAAAGCAAAATTCTGCCCGATATGTGGAAAGAAATTGATTAGAGAAGAATAGGAAATCAGGATTTTAATTTGAAAATAAATATGTCTTTTCTGCAAATAGAAAAAAGTGAAAGGTGAAAAAATATGAATATCGAATTAAATAAATCAAACATAAAAATTGAAGGAAATAAACTTATCGTTGAATTAACACCAGAGTTAAGATCTATGTTAAAAATACAGCAGAAACCTTTGAAAAGTTTAGCTCCAGGAACATGCATTATTGATAACATTGGAAATAAATGGCTGATTATCAGACATGATTGTGATAATACAACAAAAGTGTGGAGAAAAGAATTACTTGACGATACATATAAATTTGATGATAAATCAAATAATTTTGCAGTCTCTAAAATCAAAGATATTTTGAATAATGAAAATGGGAAGATTTTAGCAGATATTTATAAAGGATTCGGAAAGAGAAATGTATTAAATGATGCAGTTGATTTAACTTCTCTTGATGGATTGGATACATACGGTACATACGAATGTAAAGTGCATTTGGGAACAATTGATGATTATAGAAGTGCTAGAAAAATGGGATTGTTAAGATCAGAAAATAAATTTCCATTTTGGTTAGATACACCAGATAGTACAAATGAAGGCACTTCTGCTTCTTGCGTTCAGGTTGTCTGCAGGAATGGCGGTTGCGGCTGCAGTGGTTGTGGCTGGAATGACTATGGCGTTCGCCCGTTTGTATCTTTAGATTCTGCAATCTTTGTATCTGTAGAAAATGAATCGGAGGTATGATGGTATGAAATATGATGTTGTGTTAATTGAAAAACCATTCTTTGAAGGGATATCATTTTTAGAAATAAAAAGTTTATTTAATTTATTGCTTACTGATGAAGTATATCCGATTGAAATTCAGTCCAATTGTGAATCGTCTGCAATGGGATTTATAACATCTGAAGCGGCGGATAAAATTGATTATGCATATGAGCCAGATACTTATTTCGCAGATTTTATAAGAGATATTCTTAATGATATGGATAAAGAATCTGAAGATCATATATATAAATATCGAGGATTAAAGATCTGGTTAGGAAGATGAGGAGGTAAAATCTATGGTAGATACATATGGAAGATGGTATGAAGAACCAGACTACTCTACATATCCTAAAGAAAAATGGTGTGATTATGATTATATGGCAGCATGGATTAGAGAACGCAAATACAAACCGGAAACATCTATGTATAATCTGATTACAATGATTTTTAGTTATTATGAAGAAGAAATAGGAAATCATGTAAGTGATTATGATACAGCATCAGGAAATTTTGATGGAACTTACATTGAAGCCTGTAAGGCTTATGTGATGGATAGTGGCGGTATTGAAGAGTTTGATTATATTCCGTAAGAAAGGGGAGTGAAGGTTGAATGGATGTTAATAATTTATATATATACGAAGTTTACGGACAATCAAGAGGAATTGTATATGCAAAAAATAAGAAAGATGCTGAATTAAAGGTAAGAGAAGCATATAAAAAACATGATACAGGGTGGTGGGATCAGAGTAGAACAATAAATATTTGGAGCGTATATGAAAATAACTCATGGTTTTTAGATTACCCTGATGTAATTGAGATTGGCGAGGTTGATAAATGAAAATAAAAGAATATAATAAACTAAATAATATTATTTTAAATGATGGAAAACTACATACATATATTATTGGCTTCAATGGTAATGATGAAACCGAACTTGATGTTGTATCAGAAGAAGATTTGATTCAATTATGGGAATCATTGTGTGAAGAATTTAATACGGATGTATCATCTATTGATTACATTGAAAGGGTTGATTGAATGAAAAGGAGGCAAAAGAAAATTAACAATAAAAGAGGATGGATATTGTATTTATCCGGAATGGTTATTTGTCTTCTGGCATTACTATATGCATATTCTATGGGATTCAAATCAGGTATGTGTGCAATAATGGCGGCATTTGGAGCAATAGCAATTCTTGTGGGCGAACATATTAAATCATAGTGATGTGGAGGTAATAAGCTATGAAATACATGTTTTATGTGTTGGATTTTGATGGTACATATGATAACGAACCGGAAGATGGATTTGGAGTAATGCCTTCAGTATATCTTATTCCAGAAAACAAATTGAATGATGTATCTAACTGTGCGAATGATGCACAGAGAATATTCCATGAAGATTTATTAGGAAACGATATTCCGATTGGAGATATTTTTGAAGATCTCTTAACTAAATCAAATATAGAATATCAGCGGATCGGAAATATCTGTTTGAAATATTCTGAACGATGGAACGGAAATTATCTTAGTAACAATGTCGGATATGATATTGTGTAACACAGAAAGAATAAGTTGCAAAATCACAATCAGTTATTTTATTTTCTAGTAAAATAACTTCGGTATATTCAGGTGCCGAAAGGTGAGATCTTATATGGTACTCACCAAAACTTGTGTAATATGAACAAGTTCGGTATTTGACCCTTTGGAAGGGTATAAAATTACACAGGTACTGAAAAAAGAGGTAATAAATTATGATTTTAACAAGAAAAATACAGTTGATTCCAGTTGGAGATAAAGAAGAAGTGAATAGAGTTTATTCTTATCTAAGAGATGGAATTTTTAATCAAAACAAAGCAATGAATCAATATTTGTCTGCATTATATACTGCTACAATGCAAGAAGCGTCTAAAGAAGATAGACAGGAATTGAATTGTTTATATGGAAGGATTGCAACGAGCAAAAAAGGATCTGCTTATCAAACAGACATTGAGTTTCCAAAAGGACTTCCGACAACTTCTAGTTTGGGAATGAAAGTAAGGCAAGATTTTTCAAAACAATGTAAAGATGGTTTGTTATATGGAAAAGTTTCGTTGGCAACTTATAAAAAAGACAATCCGCTTTTAGTGCATGTAGATTATGTAAGACTAAGGAGAACTAATCCACATTTGGACAATGGAATGTATTATAATTATGAATCACATCAGGAATTTTTAGACCATCTGTATTCTAATGACCTAGAGGTATTTATTAAATTTGCAAATAAAATTACGTTTAAATTGATATTGGGAAACCTTCGTAGATCTGCTGTACTTCGATCTGAAATCAAAGAAATATTTGAAGAACATTATAAAATTTGTGGTTCAAGTATTCAGATTGACGGTAAAAAAATAATCCTAAATATGTCAATGGAAATTCCTAAGGAAGATGTGGAACTTGATGAGGATACTGTCGTAGGAGTCGATCTTGGAATTGCTGTACCAGCTATGTGTGCATTAAATAATAATATGTACGTAAGAGCTGCTATTGGAAACAAAGATGATTTTTTAAGAACTAGAACCAAAATACAGGCACAGCGGAGAAGATTACAACATTCACTAAAGTATACTTCTGGTGGACATGGTAGAAATAAAAAGTTAAAAGCATTAGAAAAATTAAAAAAATCAGAAGCGCATTTTGTCGAAACATATAACCATATGGTAAGCCGAAGAATAGTAGATTTTGCAGTAAAGAATCGTGCAAAGTATATTAATGTGGAAAATCTTACAGGTTATAACACGAGTAAGTTCATCCTTAGAAATTGGAGTTTTTATCAATTACAGCAATATATTACCTATAAAGCTGCAAGATATGGAATTGAAGTAAGAAAAATTAACCCTTGTTATACATCACAGGTTTGTAGTGTATGTGGACATTGGGAAGAAGGACAGAGAAAATCACAGTCAGTTTTCGAATGTTCTAATCCGAATTGTAAAAGCCATACAAAGTATGAATATGGTTTTAATGCTGATTTTAATGCAGCCAGAAATATTGCTATGTCAACACTGTTCATGGAAAAAGGTGAAGTAACAGAAAAATCAAAACAAGAAGCAAGAGAATATTATGGAATTGTAACGAGTAGTGATAAAAAGGATTAAGAGGAAGATTAATTTCTTCCTTAGAAATTAGTTCGTCAAAGAACTACGGTTGATTTGGCAACCGAAAGGTGAAGGAAAACCACTCACTAAATACTGTGAAGTTAATTGCAAAACGTGATTTGGGGTTTTGGAGTAGTGTACAATTGCACAGTAACCAAACGTCCGTTATTGCTGCTGAAACGTATCTCGGTTTTGGAAGAGTATATATTTACACAGTAGTCAAAACAACAGCTGAATTAATAGTCAAAAAACAAAAGGAATATAATATACTAAAATGAGAAGAGAATGGACAGAAGATGAAATTAAATACCTAAATGGAATATGGTATAGAAATAGACCGATTAAAAATGCAGCAAGATTCTTGGACAGGTCAGTTGCATCTGTAAAAAAGAAAGCGGTAAGTCTTGGAATTTATAAAAGTATGGATACTTTTGGAGTTAGAACGCTTGCGAAATTCTTTAATGTTGATTTTCGTGTGGTTACTCGGTGGATAGAAAAATTTGATATGCCGTGCGAAAAAAAGACATACAATGGTATCAATCATTATGACATAGACCTGGAAGAATTTTGGAAATGGGCTTATAAACATAGAGATATAATCAACTGGTCGAAATATGACAGGGGAACATTACCATTGGAACCTGAATGGGTATTGACTGAGAAGAACAATTATAAGCCTGGTAAAAGTAGAAGCAGATGGACACAGCAGGAAATTTTAATGGTTAGATCATTGTTAAGAAAAGGAAAAAGCTATAAAGAAATTGCATCAGAAATGGGAAGAACATATGATTCCATTAGTCATTTGGTAAGAAGTGGCAAAGTATATTCATAGAATGGGGCGAAAATAGATGTTATTAGTAAAAGAATCGGTAATAAAAAATTATATATATGATGATAAACAAAAATGTTCGGTAATAATTGAGCATATTAAACAGTACCATTATGAAAATGAAAATGAAAAGAAGGTACATAGAGAAATAATGCAAGAACAAGGATTTGAAGATAGCGGACAGGTAAAATGTAATATAGGAACTGTTTTTAATCCAAAATTAAAATGGTTTGGTGAATATTATAAATATACAAAGAGTATGGAAAGTAATATATGAGAATAGAAAAAATTTTATGTGATTGTTGCGGTGAGGAAATTCCAAAGGTAAAGAAAAAAGACATTTTTGGAATTGAAAGAGAATGTTACAGAATGGGAAAGTTAAATTATGGAGAACCTTTCACAGATATTAATTGTAACAATTTATGATTAGATTTATGTGAGAAATGTGCAGGAAAGATTAGTTTGGAAATGTGCAATCTCAGAATAAAGCTGTTAAGTAACAGCAGATGAAATGCACATTTCTTTTGAATTTTACATACAACATATAGTGTTTTTGCAACTATATAACACAATATATAGTATTTCGAAATTGTCAAAACAAATGATTCCACTATATATTGTATGTGTGGTATAATATTTAATAATATAATAATGGAGGTATTTATATTATGAGAGAATCAAGACCGATAGAAATAGAAAAATCAGAAGATGCCGGGATGAAAAGAGAAATATATAGACATCCTGCATTTGGAATGCTAGGATTTAAGCGTGTAAGTGGTGGAGACAACGTATTATTTGGCAGCAGTATTAAGCACAATGATCGTATTCAGATGGAAATAAAACATGCTGAACAAGATAGAACACTGTATGATGATCATTACTATGGAAGGAAAACAATTATCGAAATTGAGATGAGCTATTCTCAGTTTGCAGAATGTATTACCGCAATGAATGTAGGAAATGGTGTGCCATGTACTATCCAATATACAGAAAAGGACGGACGTATTCCGGCAATCGAAGAAAATAATTCTAAACGAGAACAGTTTAGAAACGAATTTAGTGATACGATTTCAAAAGCAATGGAACAGGTACAGATGCAAATCAATCAGATTCAGGAATCTATTGACACAAAGAAAAGTCTTGGCGTTAAAGATCGAAAAGAAATTATATCACAGCTTCGACAAGTGAAATATAACATTGGATGTAATCTTGATTTCTGTGTAAGTCAGTTTGACGAACAGATGGACAAGAGTACGATGGAAGCAAAAGGCGAAATTGAAGCGTTTTGCCAGAACAAGATTAACAGTATTGCCCAGGCTGCATTAGTTGAGAAAAAAGATGAGTTGATCGGACTGGAGAATCCCGTGGAATTATGAGGGGAAGGAAAATTAGTTATATACAGTAATTTATTATTAAAAATAAATTCTACAACCAAGAAAGGAGACAAATTATGAAACATAAAACTGTGAGTTATAGAGGAGATTTTTACAGTCAACAATGGAATAATGATTGTCATAACGTTTTTTATATTACTTCAAAAGAAGAATTCTTAAATACTATATGGGATTTAGTAAAACATCTCGAATTAGAACCGATTAGTATGGGGAGCTGGAATCAAGAAGGCGCAAAAGAAAAATTTTTTAATGGTGGATATTCTTCGTACCTTATGTCTGGAAGTGTAAAAGAGTTTGAGGAAAAAGATTGGTATATTTTCGAATATAATAAAGAATATAGTGATTACGATGTGATATTTGTTATAAGATTAAATACTATAAAAGAAGATTATTCTTCATTCATGTCTCAATTTGTTTTAAATACGAATAATTATGAACATTTATTATTACAAAAAGGATTTTCTTTAAACGAATATCCGGAAGGAAAGTTTTGGGAGTTACAAGTCACAAAAGACGAATCATTAAAGAAAAGAATATGTAAGATATTTGGTGCAGATATTGAGATGTTTGTAAACGGAAGGGATATTGATACATTGATTTTACAATGTGCCGAAGATTTTACAAAGTGTCTGTTTTATTACGACTGCAATCCATTTGATATGACAACAGAAGAGTTTATGGAATGTGTAAATGAAATGTAGCTTTTACTAGGGGGCGAACACAATGAAAGAAATAGATAAAATCAAAACAGAAATCAAAGATATCAATGATCCTGCGGAAATGGCAGGTTATTTAGATGGGATTCGTGTTGCAGCATCGTTATATTGCAAGGACAATTATCCAGATGAAGTTATTATTGAGAATGGGCAATTAAAAGACTTGACTATCTGTGGGATGATAAATTATTTACAGAGTGAAGAAAAGTAAATGTTGGAGTTGTCAATATGGAAGAATACAATGGGGATATGATATTTATTGAAAGATTAATAGAATTTTTTCCAAAAGAATATTGGGAATGGGATGATACAGGAAAAATAAACTTGGAAGATATGTCTGTTGCAATGCACGAAGGTATTCCAGAAATTCCTGATCCTTATGGAGATACATGGGAATATCCAGTTCTTGAACAAAAAATAAGAGAGTGGCATATTGGAAGAATTTTATATTTTATTAATCATCCAAATGAAATTTGTGATATAGAAATTGATAATGAATGCAACAACGGATACATTCTACCGCAACCAGTTATTGTGGATGGATGGCATAGATATGCTGCTGCAAGATGGTTATTCGATCAAGGTAAATTAGTTACAATACATTGTAGGTATGGTGGAAGGATGGACGTGTTAGAGTATCTCAAAGGAGATTTAGAAGAGCGTCCATATGAAATAATATAATGAAGTAGGTGTACGAATGAAAGTAGAAGAGATTAATATTTTCATTACAAATGAATTTGCAGATGCAGAGGAAAATGGTGAGGATATTTCAATAAGATTATATTTGTCTAATGAAGACAGTATTGAAATATGGTTCGATAAAGAAAACGATTGTTATACATGGAGTGATACATCATATGGATATGAAGATACTTATGCTGTTATGTCTGATATTTGGAAATGGATGAAAGATAACAATCTATTTGTTACAAATATGGAGGTGGTTTGAGATGCATAGTTTTCATGGAAAATCTGTAAATATTCATTATGATGCAGATGTAAAAACTGGAGAATGTATTATAACAAATAAAGAAAATGGACAAGAAATTCGTGTGCTTGGAAGTGATCTTCTGGATTTTGTTGTAGGATATGTAAGAGAACAGAAGATTGTCAAAATAGAAAGTGCAGGCACTACTGATATACTTGGAATATAAAATAAAAGATTGATTTTATAAGGAAAAATTATGGAAAGATTAGTTATGTTAAAAGAAGAAATGGATTGTATTATCAAAAATATCACTGCAAGTAGAGCAATATTGTCGAATGTAATGAATGAAGTAGCAAACAATAAATAAAAATATCAAAAGATTACAACTCAAATAATTGGTTTGTCAAAAACAATCAATAAAATACAAGATATTTTAAATAGATAAATATAGGTTTCATGCTGATTTAGATAACAGAAAGGAAAGATAATATGACTCCAAAAGAAAGATTCAATAGTGTAAAACAGATTTTAGAAGAAAATGATTTGTCGGTTAACACTTTGAATATTAAACAGTTTGATAAGGTATCAGAATCACAGTTAATCGCAGGTGCAAAAGATATTGTGAAAAAAATAAAAAGATATGAAGAGCATCTTGATTCTAATAACATGAAATATCCTGAATATATTATGATGTGTGTGAGACAGAATTTAGGCTTAGACGAAACAGATGTGAGTAGAGATATGGAAATCTATTCGATGAGCAGAAAAGAAATTTTTAACGCAGTATGCACATGGAACGGATTAATTGGATATGGAAATACAATAGCAGATTGGATAGAAGATATTTACAAAATTAGCTTAAACGATTGATTGGAGCGAAATAAGATGAAAAATCTATTTGAAAATGTAACGGATAATAATTTAAAGTCCATATATGAAGAAATATTTATAGCAAGAGAAGAAGGACTGCGACCAAGAATTTTAGATCCTTATATTCAAAAAGTGAGAGATGTTTATAATCTTTCTGTTTCAGATGGATGGAAATTTACAGAAGAATTATTTTGGGAAGAAGTAGCAAGAAGATATTTTGAAAACAAGGTATAAGTTTCGTAAGGATTTATGAATAAACAAATTTAGATTATGTGGTTGAGAGAAACTGCTAATTGCGTAGTGGAAGAATACAATGACGGAATCTTAGAATGCACCAAAAACAGATATGGAAATAGAACTATACAAAGTTGCAAAGATTATAGTTTTATAAAAATTAAGCTGTCAAATTTGGAAGAATTTTTTCATATATAACTAAAGATATTATGGAAAAATGTTTGACTGTTATTAGATAAATAATATTATTGGAGAAGATTGTATGATAATTGAAATTCCGGAATGGGCTGAAATTGGAAAACTAATTGAGTTTAAAATGTATGATAAAAATTATGGAAAACCAAAATGGTTCAGAGAAAAAATAATCTCATATGGAAATGATGGTTTTTTTCATCAAAACCATAACTGTCCAGTTTATTATAATAAATTTTCAGATTTAGGTAAAACAGTAAGATTATGCGAACAGAAATATGATTATGACGCAGCGTGTGGACTTGATGAATAATATTATTGGAGGGAAATTGAAATAGGGCTACCACAATCCTACTGGCTTTAGACAGTGGGTAGTTCACCATTTTCCATAGATATAAAACGTATCGGAGTTGATTTTTAAGAATCGAGGTGTTACAATGTATAAAGAGATAGAAGAAAAGGAGGCTGATTCTATGATTATGTCTGCTGAAAAATATAATAAAGAAGTGTTTTTGATTGAGTTGGAAGAATCTTTAAAAGAGATGAAAGAAAAAAGAAAATCAAAAGCTAAAAAAACAGCACAGTCTTCTTGGAGAGATCTATTTACAACAGAAAAGAAGTAGGTGTGGTAATTTGTATGATATAGAATACACTTCTAATTTTAAGAATCAGTTTAAAAGACTATTAAAGAAGTATCCGAGATCAGAAGAAGAATTTAAACAGGTGTTTGAAAAACTTGAGAGTGGAGATTTAATTGGAGTTGCTTATAATAATTTGGGACTAGAGGAAAACGAAGATGTATATAAGGTTATGGTTGCAAATATAGATGCAAATAGAAGTCCTAAGAATGGATTTAGAATGATATATTATGCAATCAAAAACGATAGATTGATATATATGTTAGCTGTATACTCTAAGAAGGAGATTTCTAATTTAAAGCAGCATGAAGTTAAGGATTTGATAAGAAAATATTGTAAATAGATATATATAGTTATTATGATATAAAAAATGAATACACTGACAACAAAGCATCCGGAAAATCTGGGTGCTTTTATTAAATTAATTTATTAGTTTATTGACAATACATCATATTTGTAGTATCATATTAATATACAAAAGAGAAAGGTATTTGTCATGGTGAAAAGAACATTTATTGAAACACCAATATTTACAAAAAAGTGGAAAGAATTAGGACTATCCGATCAAATACTGAGAAATTTACAGAATGAAATTATCAAAGATCCAAAAGCAGGGGCTGTTATACAAGGTACAGGCGGTCTTAGAAAAATAAGAATTCCAATGGAGAACAGAGGAAAAAGTGGAGGAAGTAGAGCATTATATGTTGACGTAGAAATCAAAGAAACAATATATTTTATTAATGTTTATTCAAAAAATGAAAAGGATAATATAACAGACGAAGAAAAGAAAGCATTTAAAGCAATAATAAAAATATTAAAGGAGGAATAGGTATGAGTAAATTTTTTGATGATACTATGCAGGGCTTACTAGAAGCGGTAGAAATTAAAAATGGATCTATTCCGCTTGTTGAAAAAAAAGGTATGGATTACAATACATTATATGTAGATGATCTTGATACAGATCTCATAAATAGTCTTATTGAGATACGAAAGGACAGTAAAATGTCTCAAAGTGATCTTGCGAAAAAAATCGGTAGTAATCAACAAGCAATATCAAGATTTGAAAAAAATGAGCATAATCCATCGTTAAGGTTATTTCATACTATTGTAAATGCATTAGGTTACGAGCTTCAAATTGTAAAAAAAACATTATAATGCCATAAAGTTAATATGACAAGATTAAAAGCATCCGGAAAATCTGGGTGCTTTTATTAAAACTATTTAATATATATCTATTAAACAGTTGACAAATATGCTTAACAGTATTATTATGTATATTGTAAGGAGGAAAACGAATGGCCAGACCGAAAAGATTTACTGAAAAATTAGTTGTCGGTCTTACTCCTGAGCTAAAGGAATTTTTGTTGAGACAATCTGAAAACGAGAACTGTGATATGAATACATTGATCAGGAAGGTTTTAACAGATTATATGAAACAGAAAGACCAAAAAGACAACTAAAAAGTGAGCTGCCTAGACTACCAATCAGAAACAGCTCACTTCATACAATGCCATTCGCTTTTGCGTTGACAATTCTATTATATCAAATTTCTATGAATAGTCAACGGAAAATCCCTAACAAAAAAACGGAACCTTGACAATTGAATAGTGGAACCGCTTAACAACGTAAAATTCACATAAATATATGGTTGACAAACATATAAATATGCTGTATATTTATAACTGTAAAGGAGGATGCTATATGAGAAAAGCCTTTACAAGTTCAATCGAGGAAAACATACAAAAAGATTTTAAAAGTAAATGTAATCAAGTAGGAATACCTCAAAATGTTATATTAGAGGCATTTATGAAAGCATTTGCCAATGATGAAATCGAAATGAAATTAGTTCAAAATGTTTTATCGGTTGAAGTAAAGTAAAAAAGAGTGCAGCTCACAGTCTGGACAACTCAGCTACACTCTATCCGAGAATCACTCAAACGAATGATTCTAAAGTATTATACATTATTCGTTTATTCTTTTCAAGTGTATTCTCACTAAATTTTCTCGGCTAATCGTACCTTGAAAACTAAATAGTGGAACCACCGCTGAAATTGAAACAGTGTGTTATTATTGATCTATTTTTCAAATAGGTCTATTAAGTTTACCCATTTTTAGAAAATGCAGCAACATATATTGAGATGTTGCATTTAAAATAAAGGAGGAAATTTTTATGAACAGAAAAGTTTCAAAAGAAAAAGATGAAGTTGTTATGGCAAGACAGAGAAAACAGGCATTTGAAAACATTATGGCAAATGTTAAACCTATGCTTATGGATGGTATTGGAAAAAATTCGCATATGGTAACTGCTCTTGCTAATGTACCTATTGAACTATGTTTTGTTGATCCTAGTTATCAGGGTGATCGGCAGCATAAAAAGATCAAGCAGTTAGAAGCAAATTTCGATAAGCGGAAACTTACACCAATTACTCTTGTGCCACATTACGATGAATATAGATTCGCTATTGTAGATGGGCAGGGACGTTTTATAGTTTGTCCGAAGATGGGAATGACACATCTATATGCAACTATTCTGATGGATGCACCAGATAATCCGGAAGACAGATTGAGATTTGAAGCAGAACATTTTATCGGTCAGGATACGGAAGTAGAGAATGTAAAACCACTTGAAAAACATCTTGCAAGAGTAATCCTGAATGAACCTGCAGCCGTTGCGTTAGATAATGCTTGTAAAAAATATGGAGTAAAATATAAAGCAACTACAGGTTCACGAAGCGAATCTATTCTCGGAAGCTATCTTTATACATATAAAATTGCCAAAACACATGGCGAAGATTGTTTAAACTTTATTTTTTCTATTATCAAAAATGCAGGATGGGATCATGAGAAAAACGGATATGCGGTGTATACTATGAAAGCACTGGAAACTATGTATACCGAACATCCAAATGATAGGAAATATATTCATAAATTATTGTCTGAAGAGTTTAGACAGATGGATCCTGCGCTGTTCAGTTCCGTAAGTAGAGCAAAATATCAATATCGGGATACACGAGTTACATGTACTCTGTATACAGAAGATTTAGTATGCGAGAAATTAAAGTTGCAGAAAAAAGTTATTTGCAACGCACATGAAAGATTACAGTTAGTTCGATAAGAACATATTTGAGGAGGAATTAAAATGCCAGTTATATTAGGACAGATTGATACATTAGAAGTTAAATGGACAAATTCAAAAGTGAAGTCAAATTACGAAAACAAAATTAGTATTTATGACAATGCAGTTCAGAGAGGATACGTGTGGGACATTAAAAGAATGTCTCGCCTTATCAGATCTTTCATACTTGGCAAACCAATTCCTCCTCTGTACGCTTCAAAACATGAAGAAACATATTCTTTTCTCGATGGAAAACAGAGAAGTTTCACTGTTATTAAATTTATGAATGATGAATTTAGGCTCGAAGGTGTTGATTCGGTCACTTTGTATCATCCAGATACAAATGAATATGAAGAAGTTGAACTGAACGGAAAATGTTTTTCCGAACTGCCAGATGTGATTCAGAAAGAAATATCTGAATCTGTACTTACAATTGTTGTTGTAAATGAGGTTTCTGAAGACGAGGAATGTGAAATCTTCTATGATCTGAATAACGGAAAACCGCTTAATGCAATCACTGTGACAAGGGTTAAAGCAAAGTCAAGAAATGATATCATTGAATTGGCAGCACATAAAATTTTTGAACCTCCGATTGATGATAAAGACAAATCAAAACTGGTAACAAAGACAGCATTAGAAAAATATACAAATGAGGATATTGTCGTTAAATCATGGATGGTGCTGCATGAAGATACTCCATCACTCGAAACAAAAGTTGTAAGACCTTTTATGGAAACGCTTGAAATCACGAATGAAGGAAAAGATCAATTATCAAAATGTTTTGACAGAATTGTAGAAGTACATGATATGATTCCGGATAAGAAAATCGCTAAACGGTTATATACAAGAACGCATATGATTAGCATTATGCGAGTTGTCTGGGATTCTATTCAGAAGGGATATTCTGTACAGCAATTTGTTAATTGGTTCCAGATGTTTTATTCAGGTAAAAGATCCGCAAGCATTAGCACATTATATAATCAAGCTGCAGGAGCTGGATCAGCGAAAGCTACGTCAGTCCAGAGAAGGTTGGAAGAAGTCGATAAGAGTTACAAATCATTCTTTAATATTAATGATAATGCGGAAGTATTCCCGGATGATGCATCAGAAGGTACAGCGGAAAAATCATCAGATGATAATAACATGAACCCAGAAGAGGTTGTGGGATTACAAGATGTTGAGCCTGAAGCAGATGTGTCAGGAGCACAGGAAGAACGTAATAACCAATCAAATGTAGTATCGTTTCAAGATCATGTAGCATAATTCATGAAAGCTGTACTATCGGCTATACGGGTTATACATAAACAGAATTTGTAAGGAGGTATAAATTATGGGGTGTCCAGTCAGAAAAACTTCAGAAGATCATATATGTAGTGGTAAAGTGACACTTTTTCCAGGAACAGATACAATATATAGTAATAATAGCCAAAAAAACACTACATCTTGTGGCAAAAAAAACAATGAAACTACAGTTTCAAATGGCAAGGTTGGAAAGTCTACTTTAATGGATTGTCTGCACTCAGAAGCGGAAATACAGGCAGTATACGATGTATTCCATAATAACCTCCTAGAAGCCCGTACAGTGGCTAAAAAGCGCACAGCAATGCGTAATATAACCATGTTTGTGTGTGCAATCAATTTAGGGTTAAGAGGCGGAGATTTATGCAGTCTGAAATGGAATAATATATTTGATAAAAACTGGGAATTTTTATACCAGCCAGATTTTGTACCACAGAAAACCAAAAGGTACAAAAAACATGTGAAGCTTACATGGAATTATGATGTTGAGGATGTGCTGATTGATTGGCTGAATTGGTTAAGTGAACATGGGGAACCACAGAAATTAGATGATTTTATATTCACAAGTCCTAAAGTAAGCTTTGATAAAGAGACGGGAAAGTGCCTTGGTAATGCAATTCAGGTCAGAAGTTTTTGGAGAATTATGGAAAAGACCCGAAAAGAAGCTGGTATCAAACAAAAAATAGGTACTCATGGATGCAGAAAAACGATGGTAAACAGGCATATTAAGCTTTCTGATGACAAAACAGAAGGTCTTATAGAGATGCAAGGTTATCTCAATCATTCATCTGCAAGAATCACTCTGGGATATGCTTGTGTTACACAAGAAAAAATACAGCAAACGAAAGACAGAATGGCATTTTTACGCTGATGGTTGATTAAAGCAGATATAATATAGTATAATTTTGTCAAAGATAACAGGAGGAAATTTATCATGGAGAACAAAAAGAATATTCTGATTGTAGTGGATATGCAAAATGATTTTGTGTCAGGATCTTTAGGATCATCGGATGCCGTAAAAATTTTGGGAAATATCAGATCAAAAATAAAATCATATGACTCAGACGATAATGGAGTAATTGTTTTTACCAGAGATACACATAGCAGAAATTATTTGAATACTTTAGAAGGAAGAAAATTACCAGTAGAACATTGTATTTATAATACAAAAGGATGGGAAATCGTTGACGAGTTAAATGCACCATTAGAAAAAACAAAGAAGTGTATTGTTGACAAAGGTTCATTTGGTTTTCCAGAATGGGAACGTGAGTTGTCATATATGGGTTTGACATCAAACAATATTTCTGGTATAGAATTGTGCGGAGTATGCACAGACATTTGTGTTATCAGCAATGCATTAATTCTGAAAGCATTATACCCTGAAACGGAAATTTCAGTCGATGCTACCTGTTGTGCAGGTACATCAGTAGATGCACATTTCGCTGCATTGTCAGTAATGGAAAACTGTCAAGTAAATATCAAAAGATAAAATATACTTTGCAAAAAAGGCGGTACTTATTCAGTATCGCCTTTTTCTTCACATATAATATCATTTGGAGTGCAATCTAAAGCTTTGCATATTTTATATACTGTATTAAGAGTAATATTAGTGTTTTTTCCATTACATATATAGCCTATATTATTTGAAGATATACCTGTTTGTTTGCTTAACCAATATTTAGTTTTTCCTTTTTCTTTTAACAGAGGTTCTATTTTTAATATATACATATTTTGACACCTTCTTTACTTTTTTATTATTATATCAAAGAATATCATATTTCACAATAACGCATATTTGAATATCATATAAAAAAATATGATATATATGTTGACATATTGCATAAATTGATATATAATCAGAATATAAAAAATAGATAATCTAAAGTAAAAATACACCAGAAAGGAGAATATATATGGAGCTTCACCGCTATGATGTTGTAGAAGCGGAGTTGAAGATTACAGACAAATGCGGATGTATTCAAAAAAAGAAGCGTCCGTATGTAATTGTAAGCAACCAATTAGGAACATCTAATTCTACAATTATTACAATAATGCCATTGACAACTAGTATAAAAAGACCAGATTTACCAGTACATGAATGCATTAGTGCAGAATCGGATAATGGTCTTCTGACGTACTCTATGATTTTAGGAGAACAGCCACAAACTATTTCAAAACATGAAGTGATCCGTAAATTTGGTAATGTAAGAAATAAAACTCATAGAAATTTAATTAATAAAGTCTGCTTTAATACATTTTTCTATGGAGAAGATATAAACTGGGAGGAAGTGCTAAAATGATTGATGGTTTTATTGTTGTGTCAAAAGAAGAAGCAAAACAAATGATAGATAATGCTCCAGGTGATACTGTTATTGTAACAACTATGGATCTTAAAAATGTTGTTCATGAGAAAAATAAAAGAAAAGCAAAAGATGTAGGTAAAACATTGATTGATCTTGCAAAAGAAGTTGGATATCAAAATAATGATATTTTTGGAATAATATGTTTTGAAAAAGAGAAAAATATTGAAAGACATATTATTCAGAATATTTTGTTTCCTCAGATTGAATGATAATTTACCATAAATTACCAGCATCAGAATGTAACATTTGTCTATAATTCTGTGGTATAATGCTCAAGAGGAATACTATAAATTACATATATTGCAAATGCAACAAATAACTTCATCCCGTTTTATTGGACTTTGTTGAAAATACTCGAAATATTTTAGAACAAATTTATTTTTAGTATTGACACAAACAGTTGTTTGGGATATAGTAATATCAACACAAAAAAAGAAGCCCAGTGATTCATCAACGGTGCTGCAACACCTCCGAATATAGGCTTCTAAAATAGCAATCAGAACTTCAGCAGTATAACCACTGAAAGACCTGATACATACATATTACAATATTAATTAGCTGTATGTCAAGTTTTTCTTGATAAATGACTAATACAGATTCTATTGATTATCAAAGTATTTCAGCGTATCTGCTATAAGTTCCACTATCAAAACGAAAAACTGAATAACAAGAATGAATATTTTTTAGTTTACGAGTGTTTATGCAAGCGTATAGTGTGTTTTTTGTACCATTTTATGCGTATATACAAGCACATAAAGAAAAAATATTGGTGAAGTAAAAAATGGGAATGGAGGGATAACGTGCCTGATGAATTCATTTTAACCAATGGCATCAATTACATAAAAGAAATTGATAAGCAGATTGGAGAATACGAAACTACAAAATTTAAAGGCCTGGCAACTCATTTTGACTACAGACATGCTTCTCAGTTGTTGAAAGGAAAATCAAGGAAACAAAAGTTTATTAAACGCTATCATATGGAAAAGGTAAAAAGTGATGTTTCCGAGAAAGAAAGTGAAAAAGCAATTGAAAAGAGTCCAACAAGTGTAAAAAACGATACATCTAAAAATTACAAAGGTAAGGCTGGTATTTATACAGGTGATGCAAGTATCAACGTAAACGAAGATGTCTTAAACAGAATTATTGATGAAGCAGAAGATATCATGGGATTGTCTGGATGGGATGCTGTAAAACTAAAAGAGTATGAAGATAAGTTAAATATGTGGCAGTCTTACTATGATAGTTCGATATCAGATATTGAACACTTAGTAGAGCAGTATACCATTGATCATGATGGTAAAAAACTGCCTGCAAATAAGAGCGCAATTGTTGGATATACAATTGGTGAAGTAAGACAAAAACGTAGAAATGTTAAGCAGTGTCAGAATTACATTCGTATCATGCAAGATGCTATTACATTTGGGTATAGTCTTGATACATTAAAAGCAGAACTGGAAAAGTCAAAATATAAAAAGTATAGAGGCAGGACGGAATATTATGATTGGTTAAAAGAAAAATTGTACTAATAAAATATCATAATAGAAAGGCTTGAATGTAATGGAAAAGAATGAAGTAATACATATTTATTGTGCGAATAATGCACAAAAAATACATAAGATAGTAGATAAAATATTAAAAAAATTTGGTGGTATTACAGTAGACGATCATGAAGAATGTTATGGAATTGCCTATGAGGTATTTACAAATTTAATCAAAAGTGACAAATATGACCCTAACAAATCTTTTGATGGTTGGTTTTACATGTGTGTATCTTACAGAATTAAAAGTTATATTACAAAGAAAAACAGACACAAAAGATGCCAGGTAGTAGAAAACAAAGATGGATCATGTTCTTATTTATATGCATTATCATTGGATTCACCAGTATCTAACAATACGGATGATGAAGACTTATGTATAAAAGATGTTGTTGCGTCAGATTTTGATACATGGAATGAAGTTAGCGAAAATGCAAATTTGTATGATATGTCTATAGAACATAATATTTCTGAAGATATAATTGTTGATCCCAAAATCAAAGAGTATTTATCAAGGTTGACAAGAAAACAGAGAAAAGTTGTATGTTTGCTGATTGAATCTTATAAGCCACATGAAATACGTGAAACGCTGCATCTTTCGCAAATAGAATATGAAGATATTCTTATGGGAATAAGATCATACGAGAAAATAGAAGTATTATTGTAGATTATTAAAATTTTGGAGGAAGGTAAAATGATAAAAAAAGTGAGAAAAGAGACTATTCCGTTGAGTTTGTACTTATCAGATGTCAAGAATGGAGACATCAGCAAGGATCAAGATGTACAAAGAGGTTTTTGTAGTGACAACTCCTTTGTCAATGAAATTGCAGTAACTATTCTAACAGAAGATTATCTTCCTCCGGTTATTTTAGGAGAGATACGCTATGATGAAAATCTTGTGCAGAAATATGTTGTGGATGGAAACCAAAGAACAGTCGCATTAAGTAAGATTAGATATGGTAAATATCGGATTTCACAATCTATTGAAAACAGTGTCATTGAATATCAAGAAAAAAAGAGAGATGAAAATGGAGTTGTTTTAAAGAATGAAAATGACGATATTGAGTGGGAATCTAAAACGTTTGATATAAAAGGAAAAAGATTTGAAGATTTTCCTGAACCATTACAAAAAAAGTTTGATACATACCAATTAGAAACAGTTATTCATCAGGAATGTACAAAAGAAGATCTCTCATTCCTTGTACGGAGATATAACAATCATAGAAGTATGAACGCTTCTCAGAGATTACTAACATATATGGATGTACATGCTAGAAAAATTAAAAGTATCGCAGAAAATAGATTCTTCAAAGACAGCATACACTATTCTGAAAGACAGAGTGTAAATGGTATATATCAGAGAGCTATTGGCGAAGCGGTAATGTGTTGTTTTCATGAAGATTCATGGGCTTCTGCATCTAAGAAAAACGGAATTTTTCTGAATGAAAACGCTACATCAGAAGAATTTGATGCCATTGATAACTACACAAAAAGAATGGAAGTAGTATGCAAGGATGATTTTTGTGATGTATTTATTCCTAAAAATATTCCCATGTGGATTGCTACTTTTAAAGAATTTACAACTTTTGGATTACCTGATAAGAAGTTTGTAGACTTTTTAAACGCATTTGTAAATGGATTAAAGAATTATGAAATATATGGAAAATCATGGGAGTATTGGAATTCTCAAACAGGTACTAAGGGTTCAAAAATCATCCACGGAAAAATTGATCATCTGAAAAAACTTATCAGGATGTATTTTAATATTGATGGATCACTGATTAAAAGATCCGAAGTGCATGTGAATAAAAGTGAAAATGTTAAGATAAATACAAATAATATGGCTGAGAGCAATCATAAAAATAATGTAGTTAATGTAACAGAAAATAATAATAGCATAGAACCATTAGATTACAATGGCATTTTGAGATTTTTAAAATCATCAGTTAGTGAAGATATTACTGTTGAAGATCTTAAAATATACAGAGATGATTTAGAAATGCTGACTTTAGAGGTGGATAATAAATCAAATCTTCTGGAAACTGCTAACTACAAATCATTGTTTGGTATTATGGCATACGCATATAAAAATGATATCGAGTTGGACAAATGGTTTGTAGAATACTTCAAGAAAGAAAATACATATGAAACAGATCAAACAAGAAATTATCTTAAAATGAGAAATAGCCTTATCACATTTACTAAAAATGTAAATGTTGCATAAAAATAAATAAATAAAAAGGAGAATAAAATTATGTGTAGATTTATGTCAGCAATTATTTTAAAAAAGAAAGTAGTATTAGCACCGATTTATAATCATAGTCATTCCGATATGCTGAAGAGATTGGATATCCGGGATTCTTCTGAGAACGCAGGACATGTATTTGTTAGAGCAGAATTGGTTCCAGAAAATGATGACAGAACTACTCCAGTTGACGAATGGAAATTTGTTGTCGATCAGGATATTACACCGGAATGGTTTGACATTGAAAAAGACTACTATGAGTCACTAATGAGAGATGCAGTAAAAGAATGGATTGAAGAAAATATCGTGGTTGCTGCAGGTTATGCATGGGAGAAAGTAAACTATCGAGGTGAAACACGCTATATTATGAGCGGTATTTACAAGAAAATGAGTTTTGGTAAAAATAACAACTATGCAGAATCTAATGTGCTGAAAGATTTGGATGAAAGCAAACTTTTAGCAGACTTAAAAGCTGAGTTCGGAGATAAATTAAAACCTATTGTAACCGATCTTACGTCATTAGACGGATTCAAAACATATGGGAAAATTACTGACCGTTATCTCTCTATCCCTACCCAGGAGATGATTATGGAATGTGGTTCTCAGATGTCATGCACAAACGCATTTTGGTTAGCGACACCAAATCAGACCACAGATCGAGAAGATGCTTCTTGCGTTCAGGTTGTCTGCGGGGTTGGCGGTTGCGGCTGCGGTGATTGTGTCTGGAATGACAATGGCGTTCGCCCGTTTTTTTATTTTA